CTCACAGGGGCCTTACTCGTAGAGGCCGATCTCGTAGAGGCCGATCTCGAAAGGGCCGATCTCCGCTGGGCCGATCTCATAGGGGCCGATCTCACAGACGCCGATCTCACAGGGGCCAATCTCACAGGGGCACGTGTGGAGAGAGCAAGTCTTGCCCTAGCAATAGGTGTCAATCCGACGGGTGTGGTATATATAGGCGAGGAGGTAGCACTGAGAGACGATTTGTTGGTTATTGATGAGATAGGTGTGTGCCCAATATGCCACGAAGAGGGTGGTTCGGGGGTGCTCACAACCTGTGAGCACGAATTCCACGCATCGTGTTTGTTGGAGTGGAAGCGTACGGGTCATGGCGGATGTCCGATGTGCAGGGGGGAGGGTACATTTTTCGGTACGGTTAGAATAGGTTCTAAATAAAAATAAAATCTTTGCAAATAGCAAAGCAAGCAAATGAACGCGGAAGAACTCGCAGAAGAAATCATCGCAAATCCGCGCAATAGAAGGAATCTCGAAGGGGCCAATCTCGAAGGGGCCAATCTCCAATGGGCCTATCTCGTAGAGGCCCGTCTCGACGAGGCCAATCTCGCAAGGGCCAATCTCTACGGGGCCGATCTCCGCGGAGCCAATCTCTACGATACCGTTCTCCGCCAGGCCAATCTCTACGGGGCCGATCTCCGCGGAGCCAATCTCTACTTGGTCAATCTCTACGAGGCCTATCTCCCAGAGGCCTATCTCTACGGTGCCGATCTCCGCCAGGCCGGTCTCTACTATGCCAATCTCACAGAGGCCAATCTCACAGAGGCCAATCTCCGCGGGGCCAGTCTCACAGGGGCCAATCTCACAGAGGCCAATCTTCAAGGGGCCAATCTCCGCTGGGCCAATCTCGAAGGGGCCAGGCTCACAGGGGCCTGGCTCACAGGGGCCAATCTCCGCAGGGCCGATCTCCGCGGGGCCGATCTCACAGGGGCCCATCTCGGAGGGGCCGATCTCGTAGAGGCCTTTCTCACAGGGGCCAATTTACAAGGGGCCGATCTCGCAGGGGCACGTGTGGAGAGAGCAAGGCTTCCCCTAGCAATAAATGTCAATCCTACGGGTGTGGTATATGTAGACCCCCTCGCACTGAGAGACGATTTGTTGGTTGTTGATGAGATAGATGTGTGTCCAATATGCCACGAAGAGGGTGGTCCGGGGGTGCTTACAACCTGTGAGCACGAATTCCACGCATCGTGTTTGTTGGAGTGGAAGCGTACGGGTCGCGGCAGCTGCCCGATGTGCAGGCGGGAGGGTACATTTTTTGGTACGGTGCGTCGTACCAAAGCACCGTAGCGAGCACGCCATTTTCAGTTGTCTAATTAGTTTGTCTTAACTACGAAAGCAGTATTTCCTACTGATACTAGGATGAAAATGAATAGAAACACAAACATAAGTTTCTTTTTTGGTAGTCCATCTTCCGATTTCCACATGAATATAGACATTAAAAGTGCAGTTAATGCAGCTATATAATTTAATACAGTACCAGCTCTCTCATACTTGTCCAGCGTATCCCATTCGACCATTTTTAATTTTTTTAATAAATAAATAATTTTATATTATATATTTGAGCGATCTTCGATTTTAATCGCAACGGTTGACATCGAATATAATAAACTAACTAGCGCTTTACTACAGTTCGAGCCTTACAACAGGCATGACAACTCGTTCTCGGGAAAAATCGTCTCTTCTCAAAGTACATTTGCTCATCTGAGGAAAACATAAATGCATAACCACACTTTACACAGTATAGGTGCTTTGATTCGAAACTCTTAATTACGTCCATTCTACTTCGTTAATTATACTTGACATTATATCCCTAAACATATTTTATACGACTTCGCCGTATACGACCGAAGGCACGCACGCGAACCATAGCTTTGCGTCGCCGGGTTTTTTTTTAAAAAAAACAAAAAAAAATAAATAAAAAAGAGCCCGAAGGCTCAATTTTATTTTGTTTAATTAAACTTTGTTTAATTAAACAAAGTTTAATTAAACAAGTCCGTAGTTTCTAGAAATGCAAATATCTCCTCCATCCAGTCATCCGTCTCCAAAAACGCTGTCGTAGTCTTTTTCTCCCTTTCAATTATGCAGTCTTTCCACCAAAGCTCATTGCGCTTAGCCGCATCATTACATTTCCAAATTTTCTCCCAATAATCATGGTCAGTGGCCTTCGGAAGCTTATACGCTTTGCGCCATACTACGCTCTTCGAAGGCTTCGACGCTTTGCGATGCTTCTTAGTAGTAGTAGTAGACATCTCGGCGAATCAAGTGGGGCGAGGTACCCCAAAGGGCTTTTTTATTGGCGCTTTTCGTAGAGCTACTCACCGTCTTCATAGTCCTTCGCATACTTCTTATTCTTCATATCCATTATATCTGAATTCTTCTTGAGTTTATCTTGCATCTTTTTCACCCACGAAGCACTTTTAACGCTCTTCGTGACCGGAGGTCGCACCTTTTCAGTCGCTTTCTTAACAACCTCAGCGGGTAGATTATTCTTAGTTACCCACTTCTCCATATCATCTTTACTCAGTTTCTTTTCAGTATCTGCCTTAACCTCATCATACATTTTTGTAGATGTCTTATATTCTTGGATATCCATATCATTTGCAATCATCTCAACCTTCTGGTCAAACGTCAACTCATCGTCAGAATCCGTACCATTAAACAACTCATAATCAGAATCTCTTTCGAGAATATCTTCGACATTCTGCGTCAGAATCGGGCTTTGCGGAGCGCTTTGCGGAGCGCTACCCTCATACAACTTCCACGATTCTTTGTGACGAGAACAATAGTTATACTTTGCACCATCAACTTTATTACCTTTCTTATCACAAATTCGACCATCTACCATACCATTACAGGGCGTAGACACCGTCGGAGCATGGGTTTTACAGTATTCGGTACCATCTACAGAGTAAAACCTACATGACTCTCCCTTCTTATTCTTACCAATACACTTGACCCTTTCACTAGCCTTCTTTTCAGTAGTCGCCTTTTCAGTAGTCGCCTTACCAATATTGCCAAGTACCTTGCTCATAATCATACTCAGCTCATTTACGCATTCTTCGTCCAAACTATGTGCAGTACAAAACCCGCGAACACCATCCTCGATAGCGGATTTATAATTCATTCGGCACTCTTTACTTATATATACACGTATATCTTTATAGCACTTTTCAATTTAATGAGTTAGATTGTACCCCGAAGGGTACTTTTTTAATAATAATCGAATTAGGCTCCGCCGTTGGCGGCCACGCGAAGCGTACGACGCTCGCAAACTTCGTGCCGATCTACAATCGGCCCCGAACAACGTTCGGAGTCGATGCGATCGAAGATCGTACTACTTGACCATCATCTGCTGCTGCTTCTTCATCCAGGCAATAGGGCGCTTGATTGTCTTCTTAACCTTCAGCGCATTAATTTCCTCCTCCTCCTTTTGTTCCTTTTGTTCCTTTTGTTCCTTTTGTTCCATCACCAACCCTCTCAGGTGCGCAGGGACCGGAGGAGGAGGAAGGGGCTCCTTCGCTACAGCCTCCTTGACCACGTGCGGCTTCTTCGTCGCTACAGCCTCCTTAACCACGGGCGGCTTCTTCGCCACAGGCTCTTTAGCCGCCACAGGCTTCGCCGCCACAGGCTCTTTAGCCGCCACAGGCTTCGCCGCCACAGGCTCTTTAGCCGCCACAGGCTTCGCCGCCACAGGCTTCGCCGCCACAGGCTCTTTAGCCGCCACAGGTGCGGAGATTAGGCAACGCCCGATACGAACGATAGTGTCGTCCACAAGCTTGGTGAGTTCCTTCAACTCCTCCTCACCAAGCTTGTGGCGAACGCAGAACTCGCTCAGCATAGCATGTGTCGTCGTCATTGTGGATGGATACGTATACGGCCTTACGTCTTTTTTTGTACCCCGAAGGGTGTTTTTTATTTAATCACGACGGCGCAAGATGGGGCGTGACACCTCTACCGGAATGCGCCCTTTACCATAGCAGACGCTGCATATATCATAGGTGTGCGTGCGAAACCACGACCGCGAAACACGCCAGGCATTACCGCAGCCGCGGCAATGCGGGCACTCCATATCGACGCTCTGCGTCGAAGGATACGGCTTTGCCGTATCGTTGTCGCGGCGCTGCTCATTGGCGATGCAAACAGCGAGGCGGTTGATCTCTTCATCGATAACACGAACACACGCCATGCGGCGCTCGTACTCAATACGACGGCGGTACTCCTCCTCCACATCGATAATTTCACGAATAATGATGACTGCGCGGTACATTTTGTCGACGCGTTCGGAGACCGTACGTCTTTTTTTGTACCCCGAAGGGTGTTTTGTTGTATCGACGCTCGCAAACGAAGTTTGCGCCCGAACAACGTTCGGAGTCGCGTTGACCGACGAAGGTCATACGATTGACGACGATTGCCAATTGAGGAACAGAGTAAGGGCACGTAAGATTGTAGGCATATTGAGAGATTGCGGAGGTTTCACCACTCCGTATTGCGCAGTCTTTGACGGCTTCGCGGTCATCATGCTATATACGTCTACGATTACGTCTTTTTTTGTACCCCGAAGGGTGTTTTTTTTTACTCGTCGTCAGTCTCGGGGTACTCATCCGGTTGCGAAGCTTGCGGAGCCTCAGTAAGCTTGAGGTCCTGGATCACTTCCTGGGTAATGTCCTGAAGCAGCTTGCAGTTGGTCACCTCAATGCCCTTATCGGCCACAAACTTGCGCACAAAGGAGAACTTGAGCTCAGAGAGCTTCTTCCCCTTGTTCTCCTCAAAGAACTCGAGGACCACCTTCTTGATTCCCCCCAGGTACTCCTCCTCGGCCTTCTTGGACACCAACTTCTTGCGCTTAGGCTTGTCAGGCTTAGGCTTGTCAGTTGTCTCGGGCTCAGAGCCTGACTCCAACACCTGGTGGGACTTGCAGTGCTTCTTGCCCTCGAGGGCGTAAAAGCGGCAGGGCTCGCCCTTCTTGTTCTTGCCTTCGCACTTGCACCGATCCGCAGCAGGCTTCTTCTTGGCCGCCGGCTTCTTGGCCGCCGGCTTCTTGGCCGCCGCAACCAAGAGAAGCTTGCGGCCAGCCTGGATCAGGCTGACATCGACAATCTTCATAATCTCCTCCATCGCCTCCTCGCCAAGCTTGTGGCGCACGCAGAACTCACGCATCATGTCAATAGGGAGAGACATCCTTACGAAGCGTCGAGTCGGTTGGAGTAGCGTACTTACGTCTTTTTTTGTGCCCCGAAGGGCTTTTTTGGGGGTTTTTTATATATACGTATCCAAGTATCCAAGTATCCAAGTATCCAAGTATCCATAGGCGGTTCGCGTCGATCCACTTAGAAACCATCGTCAGTCTCAGCATCCTCAACCTTCACATTGCTGTTCGTCTTCTTCACCAGACTCTTGAGCCGCTCAACGTCCTTGGGCTGCTTGGTCTTCTTGGGAGACTTCTTGGACAGCTCATCGTCCGACTTGGACGCCGCAGAGTCAGACTTGGACCCGTCCGACGACTTGTCCTGGTGGGACTTGCAGTGCTTCTTGCCCTCGAGAGCGTAGAAGCGGCAGGGCTCGCCCTTCTTGTTCTTGCCCTCGCACTTGCACCGATCCGCAGACTTCTTCGCCGCCGCAGACTTCTTGGCAGGCTTCTCGGCAGGCTTCTCGGCAGGCTTCTCGGCAGGCTTCTCGGCAGGGGCATCCGTCTCCGAGAGGTGACGCCCGATGTGGATGAGCGTCGAGTCCATGATCTTCTGGATTTCCTCAATCGCAGTCTCAATGTCCTCCTCCTTGCAGAAACGGGTGCAGAACTCACGCATCATGTCAATGTGGAGCATGGCCATTTTTGATGTGTTGCTAGCTTCACTGTTGTACACTGCTTGTTCGCTTGCGTTGCTCTGCTTTTGGCTTTTTTCTTTATGCGCCTTATTGTACCCCGAAGGGTAGGTAGGCGTCTTTTTTTCTAATTAGTCCGATCGAAGCGCCGCAGCAAGCCCGGATGACGCGGTGCGTGGCATTGTCACCTTACCGGCACGCATCTCACGGAGGATATAAAATATATCTTCAAAGTTATCATCAAGATTATCCCTAGTTTTTACAATATACTGCAGAACATTATACGGCATAGTCACAACGCAGCGATCTTTTACTGAGTCCATTTTACAGTTTACGTCTTTTTTTGTACCCCGAAGGGTTTTTTTTTGATTATATAGTGGCTAAGGTATGCGGCTGGCTTTGCCACCGTACCTTACTCAGTATACATCATCTTAGTCGTCCTGCCAGTAAAAGGGTTCCTGGAAAACACACCAATACCAGGGATCACCAGCGCCTTCGTGTACGCGCAAGTCATCGTAGCGATATTCACGTACTTGACATACCCAATAGCATCGCTCTCCTCCTCCACGATATCGGCCCAGTACTTCCCGCCACCAATGGGCACAAACCCAGCCATCGCAATCATCACAGCATCAATCATTCTTCTTTATTACTAACGTATGCTTGTTTGCTAGCGTTGCTCTTCTTTTGAGTTTTTTGGGTCGGTCGGTACGCCTTTTTATGTACCCCGAAGGGCTTTTTTTTAAAAAAATTTACTCGCAGTTCCAGTTGTTGATGATATCCTCACAATCACCAAGGCAATCGCCAAGGTCGTCAACCAGGCCAGGGACGCTAATCATGTCATCGTCCGCCGTATCGTTGAGGTCAACGTCCGCCGTATCGTTGAGGTCAAGGTCAATCAAAAGGTTGGCCATGACCTCATCGATATCGAGCGGCTCAATAGTCGGCGGCTCAACAATGGCAAGGTTGCGAAAGTTGGTGATCATATCCTCCATCTTCTTTCTTTATTCCCAATGTATGCTTGTTTGCTAGCGTTGCTCTCCTTTTGATGATTTTTCGGTACGCCTTTTTATGTGCCCCGAAGGGCTTTTTTTTGGTTCTTTTACTCGCAGTTCGATGATGCACTACCGATTGTTCCGGGGGGGCAGGTTCAACCTCGCGCGCCACTGATTTTCGTGTTCGTCGAGAATTGCTTCGAGGCGAACGATCTCCCGGGCATAATGTGCCTTCAGCTTGTCGTCACGCTGAATCCTTGCCTCCAGCGCGGCCAGCGTCCCCGCATTGCGCTCCCTTTGGTCCTCCATTGCTTCTTTAAGCTTACGCTCTGCTTGAACTCTAGCGTTGCTCTCCTTTTGATGATTTTTCGGTACGCCTTTTTATGTACCCCGAAGGGCTTTTTTTGTTTGTGTGCTGCCGCAGCAGATGCGCTCAGGCGGCTGTTGCTGCCAGGGCCGATGCTTCTGCATGCGCCGCCGCTGCTGCTGCTGCTGCTGCTCCAGCTGCTGCTGCTGCCGCTGCGGCTGCCGCTGCTGCTCCAGCTGACCGGGCCGTGGCCGTAGCAGTGACCGTGGCTGTAGCAGTGACCGTGGCTGTAGCAGTGGCTGTAGCAGTGGCTGTAGCAGTGGCTGTAGCAGTGGCTGTAGCAGTGGCTGTAGCAGTGGCAGTTGAAGGTGCCTTCGGCACGCTCTGCGTGCCACCAGAGGTGGCGTCGACGCTCTGCGTCGAAGGATACGGCTTTGCCGTATACGACTTGCGCTTAGATGCTATGCTGCCCATGCTACGGCGCGGTTATTTTCGCCACGGAGACCGTACGCACCCTATTGTGCCCCGAAGGGCTTTTTTCGTTTTACGCCATTGCCTTGAACTCAATCTCAGCTATTTTTGCGCCCTTACCGCCAGGCTTGTAGTAGTCGCTGATATAGCGCTTGTGCAACATGATCATATTGACAGCTGCACGGAAGACCCTCCGCAAATGCGTCATGCGGAGATTTTTCATGTACGTCCGATGGCGGTAGCAAAACACCTGCTGTCCGTCGGACGCATACTGTCCGTCGGACGCATAGTTCCTGCACTGAACTCCCTTCTTCGTCAGAGCGTGGCAAGGGACCGCGCGCTGCTTGCGGACGGCGGCGATGATGGCAAGTATGCGCGCGGCAAACACTTCCAGCGGCTCCACAGTCGTCTCAACAATGGTAAGGTCGATAAAGTTGGTCATTGCTTCTTTAAGCTTACGCTATGCTTGTTTGCTAGCGTTGTTCTCCTTTTGATGATTTTTCCGTACGCCTTTTTATGTGCCCCGAAGGGCTTTTTCCGTTTTACGCCATCGCCTTGAACTCAATCTCAGCCATCTTTGCCCCCTTCCCCCCCGGCTTGTAGTAGTCGTGAACGTAACGCTTGTTCACTATGATCATATTGACAGATGCACGGAAGACCCTCTGCAAATGAGCCACGCGGATACGAAGGTATCGCATATTCACTATGCAATACGCTTCGTCAAGCAACTCCTGTATCGTATCCATATTCACTACGCGATATTCTTCGTCAAGCATCGCTTCGTCAAGCATAGTTCGCATCTACGCCTTTTTATGTGCCCCGAAGGGCTTTTTCCGTTTTACGCCATCGCCTTGAACTCAATCGCAGCCATTTTTGCCCCCTTACCGCCAGGCTTGTAGTAGTCGTTGATATAGCGCTTGTGCACGATGATCATATTGACAGCTGCACGGAAGACCCTCCGCAAATGGGTCATGCGAAGCTTCACAAGAAGGTCTTGCTTGTACGTCCGGTGACGGTGGCAAAAAAACTGCTTCTCGCCACGCATCCAGCGAGGACCATCGGACGCGTAGTTCCTGCACCGAACACCCTTCTTCGTCAGAGCGTGGCAATGGTTGAAGTTGTTGATGAACTGTACGGCGCGAAGCGCCTCCGTACGGACTGTGCCCATATTCATACCGTCCATCCGACGCATAAGCTCATCCATCTCGCGCTCAACACTCAGCAGCATTCTGCACGCAGACTGGAACTTTGTCTCACAACCTTCACTCTGCTTGAACACTAGCGTTTTCCAACTTTTGACTTTTCTTTAAACGAACGAATGTTCGTTAGTAATTGTACTCGCCTGGTATACTCTTGTACGCTTATTACTGGGTGGTCGGGATTGTGCGGACCATAGGTTTCAAGTACTCCGCATACCCAGCAATACAACTGCGTTTGACGCCTTAAAGAGAGCATTGTAAAGCAAACTTTTCTCTGCTTGAACACTAGCGTTTTCCAACTTTTGATTTTTTAAATTTTTTTTAAAAAATTTAAAAATTTAAAAAAATTCAAGTATAATTTTAATCTTCTATATATATATAATGAACTACTCAAACTACGTACCTAACCCGCCGCTCATATACTCAGACCAACAACTTAGCAATCTTGCGGTCAATAACGACTTCTCTATACCACAAGTTTCTCTCTCCGCCGCACAGTCCTGGAAACTCCGCGTTCGCGCAACGACCACTACCAATGGAACTCTTGCGACTTCATTTGCCGCAGGGCAGATCATTGATGGCGTAACACTAGTTACTGGGAATCGCATCCTCCTCAAAGATCAAACCGATCAAACACAAAATGGTATATATGATGTAACCGCCGGTGCCCCTACGCGCTCAATCGATATGTCCACTGGAACAAACGCAGGCACGAGCGCATTGTTTGTTAATGAAGGAACGGTCAATGGAAATGTCGGATTCCTATGCACCAATGCCTACGGAGCTGATATTGTAGGTACAAGCAATCTAATATTCTCAAGCTTTTCAGGAGGATCCGCCCTTATCACGGCAAGTACGGGACTTCTCAAGTCCGGAAATGATATTCAGGTAGATACAACCTACGCACAAAACTTCAATTCAGTAACACTTACTAAGGGAACCGCAACACAATCGGGCGGTTCGACATCAGCTGTTACACTTAATAACGCATGTGGCAAAATTATAACCGTTTCGCAAACACTTGCGTCCCAGGCTTCTACTAACTTTGTATTTAACAATAATACAATTACAACTTCCAGCGTAATTATTGTTACCGTAGATAACTATGTTGGAGGGGGCGTGCCGTATGTTACAGTATCAACAATAGCCAATGGATCATGCGCTATTAATATATATAATGTTGGTTCCTCCGCACTCACTTCGGCAATTACTTTTGGATTTGTCGTAATTTAAGCAAAGCTTTCGCGACAGTTAGCAGCAGTATTTGAACACTAGGCACGTTTGAATTTTTTTTTTAACAAAAGTATTAAGAATACCAATATTGCAAGACCTGCCAGACTACCAATTACAATACCCGCTATTTCTGACGGTGCTAATTGTTTAACATCGCTATTAAATGAAGAAACATCGTATACTATACTTGATCTAACATCTTTACAATCACAGTTAACTATATTTCGACCATCTATTCTCCAACACACATTATTACCAATGGTTGTACGCAGACAAACTCCGGTTGGAGGTTTACTTACACCCGGAAGAGGTGCCTGCGTTGGCATGGACACGGGACCACGAACTGGTCTATTTGTAATAGGAGGTGGTAGGGTTCCCGGTTTTATACTTACGAGAGGTGCCCGCGTTGGCATGGACACGGGACCACGAACTGGTCTATTTGTAATAGGAGGCGGTAGGGTTCCCGGTTTTATACTTACGAGAGGTGCCTGCGTTGGCATGGACACGGGACCACGAACTGGTCTATTTGTAATAGGAGGCGGTAAGGTTCCAGGCGGAATGAAAGGCGGAATAGTGTCCATTGGGCGAACGCATGTTCCAGTAGTGAAGTCTCTAAAACATGGTGACGCACAATTACACGTACCTGCACTACATGTTGAAGTTGGACACCTATACACAATTTTGCCTGGAGAACTCTTATAAAGATCTAAGTTTTTACAAAATTCGTTATCGTTACACTCCATTTATATAGTATATTTATTTTAATTTCAATTAAATCTTCGATTTAATTGAAATTAAAATCTTGGTCATCCATTAATAATGTACCAAAATCTTATCAAATTTCTTGTTCTAGCAGCTTTCTTTTATATTCTAGCAATCGCCTTACAAACATCAGTAGTATACACCACTAGCGATCCTGAGGAAGTCTTAAATCTAACCAAGGCTTCAAGCGCTATGCTTATGATAAGCACCCTATGCCTTGTCGTTGCAGTGGTATTGGCGTTCAGAACACACAGAACCTACTAGACGCACGTGCCGCCACCGGCCAATAAATATATTCATTTTTTGTTTTTTTGTTTTTTTTGTGTTTTTTGTTTTTTTTTGTGTGTTCAAAAACAAAAAAACAAAAAAAAACAAAAAAACAAAAAAAATAAATATGTTTATTACTTAGAAATGCCTAGCAAACGTAGCCGCCGCAAACTCAGCCGCCGCAAACTCAACAGCAAACGCAGCCGTAAACGTAATTCGCGTTGCCTAAGGCAGCGTCGTTCGCGTTTTGGAATGCCCGCATTTAGATGTGACCAATGTGTTTACAACACCTTGCGGAGTCCGCCTACGGCTTGTCAATCCAATACACCAATTACTTGGTACAATACGTATATTAATTCTTTATGAATTATTTTATTTATTAAACATAAGGAATGCTTAGAAAACGTCAGACTTCCATAGCCGCTTGGCAAAATCGCCAAATGGGCCCGGCAAAATCGCCAAATGGGCCCGGCGAAGCCGCATGTATGAAGTATTATTATAAAAATGAGGATGATTTTGAACGGCTAAATTTGAAATGCGAGGATAGACCGTGGGAGGGCGATTTTAACAATGCAAACGATTACTCGGCGGAAAAAATGGAAAAGTATATCAATAAATATTACGACAAGTCACCCTTCCAATTCGAAAAGGACTATGGCAATAAATCTATGGACAAACTATGCAATACCAAATCGTTTGAACTCAATCCCTCACAGAAATTCTTAGGTATGTTTATTAACAATAATACCGATTTCTCAGGTATACTTGTTCATCACGGCCTTGGCTCGGGTAAAACAACAACAAGTATCATAATAGGTGAGGCCATGAAAAGTCACGGGTTTATCAATGGGAAAATGGTTAAATTAAAGGGAAGAAGTCCTTTTAAAGTATTCATTGTTGCACCCAAAAACGTCCAAGAACAATTTTTACAAGAAATCGTCGGAAGTATCAAAAAAGGTACCATCCAGTCTGCTCCTGCCGCATGTGTAATTAGCACCGATGGAGCTTCGCAGAGACAATTTTATGTTGGCACTTTTAACGATGGAAAGTACGAATATGGCCAACTGAGGGAACTTGAAGAATTAGAAAAAACAGACCCCAAGAATCCAAGAATTAACTTACTTCGTAATCAAATACGTGACAATGTATCCGCGGTTTATGAAATTATGACACATGACCGCTTTCTAAATCAGATCATGAAAACAGTTGAAAAAAACGGAGTATACTCAGCAGAACCCATATTTACCAATAAACTCAACATTGATAATGATTATTTCCACAGCCCAAACTCGTTACTCATTATCGACGAAATACACACCCTTGTTAGGGAATACTCGGATAAATCAGGAAGCAATTACAGAAAATTATACCATACTCTCATGTTCTACGCAAGACAACGCGATAATGGTTTACCCGCAATGAAAATAGTTCTTTTGACTGGAACACCTATATATGACAACCCCCACGAGGCCGCACTTATCATCAACCTACTTAGACCAAGAATACCTTTTCCAACATCAAGAGATAAATTTAAAGAACTTTTTATAGATGGCAACAAAATGAAAAATAAAGAACTTTTTAAGTATATGTGCTCCGGATATGTTTCCTATTTTAAAGGAGGTAACCCCAACGGGTTCCCCTTTCGGAGGAACCACATGATTTATCATACAATGAAAAATGAACAGGAATCTTCTTATATTTCCAGTTTTACTCACGAGTTTGAAAAAGAAGCTAAACTTTTAAAACTTCGCAAAGAAGAGGATGAAGAAAAACCATCCACATATTACCAACTATCAACTCAAAAATGCAATATAGCTTATCCAACCAAACAGCTCAAAATTCAACCTCGCAAAGCGGCTTCTCCTAAAATCTTGAAAAAACCTTTAAAACCTGCAACGAAGGGTAAAAGAACAATACAATTATTAGAGGGACCAGCAGACACTCGACGACTAAAGTTTGGCGAAGACGAAGACGTAGGCGAAGACGAAGACGAAGACGTAGGCGAAGACGTAGGCGAAGACGTAAAAAACAAACCAAAGCACATAACTATGTTTAGTAAGTATTTGAACTCGGTGGCTAAGGCTGGCGAAGCCACACGAAGCGCCGAAATTCTTAGGGAAGCGGAGAAATGGTCGTTGAAATTCGCAGAAATTGTTCGTTTAATACAAAAAACACCCGGCCCCGTATTCATTTATACAAGATACGTAAACCACGGAATTCTTGGAATCGTTTCAATATTGAACGCACTGGGATGGAATTTTATTGGCGACACGCGAGCAAACAAAGTAAAAGCCACGCCAGTGTATGCAGTTTGGAGCCCCGGTGCATTAAGTTCACTTAATCTAATTGATGGTCTAATAAGCATAGAACCCAATCAGCAAGATTCATATATCAAGAAAATGAAAAGTATTTTCAACAGTCCAGAAAACAAAGATGGATCACTATGCAAAGTATTGATTAGCAACGTAGTAGAGGGTATATCACTACGCAGAGTTACACAGGTTCACGTATGCGAACCATGGTGGAATATGTCAGAAATGGAACAAATCGTAGCTAGGGCAATTCGTTTTTGCTCGCACGCAGATGTACCCGACAAATACGTGGATGTATATTACCACGCAAGTGCACTTAAATCATACCCCCGTACAGATCCAAAAATTTCTCAATTTGCAGCAAATAGTAGTTTGTCACGGTTAACAATCAATCAGCAAATGTATCTCACCGCAATTAAGAAACAAACATTAAATATTCAGTTTGAACAGGCCATGAAAGAAGCGGCAATTGACTGTAATCTTAATAAATTTGGAAATATCGTACGTCTTGAAAGAGTAACAATGAAGGGACCTCTTTCCGTTGCAAATATTTACTACGACAGAACAACGAATTCTTATTATTCCGTTGAACAAAAGGCGCGAGTAACAATTAGGGGGATAGATTTAAACTATAGCGATAAACTATGGCCAGCTACTGCGTATGTTTATAATAATAAGACCCCGCAACAAGCTACATTAGGAAGCGCCGATGGAAGTAGCTTGCCAACGGTTCGACGCCGTTCACTAGGTGATAAATCTCTGTATGAGACTGATTTGTCGATCATTATACCCGAAAATATAAAGTGTTCTACGCAAAAAACATTTGGGGAACTTTTCAGTCATGCCATTTTAAACGGCGAAGAACCGTCCGCTTGGAAGTATTGCTATGATTCGTACAAAAAAAATGCGATCCTTCCTCAATTAACCCTAAAGTACAATCTATACGAATGGGGAATCGGAGGCGAATTTATGGAATGCTTGTACAACAAATTACTCAACCCCAAAAAATACAATCTCTCTACGAAGGAAGTGAAAAAATTAGAAAATTTTATCATCAGGAAGGATGCTCGTTTAAATAATACCCAACGTTACAAAGAAATACTAGCCAAGAAACTAGATAAAAAAACTATCGACAGCCTCAACTATCCCCAACTTGAAACACTTGCCAAAAAAATAGGCTTCGTTGCCAGAAAAAAAAGCAATAAATAAAGGATTAAAAATATCTTGGCAATATTTAAAATGGATGAATCCGATGAACTTATGCGAAGAAGCCCAAAAAACCCAAAAAGAAGTAGATCGCCAAGAAGCCCAAAAAGAAGTAGATCGCGTGAGAAGGCAGAAGCTCTAGATATAAAGGAATTCGACTTACCGTCAGTTGAGTCACTTAATAAACTATCAAAGGTTCAGGTCGTAGATTTTGCTTTGCAACATACCACGCCCGAATTATTACTCAGCTGTCTCAAAAAAAATGTAAATGACGACCAAAACGCGATCAAAGCATTAGAAGCCATAAACAAAATGGCTTCGCAAACCGACGCGGACGACGACGTAGATGAACTAATGAGCGGGATGGAAGGTCTCACTTTAGACACTTTAGTGGACAATTCAACACCTAAAACTGCCGCCAAACCCGCCGCCGCCGCCAAACCCGCCGCAAAATCCGAAAAAGCGGCGCTATGCAAGGGTAAAAAAAGGGATGGTAAACAATGTGGTTTTAGACCCACTACGGGTAGTAAATACTGCAAAATTCACGCTGGCCAACAAACGCCACTGGCGGATGATAGTGGCGCTGTTGGCGCCGATGCAGGAGGTGGTCAGATATTTGCACAAAGCTATGAGGAAAGTTACCGACCTACGGTCGTCCGCAAGGCTTCGCCGGACTTAAAGAATCTTTATAGAGATAAAGTAAGGAGGAAGAACGAGTTGGTGGATGCCCTGAAGAAAGAAAAAGACGAAGACATAAAAACTATTTACAAAGATGAACTTGCCGCATTGAAAATCGGCATTGCCGAAATTGCGGAAGAACTCAAAAAACTTGGAATAAACCCTAATTTACTAGCATTCGGCAAAAATAAATTCGCAAGTACTACTAATAATATGAAAATGCCCGGCCCTGCCGTATCGAGCAAAATGTACGGAATACAAATGGCCCCTCCGCAGTACGTAGACTCAAACCAAATGGTATGGCCCATAAATATGCCCCTAGGCAGTTACTACGAACCAAATCTAAGAAACGTTATGAGAGACTACCCCGGACCTACTGGCGGACGCTCGCCAACCCTACCGCCGCAGTCCGCGGCGAAAATGGAAAGCCAGTTTAGGGCCGCACAATCACGCATTTCATTTGGCCGCAAACGGCGTTCCAAGCGCCGCTCGGCGAAACGTCGCACGCGGAGGCGTCGCAGTCGGCTATCGAAAAAACGGTAAATCGAAGATTTTCGAAGATTTTCGAAGATTTTCGAAGATTTTCGAAGATTTTCTTCGATTCGCGCAAATTAAATCTTCGCTTCGCGCAAATTAAATCTTCGCTTCGCGCAAATTAAATCTTCGATTTAATTAAAATGAATGAGCGTGACACAATTTTGGGTTCCGTATTCATCGGTGTTGGGGCTCTGGGGATTCTTTCCATAGGGATCTCACTGGGTATTAAGAAACAAAAACAATTACCCGTCAAATACGCCAAAACCCTTGGGGTTGCTATATGTGTATGCCTCGCACTTATCATCATAGGATCATGCTTTTTCGCGGATCTATTATCTATTAATTAATGAATGAAGATTAATTTAGGGATTTGAATTCTTATAGAATAAGAACAATGACTTGTGATCATGCGCCGGTACGACGCGAAGCGTCGACGCCACTTTCAGTGGTACGACGCGAAGCGTCGACGCCACTAAAAGTGTCACAAGGGAATATTTATTGTGATATACAGCATGACTCTGCCTATATCCCAACAAAGATGGAACGCAATCTCTTGTTCTTGGCATACAGATTGAGTCTGGAATCAAACAATAAGAATGGAAGACATGCGGCAATCATAATAGACGAACAAGACAATATATTGTCTGTAGGTGTAAATAAATTGGCACAGGGGGTTTCTATTCATGCTGAAGTCAGTGCTCTTATTCAACTCGGTAATTTTGCCGGAGAAAAGCGTACGCGTATATTGGTGGTGCGTGGTAATTTTTTCGGAGATTTTACACACAGTAAGCCATGTTTGAATTGTTATAACTCTTTGTTGGAAAGTGGTATTGGTGAAATCATATACTCGGTCTCAAATAATGAATATAGGAAAATCTACCTACATTGAACAATTATTGCCAAAAAAAATAATCTCCGATTAAAATATATATATATAATTAATTAACAATGTCCAATCTAACTCCTTGGGTAGTTTTAGTAACCACCGTTATTCTGTCACTAGGGATAGCTGCTTACAGCAACATTGAACGCGTTGAACACTTTGATTATGCAGGATTAACACTTACTCGCCCTCCTCCTTGGTGGTTCCCGCAAACGTATGATGCTAAGAAATGGTTTAGCGTTTATTACCCAGACCAACTTGAACAACCGAATTGCGTATCAAAGAATCGCGGGGATCCTAAGGTACTGAATTACGAAAGCAGTTCGTACCGGTTTTGGCGATTTTAAAGATCGTTTGTAGTACTTAGATTATAAACTTGGCACTATATATTAAAGCGTATTATCGCAATGAAAAGAATACATTCGAATGATCTTAAAAATATTGAGACATTTGATGAAACAAATTGGACATCAAAGAGCTTTGTCTTTCGTGTTGACGTAGCCACCACACACGGGAACGAAAAAATAGATTCAAATAACGTAGTATTTTGCGAAAAAATCCCTAAACCATCCCAGTTACTAATATCTCCGGATAAATATAAAAATCTCATATCCGTCAAGAACCAAATTGATGATATAAAGAAAGAAAAAAGAAGTTCTTGGAATAAATGGGTTCATCTACTTAATCCATACGAGAAAATTGGGTCATTTTCTAGTATTGATTCGGGAATCATAACAAGTAGGGCATTCTACAAATTATACGAATTACTTGTATTCTACGACATATATTTAACTGAGACGCTACGAAACGGCGGTGCCGTGTCTCTACATCTGTGCGAAGCACCGGGTGGCTTTATTTCGGCAATCAAATATATATACAAAAATATCGATTGGTACGCTCACACATTATATTCAGGTGCGGATTCTTTAAAAATTGACCCATCCCTTTCCGACAAAAAACGATGGCTTGCCAATAAAACAGACGGGGATCTGTATAAACTTGAAAATATCATAGCATTGCGAAATGAATTACCAAGAAAGGCAGATATTATTACCGGAGATGGAGGGTTTGATGTATCATATGACGCAAATAGCCAAGAACAACTAAGTTTCAAATTGATCTACGCACAGTTTCTCACAGCAATGCATACTCAAAAAGAAAACGGAATTTTTATTTTGAAAATATTCGACACATTCACACGTCCCACATACCAAATATTGTACTTGTTTTGCAAATATTACAAAACGGTTGAAATTATCAAACCAAGAACGAGCAGAAGCTCAAACTCTGAGAAATACATAGTTGCCATAGGATTTAAGGGAATACCACAAGATGAACTGTCGGAATTAGACAAAATACTGGACCTCTGGACATCTAGGTATTGCAAAAACTTGGGATTCCCACAACAATACAATACCATAGACACCGATAAATTAAGAAACTACAACGACTTTCTAGCCGTTAATCAGTCTTGGTACATACACAAAAGCTTGTGCTGCCTCAAATACCTCAACAAACATCAAGCATCACAATTTAACCCCAATAATCTAGAAGCTTTACAAAACAAAAGAGCACTTGAATTTTGTATAGCCTTTGGATTGAGATCAGGTTCGGAAAAATGCTCACACGTCAGAGTCACCAAAATAGAACACGAACAAATAAAAAACGTCATGAGATGCAACAGATGCATGAGATTGCTACTAGGCACGTAAATTTTGCACTACTTCTTCGTCTTATTCCAACTCTCTACCGCCTTCGAGAACGCATCCTTATGCGGCAACTTAGGATCCTTTGCTCTCAGCTCCTTGATTTTATCACCGACATAAAGGTTAAACTCACTAGGTTTACGAGTTCTCTTTGCGACAGCAGCAGGTTTTTGTTTACTTAGTTCATTCACTTGCTTGCACAGCTTATCGAATTCCTCTCTGGAAACATTATCGTTCGCCATCGTTTAGTTATTGATTACTAATTTAAAAATACGAAATTATACGCAATTCGAAAATAAAATATTTAATTAATCTTAGATTACAATCTTAGATTACAATGAATTCCATCGTTGGAAAATGTTCAAACTGTACCATAGAAGATAAAAATTACGGCAAGTACGGCTACTTTATGTCCATGTCAAATTGCAAAAAAAAAAACACCACCGAATCCGTTTGCGATATATATATAAACGTCTTTGATAAAAGACACGAATGCTTAGAAAGCACGTCCATATTCTCTTGCTTGTACGAAAATCCTACCAGAATTCTTAACGATGGACGGGATATCACAAAAGAAATAACACGAGACCCAGACGGTTTTATCCAAGACGGACGTGCCATCCAAGCCGGAGAAGTTTCCATCATACTCCTACAAAAATTAGCCAAACCTTGCGGAGATGGCCTAGGAGATATATACTATGATAAACTAGAACCCGGATGCCTCCCATACTCGAGCACCATTTACTCCAAAGATAGTAACGCCAGCGTGTGCTACGATGGTGATTCTACGGGACTTAGCACATGTTGCGGCGAGAATGATATTACGTGCAGCTCCGCCGTTGATTGCAATCCTTGCGTTTCGGTCATTAAGAATATACCCATCGAGGAAGAAGTTTGGAAAGACGATATTTGCTATTTTTACTGCCCTAGCTACTGGCAACAACGTCAACAATTTCAGGCAACCGTCACACAAGGAGGCGTCATATCTGACGATTCACAACTTTGCTCCGATACTTATAAAACATTGTGCGACCTGGCAGGTTGTGACCCAGACCCGGCTTGCAAAATTAAATGGGGTGGTTGTGAGTACAAAAAAATTGATGATGATATATGCAACGGAGGCGATTGGTCATCCCCCTTCCTCCCCGGTTACAACCCCATTAATAGATGCAATCTCGGCTCAACTTACTGCATTAATAAAAAACTCTGCGTTACTACCGGAAACTACTCTAAAAAGTGCAAAAATGATCCCATTGATACACCACCCGTACTACCTACCGTTGTCAGAAGAAAGAAATAGCTAGGCGCGAATTCCGAAAACGGTGCGAACTTCGTTCGCGGCCGACCGTGGGTCGGTACGATTGAACTTACCAGGCGTACAGAATCCGTCTTTGCAAACACCTATTGCACCTGGGCATTCGACCTTACCGTTTGACTGGTTCGTCGTACACGGTGTGTTCGGTTTCGGTTGGTACGGTATTCTAGCCGGCCACATCTGAGTTTTGTAGGTCATGGGTTGGCCCTGGGGATACCCGGCCCGATCAAAGATCGGAGTGGGATCGGACCCGATCGGGGTTTTGGGGACGTCGGGAACAAAGTTTTCGGGACGAAAGTAGTCCATATAGTTTCTTTTTGCCATGTATACTAGCATTATCGCTATGGCCAAGACAAATAGGTTAGATATATACCCCTTTAGGTTTATTTTTGATTCCATCATTTATTTACTATAAATATATTTATTTTAACACTTGCGACAAAAAATAAATGAAAAATATAACTGCGATATGCCCGACGCTTCGCTGCCGAAAGTGCCATATACGGCTGCCGAAGGCACGCTTCGCGTCGATATGTTTTTCATTTCCACCAACTCAAGACCCTCCTCCCTTGCAAGAGATACCAAATCATCCTTATCAATCAAATACTCCAAACTCTCACCACGAAACGAAAAATAGTCGGTACCTTCGGCGCCCTTAATTAGAAAATAGTAAGCAGCTTGCACCTCTTTTTGGCGCTCCGCATCGTAAGACGAATCTGCCCACCTTACGATTACCTCGTCGTTTTTATATGGGTCATTTGGGTCCAACAACTTTTTTATATACGTAGAATCCGGCGCAACACCCACAAAAAAACCACCTGGAATTAAATTATCCGACACAATCCGAAGAAATACACGCAAATCATTAAAATAATGCAACGCAAACATACATGACACTATATTTACCTTTTGGCCTCGTAATATAGTGTCGCGAATGTACCCCGAAGATAACGCAGACTGTACATGAAAATTTACAATAATTGGTGCACGCTTCTCTCGCACCATTTTGCGTCTATACTCTTTGTATCGCCTAATAGCCTCCATCACCGAACTGGTATCCGAGTCTAACCCATATACCCTGCGAATACCCAACGTATCCCACTTGAAAATATCACCACCCCTACCACAACACATATCCAACAAACTGGGCGTCGGAGTGGCCACCCTGCTCACAGCTTCATTAAGAAGCTCCTTTTTTACATAATTACAATATTTTCGATGAGCCGCGTAACTACCCATTGCGGTTAGCAAGCGATTAGCATGCGGTTAGCAAGCGATTAGCATGCGGTTAGCATGCGGTTAGCAAGCGATTAGCAAGCGGTTAGCAAGCGATTAGCAAGCGGTTAGCAAGCGATTAGCAAGCGGTTAGCAATAATATATTGCGGTTAGCAAGCGATTAGCATGCGGCTAGCAATATATACCAAACGGAACTTTTGATTTCTCACTATTGTGTTTATTTTTCGTATCCTTAAACAATTTCATCCCATTTAGAATATCCTCCTTGGTAAGGAGCTTGCGAGTGGCAGAAGTACCGAATATCCTTTGGGCATGGCAAACTTTGCATTTTTCAAGGAAATTGTGTGTGTCCCCGCCATTGTTATTGAATAGGTCGCTATTCTCTTTGAACATATTTACCAGAAAACTAGTTTCAACGTTGGTACTCCAATTTTGTTTCTTGATCTGCAAATCAAGTATACTATACATATTATCCGGTGTATACTTGTCCATTTCATATCTCCACGGAAACCTTCGAGCAAGTCCTTGGTTTACTGCAAAGAAACACTTGTCGAGGTCCTCCTTATACCCCGCTATTATACATACCAACTCGTCTACGTGCTCGGAAAGATACTGATTAATCGTATCTATACATTCCTTGGAAAAAGAATCCTTACCACCCTCCTGGTCACCAAGTGAATACGCCTCGTCTATTAGGAGAATACCACCCCGCGCAGAGTCCAATACCTTTTTCGTCTTAATTGCCGTCTCACCCAACCACTGACCTATCAGCTTTGGACGATCCGCTATTGTTATCTCGCTTTTCTCCAAAAATCCCATCGATTTGTAAATCCTAGCAAGTATATGACAAAGTGTCGTCTTACCCGACCCGGGGCTGCCCGTAAGAACCGTGTGCAGAAACATACCTGGATCATTAAGGTCCTGAAGAAAGAGCAATAGCTGATTCACTATATTCTGCTTCACATTCTCCATCCCAATCATATCGCGAAGTTCGCGAAGACCTTCGACAAGCTCCGTAACCTGCTTCTTCTCTGATTTTGAATACAACGTCTTATACGTACGGACAAACTTTTCACCATCCTTATCCTTACTAGTTATCCTGATCGTCTTGGTCGATTTGTCCAATGCTGCTATCAAATCATTTAGCGTCTTGATTGGAACCGGTTTGCGGATTTTCAATACCAATCGACTTTTCTTATTCGGCTCTTTCTTTACTTTTTTAGGCGTTCTTATATATTCTTCTTCGTCGTCTTCGTCGTCTTCGTCGCCATCCTCGTAGTCGTCGTCGTCGTCGTCGTCATCGCCGTCTTCCCTATTCTTTAAAAGACTTTTAAGAGTTACAACCGCCAATACCATATTAGCATCATTCCATTTAACATTTTTCATTTAAGGCTTCGCGTGGCTTAGCCGCTGTATATACATAGGCAACATTTTATTTTTTTTTTTTTAAACTTGAATTATTAAGCGGCCGGATTATCAATTGTGCTAAGCACCGAATTTAATTTATAATTATAATACCCTTTCCTAAAATCATCACCAAGTATTTGGTACCAATCACAACCCGATAAATATGCCGGACTAAACGTTGAAAGATACCTTTCGTATTTTAATTGCACATACGCCCATTTGAACTCTTCATACGCCTTGTCGAGTTCCTCTATCAAAGAATCCAATTGTTCAGGCGAATCGTCATTCATTTTTTAAAAATACCGAGAAAATATTCCGAAGATTTTTCCCGTAATACTTACCTGCGTTTTTCGTAATTTTTACATGAAGCCACGGAACCTCAAAACCATGTGTAAATATATATTCACCCGGTTTAACAGTTTTAAATACTTTGTCCCATAACATACAGCGTTCCCTTTTCGTAGACGTATGTATAAATTCCCTAATTGATACTGCGTTCAGCCCCGGTCTAGGACAAGGAATAACAAGCATTGTATTACCCTCAATATTCAAAAAGGAAATCGGTTCAAAACAAGGATTCGGTATTACATAATTATATATACTATAATCAGGTATCTTGTGCAGGTTTACACTATCTGGTGTTAGTGCAACTAGAAATCCATTCTTTGGTCCATACTTGGAAAATTGCACTATATATTGCTCGTCCGTCAGAGAATGTATCTCATTGAACAACTTTGTTAGACATGGATCATATTTTTTTCGAACTTCATTATAGGTTGCAATTCGAGACGAATTTGTCAGGAACCCAAGTACGGCCCCACCTGCTTCATCTACAAATAAAGTTTGCCACATTAATTAATTAATAATATTTTATTTCTAGGCATAGTATAAATATACATGAATATGTCATTTGGTGCCGAAGGCAGCGACGCTTCACATCGTATATTTTTCGTAATCTACTTGACAATAATCATTCTCATCTTCTTTGCCATATTCATACCATTCATTTATAAAGCTAGCTGCCACCGTAGCTCAAAAAGCACAGAACCATTCATTGCCGAACAAAGTGGCTCCGCCGGCACCGAACGAAGTTCGGACAACCTACTCGTTTGGGGCTGGGCGATTAATAAGGATCGTAAGAAAATGGAGGAAATGTCATCTCGGTTTTTGGAATCGGGTAAATTATGGGGATATAAAACTGAATTAATTGGGATCGGTTGGGACTATGCAAAATGGGACGCCCCCGTAGTAAATGGTGATGGCAGTAACGCGGGACACGGACTACAGAGATTTTACGTACTTCGCGAAGCCCTCGAGAAGATTAAAGACCCGAACCAAATTATTGTCGTTATGGATACTGCTGATACTCTATTTTCTGGTCCGCCGGAAGAAGTACTAAAGAATTTCAAGGACTTGAATACAAGACTTTTAATCTCTGCGGAAGAAGCGTTTACCTATCAATATCCAACATACAGACCAAATTATGACCATAATAACAAATACAATATCTATAAATATATAAATGCAGGAACATATATGGGATACGCGTATATGTTGAAAAAAATGGTAGACGAATGTATCGTAATGTGCTGCGAGTCAGATAAAGATGGACATTCATACGACAAAGTAGAAATGACTGTGCTTGCAAATTGGACATACAGATATCTTATCCCCACAGAACCTCCTGGCGGATTAGCAAACGTGCGCTTGGATACAATGTGTAAAATTTTCTGGGTTACTACGGGAGACCGTGATAAGAATTTTGAAAAGGAACTGGACAAACCTGGCCGATTCTTTAATCCTATAACAAAGACCAACCCACAAATCTTGCATATCATGCCACCAGATAGGAAGATGAAATTCGAAAAGGGACTCGAAAAAATTAAACGAAGTTTGTTAAAATTCAACAAATAATTATGTTTAGTAGTTGTAAACCACAAAAATGAAAAATACAGCCCCGATTTCAAATGGATTTGCTGCCCCTATCATTGGATTAAGTACGCTAATATGCGTCATATTATTGTCCATAGACAACCTTTCACGTGAGAATTTCACCAGCGGGTTTGGGTTCGATATGCCAGACAACGAACAACCTCTTCTACTAAATATGTATAAACAAAACCTAAACGTCGATTTCGCCCTATTTAATCTTGTACAAACTCTCAAATACAAAGTATTTAAACCAATTCAACGAGGTATATTCTCCCCCCCCACCGGGAAATCTCCCATCATCATCTTCCCGGGGTTGGGAGAAAGCAAAATATTAGCCACCTGGAACAAAAGCGGGGATGACTCAAAAAATGTAAAATCTCTCGATTTATACCAAAATTTTGAAAACGCAAACGATTGGAGCTGCAGAAGTATGCAAATGAATTGGTCCACAGTATGGTACCCCGAAGAAGAATTAAACGGAAATATTGAAACAAAGGGCCTCGCACAATTCTGCTGGGCAGACAATATACGCGTCAATTACGATCCCGAAACCAACACTATAAATAATGCAGCTGGAGTAAAAACAATAACAACCGATATTGGAAATGTAGAATTCGTCTCAAAGAGCTATATGGGACAACTCGTACACGCATTAGAATCAGCAGGATATAGCAAAGGCTCTACCCTTTTCGGAGCAAGTTATGACTTTAGAAAAATATGCAATAACTCAACTTTACGTGAATATTGTATCGGACTTGTCAACCTCATTGAACAGAGCGTCAAGATGAACAATGGTCAGAAAGCCGTACTCGTCAGTCACAATCTAGGTTCGCAGCTCGCCAATTACTTTCTCACCGGAATGCCTCAGGAATGGAAGAATACATATATCAAGTGTTTTATATGCATGTCCGGCACCTTTGGCGGCTGCCCAAAAGCACTTCGCACTCTCTTGTCCGGTACGGATTTAACCAATTCTCAGGAGAAAAACGTACTTAGAGAAGTATGCAAAAACTTTAACGGCATCCAGTGGATGCTACCATCCCCGGTTGTTTATGGAGATACACCTCTGGTAGAATTCAAGAGGGTTCAGTACTCCGCAAAGGATATCCCGGAATTATTACATTTAGCCGGATACAATGATTCACTGGCTATTTTCGAAAATATAGTCAAACCAGTTCAATTACGCAGTATGCAAGCTCCAAATGTGACAACGTACGTATTTGCCGGAAATAATTTACCCACCGAATCATCCTATACATATGAAAAGTCTCTTACCGAATCTCCGCAAAAGAACTACCCCAATTATAATACACAGTTGCCCTACAGAAATGATTTCAACTACCCCCAACAGTTTACCGGAGATGGAACAATGCCCAGATTCGCACTAGAATTCCCGATGCAATGGACAAAGTACCAAAAAGAACCCGTTTACTACCGATTCTATAACCAAATGGAACACATGGATATCCTTTCCTCCGAGGAACCAATCAAGGATTTACTCAGTATCGTAATTGACTATTGATTTAATTGCGCGAAGCGTAGCTTAAATTTAAGCTTAATTAATTATCTTCAGGAATATTAAAACCCATAAAACATGGACGAAGTCGAAGATCAATTTAAATTGTCACCCAAGGCTCTCAGTTCCGTACCGAAAATTCAAATGCTGCAAGCTAAGCTGAATAAACCCATCAAATTGAAAATGCCAAAACCTACAGGGTTTAAATCGTCCAGCATAGAGGGTTCAACATACAGCTCAAACACCTCGAGCAACCAAGTTTTCACAATCCCCCCACTAAACGCAATTATCAGCACCGCTTTCGGCAAACCCGCAGTTTCGGGCTCCAACAGTTTTAAATTATTCCGCGCCGATCCACAACTAAATATTTCAACTCTCCCATTCCTAAACTGGGCCTCCACTGGAAAAAACACATTCGATGACCCCAACCGACACAGAAATGTCGTATTGAAAAATTTCAAGATCAATCCCGTATTCAACCAACTATGCTGCGGAGCATGCTGGGCAGTTTCCACATCTGCCGCATTCTCAGATCGATACGGAATTCTCAATGACGAAAAACCCATACAAGGCAATATAATATCCATCATGTCTTGCTGCACCGGAAATAAATACAAAAACGTATTTGGCGTTGTTGCCACTCCCGATTGCAATATCATGAGCAACTACGACCAATTAGCAACAAGCGACAGCTCAATGGGTATGTGCTCTGGCGGAATACCTTACTCGGCCGCACTTTCAGTGTGGAGAAACGGTATTCCAGAGGTCGGGACGCAAATATATAATTCAAACCTTTTCGATTGCAACTACTCATCCGGTACCGATCTAAATAGGGCGATCATCGACAAGTACCCTTGCGAAAAAAAACTTTTCGACTCCGGAAAAAAGATCCGTATGAGCCGTACCGAAAAACCCGTATATATAAGCAGCTCCATGGATTCAAGAGGACCCCCCGAACATTACATCAATTTGATGAAAAAAGCCCTCCTCGAGGGAGGACCACTCGTGGGAGGGTTCATGACCATGGGCGATTTTATTGGTATGGGCAGTGTCAACGTCAACGGAGCCACAACAGATAATAAAGGAAACATTTCATGGGACTCAACCGGTAAAGTATATGTACCTGGGGCCTACGATAAAATATGGCCCTACGTCCCCGTAAACTCCGTGGGTGGCGTGAGCACCGTTAACTTTATTAGGAAACCCGGAGAAAATACCGAAGTTGTGGACACCGGATTTAAAGATCAGGTACCTATCGGTGAAATATTCTGCGGGTTTCACGCAATTGTGATTGACGGCTGGGGAGAACTTGATATGAAATACGTAAAAAACAAAAACGTAAAAACCATCACCTCACCGTTGGACAATCGCCCCAAACTACCTTTCTGGATTTGCAGAAATAGCTGGGGAACAAGCTGGCCATCAAAGGACGGCCAAAATTACTACGAAGGAGGCATCAATGTTACCCTCAACGGAAAGGACACCGTCCTAAATATACCACCAGGATACTGGCTTCACGCAATGTATCCCAACGAATCTCTTGCGCTTGACGTACCCATCATTTACGAAGGCATCGATTACGGATCCACCATGGTCATGACACCACTCAGATCGGATAGCCCCGGACCTACCCCCAAACCCACCACCACGCCCACTACCACCACGCCCACTACCATGCCCGCTACCATGCCTGCTACCACCATGCCCGCTACCACCATGCCTGCTACCATGCCCGCTACGCCCGCTACCACCATGCCTGCTACGCAGTCGCCTATTGGTACTCCTCGAATGGTATGTGATACAAATTGGGTGGACAATGAAGGGTATTCGTGTAAAGAATATGCAAAGGAGAAATGGTGCACGTCTAATGGCAAACAAGGTAGCGGCTGGGAAGATCGCTGGGGTACCATTAGCGATTTTACCAATAAGGGTAAGAACGCACTGCAGGCATGCTGCGAATGCGGGGGTGGCAAGGTGGCTGCCGCCGGTTCTGATACGAGCGTCGCGTCTACCAATGGCAAGACGAGAGAGTTAACTGTGGGGGAAATTACGGGCATATTCATTGGGATCTTCTTTTTAATAATAATAATTGTATTGGCTGTGGATCTTGCAAAGTGTCGTAAAGCTTATGGAGCCACTGGCACATAATTTGCGCGAAGCGCCAAATCATTTTCGCATTAATGCACTAGTTCCTGGTGAGTCGGGACTTGATTCGAGGTGAATGGAGAATATTTTTGTATGGTCGGGCGTGTTTGTAACAATTTTCCAATGTTTTCCATTCTGGAACATCGTTACTGGTACTGGATAGAGTAGCGCCTTGACAATGAGATCGGTCTTTTCGTACGTTTGGGCGTCTCTGCTGGTTGCATATGGGTTTATGTTGTCTACGATCAATTTTTCTTCTGGATTTAGTTGCCCGTTAGACATGAAATTCAAATAAAATCTCATAAAACGATCCTGCTTCGCATTCTTCAATATCTCGTTGCGCATATTTGCGCTCAAGGCAACTTCTTCGAATTCTTTGAATGTCTTGCCATCTAATCCAACTCTAAACGAATTATTTAGTAATTCGACCATGAGCACAATAGGCCTGTTGATTAGTTTCATCCAACGTATATTACTCGATCTCCCTTTTTGTGGTACAAACAATATTTCATTATTGTCCGTTACAACAGCAAGATCGCGTATCATACTATTCTCCGACAAATATTCAAAATTCGTGCACTTTGGTGCGCAATAGTCCTGTGGATTGTTAACTTTGAATGCACGATGCGACCGGGGGTCGTATGGATTAGCCATGAGTAACGACGCAATCAGGATTGTGTACACGAGTCTACCGTACCTTAGATTGTCAATGAGTTTTTCGATTTTACGGATATTTTCTGCGCCTAAAGGAAGGTCATAAAAAAACTCGTTCGTTGGCGAAGCCGTTGGCGAAGCCGTTGGCGAAGCCGTTGGCGAAGCAGGCTCCGCATCCGAAAAATAATCAACCGTAAGATTCTTACGTAAATATATACAATCAACTGGGTAAAATTCAACAGCGCGCGAATTTTGATAAGCAAACCCCTCCAATACACAGTCACCCATTTTAATAAATATATCAGTATCTATTGGAACCTCCATAACCGCCAATGACTCGTCTATTAGGTATGCCTTTGCGCCCTCGATCAAAAACAAAACCCGTTTTGATCCTTTGGGAAATGAAAGACCTATATATGGTCGTTGTGTAAATTTAATCATTGTTTGCGGAGTAAAGGCTATTTGCCTCGCAAATAGATTCTCAGGTCCCAGAAGATCACGTAATTTTTTAACTACCTTTGCCTCCATCTCCCTATGCAACCGAGATGTTGTAAAAGGAGATTGGGAGAGCCCAAGTTTTTCCGTACATCTAATAAGTTGCTGCTTTTTCATTTCATCATTACCCCGTATACCCTCCCATACTCGACTTTCTTTGTAACTAGGGTGGATGTCCTTTCCTGTTATAAACATCGCCTTATCACTGTTTTCCATTTTTACTTCATATATGACGTAATTGTCCAGTACTTTGCCGGTTGTCTTTTTAAAATTTATAATTGTCCCTTTCATATAACCTTCTTCATCTTTGTTATCTTTAAAATATTCAATTGCTTCCTGCGAGGTCTCGTCTAGTAATTCAGTGGGAGGCAGCTTAAATCGAATTGTGGCAAACAATTTAATCGCACCTGTCTTGAATACTCCTGAAAATTTATCATATTCATTTGTCTTTGAAATAATAAATTCCTTCTCTTCAGCTGCTGTAGCAGGAAATCCATCCAATATATGGGATAAATATAATTGTCGATCAGTACCCGTTGCTTTTTTACATACAGGATAATAATAATTATCACGCCCTTGTTTTCCACCAAATGGAACAATATAATTATTACCCTCTGGGCATTTTGACCTAAACCCATATGGCTCAGGACGATTGTTTGGAGGATCGTTCAGCAACATAACACTTACTTTTTTACCATTTGGGCGTATAAATTGTTCGGAAAGTTCGGAAATTATCTTGTTGTCACCAGACTGTGTTTGAATTTCGTAATTCGTTTCATCAATTGCCTTTGTTACTACTCCGGTATCCGAAAATTCCATTTGATCTTCGTCAAATATATCAACTTGCGTATTTGGTTTATAAGAGAGCGGTTTCTTATATGGAAATATACCAGAAACCGTATTTATTGGGGATGAAGCTACCTTATCTGACTGCGTCCTAAACTTTGGCAAAATTAAATCCTCAATAAAACTCTTCGCCTCCTGGAGCTCATTCTCAATCTCAGTAAACTGGTCTTTTAGATCAATAGGAATTATATATTCAGTAGAATCAGAAAGCATTTCGTCACCCTTTGTAAAACTGAATATCAACTCTATTGCGCCTCCTTTGAAAATGATAACACTAATCTTATACGGCTTACAATACTTTGGAATCGCCTTTTCGCCAAGTACAGTAGGCAACATTGTCAATATTATTTTCTTATCATACTTGACTTCGTACCTATAATAAGTTTGGCGATTTTTTAAATATGTATGCTCTTGAGTTTCGCCGCTCAGTTCAAACTTTTTTGTAAGTGTAACTTTCACTCCATAATCAGTGGGATTTCCTGATTTATCAAGCGGCCATATATATTTGAATAAAGCATCCAGATCAATGTCACTATTTAGATGAAAAATTGAGAAAACTGATTTCACTTGCGTCTTGGAACTATCAATTTCATAATTGTGGATTTTACCATCGTCTACGACTGATTCTGTACGATTTATCCTATCGAGTAGGACATTTGTAAAATCTTTTTGTTCCCACGGACAAGATATCAACAAAATCGTACCTTTGTCGTAAATTCTTACAGAAACACTAGATTCTCGGAAATTGTATTTTATAACTACACAATTGGGGAATGTACCACCGCCTTTTGACAGTTTTTTTTCAACATCTATATTCATCAATGGCCATTCGTCTTCTTGTTGCCGGACCGCAGTTTCTTTGTACCTTTTCATTTCCGGATACCGGTTCAATACGTCATTATAAGCCTCTATATAGTCTAACTTTTGTTGCTCAGACGTCGGATTAGAACTTCGAATCCTAAACTTTATTCGATCTTTCAGCACTTCCAGAAAATTTTGTAAATTTTCTTGTTCTAATTTTTTATCGTCATATATATATTGAATAATTCCCCACAGAGTAAATTTCAAAATATTGGGTTCCTTACAATTCATTTTGTGAAATTTAGGTCCCACATTAAGACACGACGGACACCAAGCACCGTCTAATATTGGACCGATCGGAGGGATACTAATTAGACTGTTTTTATCAATGTTAGACACTGTCGGATCACTTTTCCTTTCTCGTGCGTATTGTAACTGCACAAATCCCGTGGGTCTTTCGTAATGTATACGCTTGTGTTCCTTCGTATTCATTTTAAGATTGTGTTTGGAAACCGGTTTATCGTTTTGTAACAACATTGTTTGGTTTTTATTTAGTTGGACGTCCATCTCAAATTTGTCAATAAGAGCATTTATGTTGATGGTTTGATTATAACTATGTAATGACAAATTGAAATTACGTATGATCAAATTTTCGCTTTGCGCAAATGACATTTTGCCTTCGGCAAAATTTTCCATTTCTCATTACATTGAAAATTATTAAAAACATTTCGGCCGAAATTGCTTAAAAATATAAATTACCTTATTATTAGATAAATCGAAGATTTACTTCGATTTACGAAGATTTACAAAGTATTTTTAATCATTTTCAATGTCTGACCATGATAAAATTATGCTCAATTCATTTAATAACTTGGCGGAGGAGTTTGTCGAAAAAATGGTAGCTTCCTTTCCAAATGAACCTAAACTTAGGGGTTATCAGGCTACCTTTCTTACAACAAAAAGATTCAATAATAAAAAACCAGTAGAATTCTTCATGAACACCCTACTCCCCTACGGAGAACAAATTCTTCAACGAAATGAGTGCTTTTTCAAACAAGATAATCTCGTCGAACGCGCCCAGTCATTCTCCGGCCAAACTGGCCTTACCAAATATTGGGAAACTATCTCCCAGGATGACAAAAACTCCATTTGGGAATATATACAAACCCTATATATACTAGGTATGAACGCCATTGGAAGAAGCGAACAATTGAACGAACTCCTAAAGAAAAATCTAAATAAATGACTAATCGATGCGTCGCGGTAGCTAATTAATTAATTATTAATTGAATTAATAAATTAATAATTAATTAATAAATGAAAGTAATTCTCACAGAATTCGGTACTTTTACAATTTCGTCATCCCAAGTAGAAGATCTTTCAATCACCGAATCAGTAAACTTGTACAATATCGTCCAAGATGAAATAATAACACTTACTTGCCCATCTGGGGATATTCGCAAGTATGCTCCGCATCCTCCCATTTCGATCATTGAGGATCTCGTCCAAAACCCCCCTTGCATTCAAAAGCGCCACATTTTCGATTTCATCAACAAAGAATTGACTTTCTTCTATTGTACAAGTATCTCAAATACAGACGAATGGTGTAACACTATTTATAACGGAATACTCATCGACACCCACGGAAACGCTCACCACTGTTTCATACCCAGTTACGTTTATAAACAAATACCAGATTCCTTAAAGCAAAGCGCCAACAACAACCATTTCAAATTTGACAAATACGGAACAATTAGTACTCATAGATGACGACATAGCCGTCACCGCCGTCGCCACCGGTGCCCGTTTGGGAGTTATTCGTCTGGACTGCGCCGCTACCGCCCGAGCCAAGGGCGCCGGATATACCATTCGTCCGTCCGTTCGTGTTGTTCTGCGCGACCGCCCTGCCACCTTCGGCCCAAAAGCTGCGCCCGCCGGAGCCAGAGATGGCGAGGTCCGCTAAGACGCACAGGCCGTACTGCGCGCGGCTGCCCTCGATTTCGTACCCGCCGAGAAGGATCGTGCTACTGCCAATAGCCGAGCCGCTGGCGTCATTCGAGTTCGCTTGCGAGACGCTCTCGTCAGAGGTGGATGTGTCGGTGGAGCCGCCGTACCCGCCTGAGGCGGAGATGAGAGCGTTTGGCGTCCCGCTCGAGGGAAAGAGGAAGGTCGAGGTATCTCCGCGGGCCCCGGCCCCGGTGCCGCCGACCGCGCCGTTGCCGATGGTGACCGTGCCCGTGTTCGCGCTGTCGATGTTAAAGAGAGCAACGTACGTTACGGCGCCGTTGCCGCCCGCACTGGACGCGTTGTTATTGCCGGTGGTCACGCCGCCACCCGCGCCGCCGCCACCGGTCACGTAGATGATCGCTCGTCTGGTCCCGGCCGTTGGGGTGTACGTACCGCTCGCGGTGAAGGTCTGGATCCGGATCGGACCCAACGCGCCCCAACTCAGTGCGCCTAAGCCGTCGTTCTGCAATACAGAACCGGACACGCCCTGCGAAGCGGGCATTGTTGTGGTATAGCTAGTCGTAGTCGCCGCCGGCTGCAACGTAAGTACGCCGGAGGTCGCGCCGCTCAGGGCGAGCGTCTTTGCGCCCGCTAGGTCCTGGGTGGCCGATACGGTCACGCCTGAACTTTGCAAGGTACTACCCAAGGTGCCATTAAAAGTAGCGATGTCTGTGTTCGTAGAGGATACAGGACCTACAACTGCGCTTTGCCAAGTAGCATCACCCCTGAGGAAACTTAGTTGCTTTCCTGCGGCTGGTCCAGGTACCAGTCCCTGGGTTCCGTCTACACTGGCCGTTGCTCCAACGAAAGAGTTTGAGGATGTTGCGGACGTTGCTACTGAAATACTAAACATTGTCTCACCGTAGCCCGTGCTTCCAGCGTACCAATTGATGATAGAACCGGTCGTGGATTCTGTAAGCCTAAGTTCTATTCTGGTATCAACAATAGGTGTAAACGTAGAATAACTTGGGTTGGAGCTTATCGAGGCTGCCTGAGACGTAGATGCAAACCCCTCACCCCTCGTACCTATCCTAGTGTTTGAATCGGAATTGAACCATGCATAACCGTAATAATCTACTCCAGCCAACGACTTGACGATACCCATGATTGAATATGTATAGTTTGCCTTTAACGTTATTCTACCAATTGATGCCGTATTGGTTGCGGAAGAATACGTACTAGATGTATCCAACGTAATATTAGTTGTTGTAGCCGTGCCTGTACTCGACTGATATGCCTGATTAAATGGTGCATGATCTCCAACTGAAAGATTAGTAAGTACGGTGGCGGTTAAATTGCCTATCATATAATCAGTTACCTGCGAAACAATGCTACTCTGTGACCAAACAGCAACGCCAGTGCTATTATTCGTACATATATATATTGTGTTTGAGACTGTGTTTATCCACATCGAACCAATTGAATACCCCATTGTGTTATCGTTGCTTCCGGTGGGTGCGACGGTAGCTGAAAGATTATTTAGAACTGCATTATTAAAGGCCATAAATACGAGGGAGTCTGTTCCGACAACTGCCGGAGAGATAAGACAATTAAAGTTCAGATTCTGGTTGACAGTACCGCTATTGACGTAGAACATTTTCTTGAAAGCAGAAACACCCACCGGTAGTATAGAACTTCTGGTCCATGCTCCCGAAGTACTTACTACATATACACCATTTTGTATACCGGTAGTTTGATTTTTCACCAAGATTAGATCGCCATTAGTAAGCGTAACACCATCAACAGTAGTTGTGACATTGCTCAATGTTATATTTGCAGTAGTTGCAACACGCACCGACATTTTATTTTATTATACAATTACATATTTTTTTCCACAAAAGTCCCCCGAAATCCCCAAAAGTCCCTGAAAATCCCCAAAAGTCCTTAAATTTCCCCAAAAGTCCTTAAATTTTTTCAAAAGTCCTTTTTCGTTTTTGAAGGGTTTTTGTGAAAATTCTATGCATTTTGACATACGGAGGTCCTCAAAATTGAAATCGGTCTATGCATACAAGTCCTTAAAGTCCTTTTTTAAAAAGGATTTTTTTTTAAAATTAGGGACTTTTGCAATTTTTGCAAAACCGATTTTCAAAAAAAAAATTGAAATTTTTCGGTTTTTCGGGAAGTTGTATGTCAAACGACATACAGAATTAGGAAAAGATGCTATTTTTAAAATTCGTAAAACCATCCATATTCAACTTTTTTGTTTTTTTGCAACAAAAAAGTTATGATTCCCCCCCCGCTGAATTTCAGCCTTTTTGTGGACCCCCTCGTGGACCCCTCTGAAAATTTCTCCTGTTGCATCTCGGCCCAACTTTTGAGGTGTCAAAAAAAGCTGAATTTCAGCTTTCCAAAAAGCTGAATTTCAGCTCTCTTTGTGGACCCCTCGTGGACCCCTCTGAAAATGTCTCCTGTTGCTCATCGGCCCAACTTTTCATTTTTTTGGAGAGCTGAATTTCAGCTTTTTATAAAGCTGAAATTTAGTTTTTCAAAGCGTTTTTTTTCAAAGCGGAAATGTCCGCAAATCCCCCTTCGGGGGTCCGCGGAGCGATTTCCCAAGCTAAAAATCTGGCTGAATGTGAAACTAAATGATAAACAGTAAATTTAAAAAAATAAAAATCGCTGTACCTAATTAAATTAGGAATGAGTGATTTTTGGATCAATACACCAAGAAACTTATGGAAATTCAAATTTGATTCAGCCGCAAATATACTGAATAGCCTAAGTCTCATTACTATTATAATAACCGTAATAATTTCACTTGTTTTACGTTCCGTAAAACCATTTTATATTTGCGTAATTATTATCGCACTATTTGGAATAATGTATTACCTACTAAATGACAAAGAAGGATTCGGCAATAGCGAATCATCGGCGCAAATGCAGGCGCAGCTACAAGAGCAGCAAGCGCGAATGCAGGCGCATCTACAAGCGCAGCAGGCGCAAATACAAGAGCAGCAGGCGCGAATGCAGGCACAAATGCAAGAGCAGCAGGCGCAAATGCATGCGCGAATGCAAGAGCAGCAGGCTTCGTCGGGTTTGCCCCGTCAAAAATCCGAGCGTGTTCCGACCTCTAATAATCCATTTATGAATGTCGAAGTTGGTGACTATGATGCACCGCAGAAAAATTCAGGTTATGTAAGGTACGATGCGGTGCCATATGAGACTCCTTATACGGGAGAGATTCGGGAAAAGGTCGAAAACAATTTCATGGGCGGCCTATTCCAGGATCCCAACGGTAGACTGTGGGATAGACAAAACTCTCAGCGCGAATATGTTTCTCAGCCAGTAGGAGGTGTACCGGATAAGGCTGTTGAGTTTGGTATGTGGTTATATGGTAATACCGATGGTGGGCTCTGTAAGCAAGGGTCCATTTGGGACCGATATGGCCTAGAGCATGTTGAAAACAATTGTTCTTTTAGGAATTCGAGCACCCCGAGTAATTTTGGTAGGAAAGATCTGATGCAGTGATTGTAGGCTTCGCAAGCTCGAAGTGAAACGTGGTCGACAGTAGCAATTCCGCAATTTCATTTATTTCTTCATTTCGTACGCGTCGTACGGTCTCCGACCGCGTCGACGCTTCGCGTCGTACGGTCTCCGACCGCGTCGACGCTTCGCGTCGTACGGTCTCCGACCGCGTCGACGCTTCGCGTCGTACAAAAAGCTTTTTTTCTTCTTCTGATAAAATTGCTTTAAAATCGATTATACGCGGTTTAGCTCCGCTTTGCGTGCCACCAAAGGTGGCGTGCGTCGATTTCATTTTATTTTATGCTTAGAATTTGTTTTCTAAGTAATTTCATACTATCTGCTTTAATATGGTTCACGCAAATGAAGTGGCTCTTATCGTGAAATAACGGGGCGTGTATATATGTAGCAAGTAATGTATGTTTAATTGGGTCATTTTTAAGCATGACTGCTTTTTTGGCACAGTATGCAAATGCAATTGATATATATATTGGTACTATATCATCGAATGATCTAAATTTATTGTTGGATGTTCTATCCCAGTCTTTTTGGAATGTTTTTTCCGCATCAAACATAATTTCCCTGGTAATTGGTGTTGGATGATGAATACATGGAAGAAAATTTAAATTTTTATGTTCAAATAGGCGACGACAATTTAAGTTTGAATTCATGGATGGTTCATTTACCCTAAATAACCTTGAAAGGTAATTTATATAAAATCCATAATATTTATAGTACCTAAATATTGGACGATCGGCATGAAAAAAATCAGATCTTTCCATTGGCCTATTTATATACATATCATCATTAAAATATATAAAATGTTCAGATAAACCAGGTATTCTATGCAAGTTCGCCTCTATCGCATGTGATGAAAATACGGGCAATTGGCCCGAACTACGTTCAGGTGTTTTAAATATCTGATCATGGTGTATATGTATCAAATTAAATTTACTTGTAATATGATCCGGTAGTTTTTGTGGTCTTTGGGTAACAACAAATATATTCCTCACCCAGGGTAAATGTGTTCGAACAGACTCTATGGACAATTGAATTTCTTCGTAGGGTTCATTTGTATTCACCCATCTTAACTTTGAGTTGTCTATTACACTATGGTCCGAAACTATCCCGAGAGCCTGTTCCTTCAATTTTACCCATTCGGGGTCTTTCGAATTAACCCATGTATATACTACATCTATTGGATACGGATTTGCCAACGGCTTTGCCAACGGCTCCGCCAACGGCTCCGCCAACGGCTCCGCCAACGGCTCCACTCGGTCTAGCTTACTGTCGAATATTTCGCAATAAATAAAACACGGAATAAGAAAAAGAAAAATGACAAGTAATGTAATAATTAATACATACATAACTACGGCGCGAAGCTCCCTCATTTTATTAGTTCGAAGATTAAAATTACGCAAAAACTTAATTTATTTTTTTTCCTGAGAGTACAAAGAAGAATGTGAATAAAAACAGTAATAAGATTGAAATCCCTGTTATAAAATCACTTCCCATTTACCTTTTACATATAATTTTCATTTTAATTCGTAACCAAATACGCTTCAAATTCACGTTCGACTGTGCGCAAATAAAAAATACATATATGACAATGAATACGTTTATAATTACAATTGCCATATCTGTATTTTTAATATTACTATGTCTTGCATATTTATACGAATATACAGACAAATTTACAAACTATACTCCTTTGCTTAATAAATTAGACCCAATTCATAATTTTGGACTACAGCCATACGTAGATCCAAATTATATCCCACCAGAATTGGATCTTCCGCAACCCTCACAGTGCGTTTGCGCATTTGATATTGACCATACACTTAGCTGCGGCGATGCAAAACCCTTTGTAGATTTATGCAAGACAAAGGGGTGTAAACTTGCAATTAATACGGCACGTCCTACAAATTGGATACAAGATATCCCATTGCAAGAGCTAGGATTTACCAAACCTTGGTACGATGAACGAGATCACTACTTTAACCGCAATAGTTATAAGCAAACTGCGGTTCAAGTAGGGGAGACGAAGAGTAACTATTTGCAACTATTAAAGGACAAATACAAAGTACCTGAAAAGAAGTGCGTTATTCTGTTTGACGACTCGGTATTTAATTTGGATTCCGCAAGTAAGCGCGGATTTAGCACGATTGCGGCTTCCGAACGAGATCATTGCGGGATCCATGTGTCCAAATTAGATCAGCTTAATGCGATACTCTACAATTGTTAGAAAAGTCCGCGCTGACGGAATGTGACGCACGGCACCGCTTACTTTGATTTACAAAGATTTTAAAATTATATTAACGCATGCGTCTCCGTCTTGAGGAGCGTCTCGAAGAGCGTTTAGAGCGCTTAAGTGAGCCAGCACGCATGTGCGTTCTAACTACGTCCTTCCAGGACATTCCGCGGAACTCGCCAGCTCTGTATCTCTTGCCAAGCTTTTTCATTTTGTCACCGAACGATTTTTTGTGCGAAGTCATTGTTTGTTTAAGTTTACTAAATATTTTTATTTTTTCCGGTAATCGATAATTTGCGCCAAATTTAAGCCACGCTTAAATTCCTTAAATAAATATATGTTGTTTATTATAAATGCCTAAATCCAAAAAAAAAAGCAGAGTTCGCTCCGAACAAACGTCGCGCCGTAAGAAAAAAACGTCCAATTCCAAAAAAACATGGGAACGTATGCTTAACGATAAGAAAAGCGTTAGTGCGCTCAAAAAAGCTTGGTCGGCAAAAAATCCACAAGAATATTATCGTAATACAATAAAAAAGTTAGTTCACGAATACGGTCTTCGTTGATTTAAACGTTTCAATATTGTTTATTCCGTGAAAGATAATTGCCAATCCACCAAGTCCTATTGTGAAACACATGAGAGTAAATCCCTCCCCCCATTTCACATTATATTTAGGATCCTCGCGGAGGTCCCAAAGACTTTTGTTGTCAATTACGGGAACGAGTGTCTGTACAAGTAAACCAGATATACCCAAAACAAATCCTATCCACATCATTACCCAAGCAGCAATCTCCTTGTTTAATTTTAGTACTCGAGATGTATAAGTAAAAGTTAAAAGACAAACTCCCACTATATCACATAACCCGACAATAATTGGGAATATTTTAAATAAAACACATGCACTCTCGTCCTTCTCGCACTTCAGCTCCCCCGCATCAGGGGGGGTTTTTTGGCACTGCCCCAAGCACCCCGTCCCCCCATTTTTGCCCTCGAATATTCCGTAATTATTTTTGTCATTAATGGTTACGTAATTTTCCGAAGCAAGACTCGCAAATGCACAACCTGCGCCCCCAAGCAACAGTGCCATAATTATATTTGAAGTGTTCTCATTTGTTATACGGCTCCGCCTTTGGCGAAAGCTTGCCGTAGGCAGCGAAGCGTCAATACTTGGCGGCAAACTTTGTTCCGGTAGTTTGCACATTACAAAGTATTTTTTTTTTAAAAAAAAAAGAATTACGCGATCTTCGATCAGCGTTGGCAAAATGCGACTTCGTCTGCGCTTCGCGCAAATTATTTAATATATATGTATTAAATAGTATATTTATAATCATTAAGATGTCGACTTCGTTTACATTAAAGTATTACTACAAAGGGTTTTACCCATATTTTAAACTAAACGACAAGATGACCGACGCGGATTTTAGAGACTTTATCAATGTCCTCCAAGCAATTGTAGACATGGATAAACGCTTTGTTTTCCTAATAGATACGACAAATTTGCAAGAATTCAATCCCATATCGAGTGGTTGGGAAATACTAAAGTGGATGAAAAAAAACAGACCCACCCTAAAGAAAAACCTTCTAGGGTCGGCAGTTATCATTAAAAATAAAATGGTCGTAGATATACTTAATTGGGTCTTCGAAAAACAACCTCCAGTGAGTCCCAATATCATTTGCACGTCCAAAGAAGAAGCCGAAAAATTCCTGGAAGACCGAATACCGCCAGAAATCGCACGAAAAACTTAGGTAAACCTAAAACTGGTGGGATTCTTTAGAGAATTTACCAAGGGAGGTACCCCCGGCATAATCGCAATAAAGTTGTGGGAAGTTTCATCTAAGATCTTGTCGTGTATGTCTTGGTAAGAATTTACCCCATTTGTTTGCGGACTAATGATTATTTTATAAGGACTCTCGTTATGAACTAACCACCAATTTGGGGGAACATTTGTTATGACCAATTTGACGGGAGTTGCAAAAGTAGTTGTGATATCTATATAGCTAAAGGGCTGCGTATTAAATGGTATTACTACATTTTGGTTTATTCCGTTATCTTCCGGAAGAACTAGACTATTACCCTCATTATATTGCACATTCCAAGATAGAGAAGGACTTCCACCTATAAATATATTATTAATCGAAAATGACTGACCAGCCTCGCTTGGTCTCATAGGTATCCCAACCGGTACGCCAGGAATCATTATTAATTAAATCGAAGATTTAATTACGCGAAGATTTAATTTGCGCAAAGCGCAAATCGAAGTGGCGAAGCCACGCAAAGCGCAAATCGAAGTGGCGAAGCCGCGCGAAGCGTAATCAAACCGTGGCTCACATATTTGTAGGATTGGTCAGCTTTACGCTCCTCACATAGTCTTTAAATTTCGCTATTAAATATGTACCAGCGTCCAGAGCAACGGTTCGGAGGGGTAAACTGTCCATTACAACAAATAGTGACCCCGACCCATCGTACTCTACGGTTATCATTGTACCTATGGGTATAATTTCCAGCGAGAGTGTTATAGGCGTATTGCTATAAACTATAAAATAATTATAAAATTCCAATGACATATTAATTGTTTCGGTAGTTGTTATGATATTCCTATACGGCCTAACAGGCCACATACTTTGCGCTGAGCTTGTACCAAGACTTCCGGTTGTTAGAAACGCGTCACCCTCTATCAAAGGAGCAGTTGGCGGGGGGTTGAGAGAATTATACATTGATTGATACTTGCAATTACAAACATTTTTTTTCATCTTCGATACAAATAACGGTCAATACCAAGAGGAGGAAGATCGCGGCGATGCATCATGAGTTGAATGAGCCCTTGCTCTTCCGCTAGTTCCTGCACTGCTTGTTGGTATAATGGATTATTAACTGGGGGCCCCTCTCCGCGGTTATTCGCCAAGGTAGGGTCAGCGCCAGCTTTCACCAAGGTCTTTATGATTGGTATGTAACCCGGTCTAACTGCAGCAAAATAAACTGCCCAATCAAGAGCTGTATCGTTGGGGTAACCGACCTGTATAATATTAGGGTCTGCGCCTGCTGCGAGAAGTGCTTCAATAATTGGAAGACTACCACCCCGAACGGCCCACATGAGTGTGGGTTGGCCGTCTTCTCCCGTCAAATTAGGATCTGCGTCCCAATCGAGAAGTTCTTTAACAACGGATAAATGATCGCCCATCGCCGCCTCTGGGTCGTCTGAGTTGTTATTCGCGGCCCACATGAGTGGAGTATTGCCATAATGGTCACGTGCATTATTAGGGCCGACGCCCTCTGCGAGAAGTGCTTGGACAAGTCCTAGATCGCCATTTGTGGCGGCTCTAATCAGTTGTCTATCCATTTGTAATTACAAATATTTTTTTTTCATCTATCTTCGATACAAATAACTTTCAATATCAAGAGGAGGAAGGCTGTACTGATTAGTGAGTTCATAAATCCCTTGCCGCGCTGCTCGGTGTTCCTGCAATTCCCGCACCGCTTGTTGTACAGTTCGATAATAAATTGGCATGTCCCCCTCGTTATTAGGCAAGGTAATTTCGGCGCCCTCCGCTATAAGTGCTCGGGCGACAGGGAAGTCGAGCCGTTCACCGGCTGCTAAGAGTGGAGTATTTCCTTGGTAGTCGCTTATATTAGGATCGGCGCCCGCTTTTAAAAGTTCTTGGACGACTATTAAACCATCGTCATAAGGCCGCGACCCACTCGCCAACTCTTCCCTTCGATTGTTGTGGGTCCGACGATAATGCACCGGAATCTGGTCAACAACATAGTGGAGAGCGGTAGCGCCATTTTCATCCTGTTGATTAGGATCGGCGCCCGCTGCTATAAGTTCTTGGATGACTGGTAAAGCGGCGCTTCTCATTTGAGCAAATAAACCCCATCTGGAACGCGCCAAAAGCGTGGCCTCCATGAGAGCGGTAATGCCATAACGGCCGCGTTCATTAGGGTCAGCATTATCTGCGAGAAGTTGTTGGACGAGTTCTAGATTACCACCTGAGGCGGCAGTCGCGAGGGGCGTCAAGTAGTTCCTAGCCGACGCGCCGAAGGAGTGCGAACGGGCTTGTAACGCGACCGTAGGTCGGTAATAACGATTCATCAAAGTTAATAATTAAATTTAATTATTAAATTACACAAACATTTTTATTTAATTAATAAAGTGCCTTGGCTACAAGACCCGTAGAATTTCTAATGACTAGTTGATTTTTAACTGCCGAACTAATCTGATCGATAATTGCCAAGGAAGACGTAGTGCCTCCATCTTTGTGCAGTACTAGATTGCCACTTGCACCGGGCTGGTAAGAATTTGGACCATTTATAACAAACATTGCGCCTAGTGGTACATTGTATAAATTAAAGGTGAGATTAGGGCATGCTTCCGTGGTTATATTACTTGCGTTTAAATAAGTAAACGGTGTATCTGTAAAATCAATATCAAAATCGTATACTTCGCCTGACGTAGTTGTTACATTTACTCCGGGCGGCAGCCCAGACTGATATGCAAATGACGGAGTACATGTAACGATTCTGTTGCCAAATGCAGCGGTAAAGTCCCCACTTATCGAGGGAAGAAAAAAACCCTGTGGGGGAGGATTCCATTTATTGTAGTTCATATAGTTACTTATAATAGAAGATTAAAATTTGCGCTTCGCGCAAATTTCGTCAGCGCTTCGCGCAAATTATGTATCTACCAATCCTTTTTGGTCACCACCGCTTGTAATTTCGAAAACCAATAGGTGGTCTCTACCCTGGAAATCGTAAAATTCTGGAATACCCCCACTCTGTTGACCGTATTTTGTGAAACTTATATTTAAATAAGACAATTTGCCAATCGGTGGCGTAAATGATAAATACTTTTGGTCAAAATCAAATCCCTTAAGTGGCTTAGTATATCCTTGAGGCATATAAAAAGTCCCCTTACCTAAAGGACCTACCAAATAGTTTACATTACTTACTGTCTCCACAGTACCGCCCAAATCCATGAGATTTTCCGGTAAATTAGCATCATATACCATTGTTGCAAATGCACGATTGAGACCACCGATTGGGTTGCTCTCAATGCGCTCAAACGATTCATCTGCAACAGCCCAAAATGAAAGTATACTATAATTAGGATCATCGATCATGTCATAATCAAATACACCCCTATAGGAAGTCCCCGCCGGAATAAGAGTCCCGGAAGTTACCGTCACAACAGGAGTAGATACGTAATTCGTAGAATCAATCCACTCAAACCCAAGGACCCTGCGCAAATTCCTTGTCTTGTTGGGTCCCGAGCACCAAAGTATCTCCCAAGGTGAACTACTTACGTTCGTAACCTGGATTCTATTAAAAAGGGTCGCATTCGTATTGAATGCCTCTGGGGTTCCAGCCACCGCATATAGATCAGGATACTGATTAACCAACCTAGCGACAAACGGACTAGTACTAGTTGCAACATACGGAGACCCAGCTACAGCATAATTCATCGCGTTTTGGAGTTCCAAGAGCAACCCGGAAGGTAAAGGACCTGTCGCAGGGTTCGGGTTTCCCCCTATCGTATAGTTTCCTTCACGCAAAGAAGTGGAATAATGCGTTCCTACCACGCAATAGGCTTCCGCGGGTCTACTATAATTCGAAGTCGGGGGAGGCGCAATTGTGACAATCGGAGGTTTGGAAGCGCTGTATCCCGACCCAGCCACAACAATCGTAATAGATGAAACTTGGCCACTTGTATTAATGGTGGATGTAGCAGTAGCGGTAGTGCCGGAAGTTGGCGGAGAAACGGTTACACTAGGCGCGACCAAATAACCACTTCCGCCGTAGCTTACGACTATGTTTGTAACCGTATTACCAATTGCGAAATCTAAATATTTATTGGAGGAGTGGATATTATAGCTGCTCTTGGGGAGAATACATCCCTTTAACTCTATACTCGAAACATTTTTAATAGGACCTGCCTCAATTCGATACCTACTCGGACTAGGGTACGTTTTACAATCTCTCTGACGACTGTCCACCACAAAAATATGTTTACCAACCGTAATAGCATTTGCAGGGTGGGTAGCAGCCTGTGTAACGCTAAACTCACCAAAGCCGCTTACAACATTAGGCTCCCTGGGCCCACTGATAAAAGCCGAATTTGGACCCGATGGGTATCTTGCGAAATTCATTGTTTTATTTTAAACAACAACAAACATATATTTTTTTAACGATTAAACCAATTCGTTAGAAAAAATATATTTGTTGCTGTTTAACAAAACAATGAATTCTATAAAATTGGATGTACCGACCGAGACTGTTGAGGAAGCTATCCAGATGATTAAAAATCAGCAAAGAATGAAATACAAAGGTACGGGGGATGTGGGGTACAAGATTGTTGGTGGTACGGAGGTTAATTATAACAAATATCCGTGGTTTTGTTATTTAATAATTAAAACTGATGGGGGAATATACATGTGTGGTGGATCATTGATATATGATCAATGGGTTTTAACGGCTGCGCACTGTATGACCGACGCCGTATCTATAACCGTAGTTCTTAATGCAAATTCTGTTAATCCTCTGTCGCCTGGTGCAATTGTTAAAATCGCTACAGCGATACACAAGCACCCTTATTATTCCGAAAATACACAAGATAATGACATTGCATTGATTAAAATTCCACCTGTGGATATTAGACCCGTTAGCATGGCAGCCACTTCAATTTCTGTAGGTACAAGTATGAATGTTATAGGTTATGGACATACAACGGAAGGAGGAAATTCTGTTAATACATACAGAGAAGCTACTGTAAATACAACTTCTTTAACTGATTGCGAAGCTGTTTACGATACGTCAATGGGTGGTAAAATATGTGCGGCTGCTCCTGGTAAGGATGCGTGTCAAGGAGATTCAGGTGGTCCGTTGTTTAAGGAGGGCGATTTTAAGGATATTGTAATATATGGTATTGTATCATTTGGGAATGGTTGTGCAAGACCGGGAATTCCTGGTGTATATACAAATGTACAATACCAACAGCCATTTATTTATTCAATTACGAGAATTAATCCACCTATCCCACCGACCACATTTGCTCCTGTTGGGGGGTCTACTACTACCCCTGCTCCTGTTGGGGGGTCTACTACTACCCCTGCTCCTGTTGGGGGGTCTAATACGTCGAGTGACAGACTATCGCCAGGTGCTATTGCTGGTATAACTATAGGTACTGTCGTATTAATCATAATTTTAATTGTCATTATACAAAATATTCTATGAAAGAACATAAGACGCCGCGGATGAAGCTTCGCTGCCTACGGCAAGCTTCGCGGATGAAGCTTCGCGGATGAAGCTTCGCTTCATATACTATTGTATATATCATCACAAAAGGACGATAGATGTTTACAGAATTTATGGTTGCTCTGTGTTCCGCTAAGATTTAATTTCTCGACACCTTTTTTCTTAGCGATACTCCGTTTGGCAATTGATTTTGGGAATAGTAATTCCCTTACACTTTCCGGGAATTCAAAACAACTGGAGGTGTAATCCTTGCAATAACCGAAAATTCTGTCCTTCATATTAATACAGGGACACAGGCATTTCTGATAAAGTCCCTTATTGCTTGCGAAAAAGTAAATACCGCAGCTATTATGTTCTCGTCCAAGATTCATGCAGTGTCTCGAATCCGTAATAATTAGGAGATTGCCGTCAGGATAGCGCTGAACTGATTTAATTTTCTGATTCGAATATTCTTTGGGAAGTTTTTGCAACATCATTTCTTCTAGGGCGCTAAACTCCTTTGTATCAATGTCCAACCTTGATACCTTTGTGCTAGATCTCTTGTTTCTTTGTATTTTATTAAGGGTACGTTCCTCCAAAGAAACCCATTTTGGAATTTTTGTAATGGGTGCACCGATATTAACTGGTACAAAACGAATACTTGTATCAAGTACAAGCGCTTCCATATCTTGGCAAATTCTTGTAAAATACTCACTGCGTAGTGCTCCTTGAGAATCCATAACAAAAAGTGGCCAATAAATACGATTCTCCGGTACCATACGTTCGGAATCTGGTTCTTTGGATGCGGTTTTTCGAGATAATTTATCAGAACCTACCATACGAAACCCGTTACTTGTATATATACGTTCATCAAATACATCTTCCCACTTATTTTCTTCGTGGCGTTCCCCGTATTTTTCAATAAGTTTCTGGAGAATTCCCTCTCGGAGAAGGATCGCATCCCCGCTATTGATAAAATGCCTAGGCCAAATTAGATGTATACCTATCTTAATGTATTTATTCCTTTTGTGAACAATTTCCTTAGGGTTGCAACTTAGACATATGACATTCATATCAAGCTCGTAAAACTCGTATACAACTTCTTGTATAAGCTTTACCAAATCCATTACTTGTTCTTTGTCCCATGCCGTACGCGAAGCGTCATCGACCGGTTCTTTTAAATCGATGTCTATCATGTATTTAAATAGTGGCGGTCTACATTCTACAACATACAGTCTTTCTTTTTCGTACAAACATTTGGAATATACTTCTATGAATTCGCGCTCCTTGTCACTAGGAATATTATATTTGCCCCCGTTAAGTAATAAATGCGTGTAAGTTTTGTCGGTACTTTGTGAGTATGGTGTTAGCCAAGATTTAAGCATTCTTTAATTAAATATTTGATTTAATTAAAAATATCTTTTTAATAAATATTAAAAATATCTTTTTAAATCCATTTTAGCTTTCCTACGGAAAATTTAATTCAATTAACATAAAGATATATTTAAGATATTTAAGTATGAATGAAAAATGGATCTCAGCGAATTATTTGCGTTACAAAATATTTTTTGTCACAGCGATATCACAAAAAATGAAGAATTCGCTGTTATGAACTTGTTTATTCATAATTTAAAACTTTCCAAAACAAGTTTGGACACTATAAAATCACAAATGCAGCCGGTGGAAAAGCCAGCAAGCCAGTTACGATCGGATACGGCGGAGCCGTATTATCAACTAATTCTACCACTTCTTAAATTACAAAAAAGCCCACGCAATTCCGATGAAATGAATAAACGTATACAACAACACGTTTTAAAGATAGTACATAACTTGTTGTATATTTTTAATTAAAAATGACGAGCCGCACACCTACATTTCGTTTCATGCTTATAACAATAAAAACACAATTCATCATATCTATTAACCATACATACAGGCGGACGAATATGATCAAATTTAGTCCAAAATTGCCCTATTACCAATAAATCAAATTTATCCATCCAGTAACCTTTCGTACCAATTACATAATCATTTACTAAATTTAAAACTTCAGACGGAAATCGACGCTTCGCGTGGCTTCGCCAGTGACCTTCATTTGCGCGAAGCGCAAATTTTGCCATAGGCAAATCGACGCTTCGCGTGGCTTCGCCAGTGACCTTCATTTGCGCGAAGCGCAAATTCGCGCTTTCGCCGGCCGTATACTGCCTTGCTGTATTACAACAAAAAAATAGCGTGCTTTAAAACTCACTTAATTTGCCATCAATCGACCAACATTGTTGTTTGCCACACTGGATACCATATTCATAATTTAAATTCTCGGCTAATTGTCCATTACGGTACCATTTTTTTTGCTTACCGTGTTTTAGAAATCGACGCTTCGCGTGGCTTCGCCAGTCATTTGCGCGAAGCGCTGACCGGGCTATATATTGAAAATCATATAATCTTTTACCATCATGGGTAATTTTCATCTGGCGCCTGAGCACACCGCTTTCATACCAAAATATTAGTTTGAGTCTTCCCGAAGTGTAATAAATCCTATGTATTCCGTGCAACAGTCCGTCGCTTGTCTTGTATCCAGTCGAAAGCTCACCATTAGGGAGTTTTTCGGTAAAGTAAATACCGTCAATAAATTCCCTAATGATTTGCAAACATTCCGTAGGTATCTCCGATTCGTAATCTGTGCCGTACATCTGCGCGCGCACGGCTTTAATATACTTTGATATAATTAAATCTTCGATTTACTTGTCAATTTTCAACCGTGAAGAGTCGGAGAGCTTGTTCTATATTGCCAATAATTACATTCAAATAATCAAAAATTATTTGTTCATTTTCATTTTCATGTGAATATTTCAATCCGCCGAAAATATCCGTAATTGTATTTATGTCTTTGTCGATAACGTTTAAAGCTCTCGCTAATTCATTCAATGAGTCGCGATCCATATCATTATCAGGATCAAGCATATTGCGAAACGTACTATTCAAAAGTATCATTATAAACGTTTCTTCGTATACACTTATATCACTATATTCAAATATACTTAAAATAGCAGTGTTTTCTTCATTTGTTATTGGATCATCAAAATCGATCAACAAATTTTGTAATATATTTAATTCGTCCATCATGATTAATTAAATCGAAGATTTAATTTGCGCAAAGCGCAAATAAATTAAAATAATTAAATAAATATATGGAATCTAAAATACCTTCACACAAATCGCTAAATTCTTTGCTCGCTTTACCAGAAACCGCAATAAGAATAACAAATGACATAGAACTATGGGAAATTCCCAACTTTGCAACACCAGAAGAGTGTGATCAAATAATAGAAGAAGCGCACCGAAAAGGATTTCAAGTATCAGAAGTAGATGATCCTAAGAATGCAGTTACGCAGAGTAGAACATCAACAACAGCATTTTTAACTAGTGATGAAGCGCCAGTCACACAAAAAGTCGGATTAAGAGCCAAACAAATCGTGGGCCCCTACGAGCTCGAAGGACTGCAGGTACAAAAATACGAGAAAAATCAGAAATACAACCCACATTACGATACGTTTGATGGAAAGGACGGTAAGGATCAAAGAAATTATACGGCAATGCTGTACTTGAACGACGTAAACGAAGGTGGAACTACACTATTCACAAACCTAAATCTTCGTTTGGTACCAAGGAGGGGGTCATTAATACTATGGAACAATCTCCGTAAGGATAATTGTCGGGATGAGAAAACGATGCATATGGGCGAGCCGGTGGAAGGAGACGTAGTGAAATATATAACTACCTACTGGTTTCACAAAAAAGACTCTGAGATGTGTTTGCAAAAGAATAGTTTTGGTGTTCGCACGATGCAAAGCATCGACGCCACCTTCGGTGGTACGACCGCAGGTCGACGCGACGCAAAGCGCCGTACTAGCGAAAAAATCACGCCCGCAGAAAAGTCAATCATTGAATATTTTACCAACGCCACTACCGGAACCAAGTGTATGATAGCGATAATGATTATTCTCCTAATTATAGGCCTTGTGGCGCTTTTGTCTTTTTTTTCAAAAAAAAGAATATTAAGATTTAATCGAAAAGAAAAATAAGAAGGGCTTAAATTTGGAAAATAAAAATCACAAATTAAAACTAAATGACTGACCGAGTTGTCTCTACACGAAATGTGGTAGAGAAGGAAACGGAACTAGACGCAAATAAGCGATTGGCTCTCGAAATTCGTACACAAATTGAAGGGTCGTCGGTTGAAGAACGAAAGAAGCGTCTAAACGATGTGTACAATAAATGGGTAATTGAGAGCAAGCCTCAATCAACTAGTATTTTTTCTACATTGGAGAGAGCCCTCCAAAATTACGGTCTAACAGCGGAAGGACTTCGCATCGGGCATTTTGAGAAAGCAACCAAATTGGTCCTTTTTGAAATTACCTATCTCTACCTGTTTATGAGCCAGAAAAATAGCGTAGAAGACCAACAAGAAGATACTGAACTGGTTGAAGAAGATTCGGAGTCAAAAGAAATAAAAATGAAATTCAACAAGATATTTTCGACCATCACCGATGCAGAAAATGCCGTGCGTAACAGTCTTTTCTTGCAAAACTCAATGATGGAGGAGGAATTTAATATTTCCGAAAATGACAACGGACTGTATCGTTTCACACCAATTGACTACAGTACAAATTCACCCTACCAGAATCTTCTTCTTTATCTTCTTGAACGACTCATGAAAAAGGGATATCGCAGGTACAACGAAGAATGCTACAAACCAATTTATACAGAATCCGGTTTCAACACCCATGCATGGGAGTGCGCTATGTCAGTTAGAAGCTTCATCCATGAAGTAACCAAGAAGGAAATCAACTTCAATATGTGGAAGAATCTCACCAGCTCAAAGGACAACGTCAAGTCTGCGGAGAAATACCTAACCGAATATATCGGTGGGGAGTTTGAGGATCTCACAAAGGACCGACACGTATTCTCCTTTCGAAACGGAATCTATATCATCAAAAAGAGCCAAGTCGTACAAAAAATAACCGAAGACGGACGAACCGAAGAAGAATTCTACTGGTACGACGAATTCATCCCATTCGAAGGCCCAAAGGCCAAGGCCATCGGGGCCAGCGTCGTAGCGGCCAAGTACTTTGACCTCGACTTTGACGATTGCACCGATATGACCAAAAAATACGGTTGGTTCAACATCATCCGCGAACATTGCCCGAACTTCAAGGGAATCATGGATTACCAAGAATGGCCCGAGGAAACACAAAAATGGCTTTGCATCCTCATCGGAAGAAATATGTACAACCTCGGGGAACTCGAGGAATGGCAAATCCTCGGGTACCTACTCGGTATGGGGGGCAGTGGTAAATCGACCATCCTAACCAAGGTTGTGAAGCAGATTTATGAGACGTGTGATATTGGTGTTCTGAGTAACAATATCGAGAGGAAGTTTGGATTGTCAGCCCTCGCAGACAAGTTTATGTTTATTGGTCCGGAGATTAAGGGCGATTTATCAATGGAGCAATCGGAGTTCCAAAGTATTATATCAGGGGAGGACGTACAGGTGGCGGAAAAGCACAAGGTCGCAAAAAGTATCGTATGGACAGTACCTGGTATGTTGTCGGGCAATGAGGTACCACAATATTCTGACAATGCGGGTTCGATTAGCAGACGTTTGATGGTTTTCAAGTTTGATAACAAAGTGAAGAAGGGTGATACAACACTTGGACACAAGTTAAAGGCGGAGATGCCGTATATTATACAAGCAGCTGCAAAGAGTTATTTGGACGCGGTGAATCGTTATGGTAGTGCAGATATATGGGATATAGTCCCGGAGTATTTCAAGAAGACGAAGGATGATATGGCTGAGAATACGAATGCCCTAATGCATTTCCTCAAGTCAGATGCGGTAAGGATTTCTCCCAAGTGTTATGTCCGATCGAAGGTGTTTGTGTCGGCGTTTAATGATCATTGTAAGGAGAACAATTTGGGCACGGTAAAGTGGTGCAACGACTATTATCTCGGACCCTTCTCTTGTTTTGGAATCAAGACGCAAAGGGACTGCAGGAGGAGGTACCCAAACGTACCAGGTGCGAGAAGTTACCATGGAGTGTTTATCTTTGGCGTGGATATCGCCTCCGATTTTGACCCCGGTGATGAAGAAGAAGGAAATGATGGTGCTGAGTCTACTGGCCGGGTTTATGATGACCCAGAGACAGTTTAATGGAAAAAAAATATAAATACTAAATAAATACCCAATAAAAATGGCCAACTGCCAAGAAAATCCAACATTCCGTGACAAATATGGAAACGATTGCAACTTTTACAAAAAATACCCGGAGCTATGCGCCGAATCCCTCTACTCGGCAAACGACCAGGGCCAAACTGCCCAAATGGTATGCTGCGCATGCTCTTCCGAACAAAGAGTCCTGAACGTACCACGGGCATGGTCCGATGAAGTGTCTTCGGAACCCTTTAAGCCTGAGAATCCGTGTCCAATGAATCAAGTTTGGGCAAATTCGCGCGAAGCGCACGTTGACGGTCGCAGAATAGAGGTTGGAACTGCTGAAGAACCCGCAGAGCTTAGCTTACAAATCCATGAGGTAGATTTGCGCTTCGCGCAAATGACTGGCGAAGCCACGCGAAGCGTCGATTCGCTGTATTGGAAATCAGGAGATTTTAATCTTGTTATGGACGTGTACGGCTCCGCCGAAGAAGTTACAAAAAAAGGGTGCTGGAGACCCGTATCACCCGATAATACAGCCGTATTCACGTGCAATAGCGATGATTATTGTAAGAATTTGGACCTAGATGCTTCCAAACCCGGAAACTTGGTATACAAGTGCCCTCAGGCAACTTGCAATCTTGGTAACTGTTATTGTGGCCCAGATTGCATGAAAGATAACGTTACAAAAATATGCAAACCTCGCAATGAAATTAACAAACGGATGCAAAGCGTCGTTCCTACCCCGCCACTTAATATATGCGTACCCTCAGAAGTTCCGGGCGAGTCAAAGGACACGGCCGTGTGTTGGAAAAGAACTAGGAATTTTGACTCCTCCGGAAACCCCCACGACTCACTAGTCGATTGCGACCCAAGCTTTTGCGGTTTCACCACCACGGTAAAGCAAATAAAACTTGCGGGATCGCAATTTTCTTTATATACGGCGAAGCCGGCGAAGCCGGCAAAGGTTGAAAACTTTAGCGATACTGCGGCGCCTACTAGCGTACCCAGTACAAGCGTACCCAGTACAAGCGTACCTAGTACAAGCGTACCTAGTACAAGCGCACCTAGTACGGCGGCGCCGAGTGCACAGAATATTGAGCCTTCTACGATAATTATTATAATTATATTATCGATAATAGGTGTTATACTGTTGGGAATTATAATACAATACATAATGACACTGGTTTCGCCTAAAACCTTAAGGGGGAATAATAGGTTTGGGTGAGGCGCGGCACTACCGCGAGTCCCAGTTTAATGTGCGCCTGAGTGAAGCCGTTGCGCCCAAGTGGCGCCGGCATAATGACGCTATTATCCATAAAGCTTGGCGGATAATCGCTGAACCAACTCTGGTCACGTTTAATATCCATAAAAAAAACACAAAAGTAATTACTAAAGGTAAAAGGACACAATGAGCGGTGTTCAGCGTCCAAACATTACGCGCAGTGAAGGATTGACTGACTATGGTCGATCCGCGAAGAAACGGTTTATCGATCCGCAAAGTCCTAGGAGTTCGGACGCGATAGTAGAATCGGCGGGTGCGCCGTCCAATATTTTGTACCTTGTTCTTGCCGCAGCGGGTATTTCTATGGGTCTTAGTGTTTTTCTATACCGAGAGATGAAGAGGATGAAGATTGATATGGATGCGACCCAAAAGAAAATTGTGAATGAGACAAAGGAAACAAGTGAGGAAACTTCCCAGAAGATAAATCAACTTGCTCAAAATATGCAAGCTCTCCATATATATATTAAAAACAATGCAGCGGTACTGGGTAAGCCGCCTCCCCCCCAACCAGTCCAAATTCCTGACAAAGAGCCGAACCTTCCCAAACCCGATGGGGTAAAGAAAGTACAGATTGTCGAAGGAGGCCCCAGCAAAGAAGAGGAGCGGAGCACCGCGGCGACCGAAGGGACGCAAAGCGTCGAAGCGGCTCAAAGCGCTGAATCGGATGCGCAAATTGCTGAATCGGTCGATGAATGTGAAGATGGAATATGCATGCTGCCGAGCGAGAAGAAGTCGGTGAAAATCATAGATTCGTAAACCGACCGTTAGCGAAGCCAACAAATGTGTAATTAATTCATTAATTAATTTAATGATAATTAATTAATTTCATTAATTAATGAAATTAATGAATAATCTTGAAACGAAACGTTTATTGGAGGATTTTATCCGGCGTACGATTGATGTATATGAATTAAACAAATGGAACAATTGTCCTCAGGCAATTCCCGACAATGCTACGCTGAGAAGATATTTGAATCGATGTGAGTGGAACATTCATTGCGCAGAAAAGTTGTACAGAAAGATGTTGGAGTGGCGTATTATGAACAAAGTAGACGCGATGGTGAATGAATTGAAGTATCCAATTAGTGTGGAAGACGAAGGTGGTGTTTTTCTGGCACCATTTAACCATAAATTCTTTGACTATTACGGAATTCCTATAGAAATTGTGAAAATGTCGAAAGTTACTTTTGCGGACGCAGATATTGATGATATATTGAATTATCTTATTTTAAAGGAAGAGACTCTATTCCATAGGTACGATATATCAGATAAATCAATGATACTTATATACGATTTTAAAAATTTCACGATGAATCTCTCATTCGTACTGAACGTTTTACCAAAACTATCAAAAATTTCCCAAGTCATGGACGACTACTATGCGGGGAGGGCAAGAAAAATTTATATCATTAACACTCCCCCACTATTTGAAACATTTTATAAATTAGGACGCAACTTCATTCCGGAACATACATCAAGGATGATATATATATACGACGAAGCAACTTTTGTCGAAAGAATCACGAACGACACGCCCGAGTACGATAAGTTATTGGAATACCTACGGAATTCCTAGGTTCTTTTTTTCCAACAGAGTTTGAAAATGTTCTTGTTTTTTCTGGGCGAGAATTAGTTCTCTACATTTCTTTTGGAGAGACTCGTATAAATTACGCTGTTCGTCCATGAGGTTGAATAGTCTGGTTGGATTTTCATCGCGTTCCATGCGAATCGTATTTAGGAACTGTTCTGTCGCGTCGATGATATCGTTTAACATGTTTACTTTTTTTCTTTTTTTCTTTTTTTATTTACGTTGAAAAAAGTGCGGTTTTCCGGACGCAATTAAGGGCGTTGAAGTTTTTTATTCACTCTAATGCACTCTGTAATAAGTAATAGTAACCAAATTAAAATTAAAATCCATTTTGCTATATAATCTATTTTTTTCTCATTAAAGGGTTTACCGGTAAATGGGTTTTTGAATTTTTTAAGCATATGAAACCCCAAAACACCTGTTACGAAAATAATCATGATCAACGAGAAAATCGTAATAAAAGAATAATAAACTTCATTCGTAAGTATATCATCAATATCACTCATCATGCGACGCTCTGCCGCATCTACATAAAGTGCGTAATTTTGTCCGGGTGTCGACATGTTTTTAAATATACGTTTTAATATAAATCGAAGATTTAATTTAAGCTCTGCTTAAATATACTTTATATTTTTAATTTGCGCTGAAGAAGTCACTGGCGAAGCCACGCGAAGCGTCGATTTGTCGCAGTGATTTCTTCAGCGCAAATTAAAAATATAAAGTATATTTATATTACAAAGTATGCCTTCGAATGTCATTTCATTTGCGCCTGTTTCAATGAAAAGCGGCGTTGAATATTCAAATAAAAGCGCGGTAATGATGGTTGACCCACGCAATGAAAATCTCTACCCAGTATTGGTTTCGGTTGAAAAACAAATACCTATGGATTGGGATTTTTATATGTTTGGCAGCAAAGCCAACGAAAATGCTATTCGAACTTGGTTCCGAAAAAATTCCAAAAGAAGTTTGCATTTCTATAATATACCCGAAAACTACATGATATCAGGTGGTAAAAACTTAATATATAGTGAATTTCTAGAAAATAAATGGATATGGGAAACAATAAAGGCAGAACATATTCTTCTTGTTCAGACAGATGCAGCTATATGCGATCACGGTAAAATAAATATTAATGAATTCACAAAGTTCCCCTATATAGGTGCCGCCTACGGAGGCGAAGAAGGACCAGGCAGCTTTTGGGCAGATTCCTACCCAGGAGCTTATTTCTACGGAGTTGGCGGAATTACCATGAGAAAAAGATCCTTTATGCTAAATTGCATTAAAAACAATAAATCAGGATACGGTACACCCGAAGATGTATACTTTTCAACATGCCTCGGACAAGCAGTGAACAACGATAAAATAAAACCTAACGCAAAGGATATGCACAAATTCGCAGTAGAAACAAATTATGATATCAAATACGGAAGACCAAGCTTCTCAGTACATCAACCAGGTCTTCATATGGGCAAACAAGATATGGAAGCCCTCCGCGCAGATTGCCCAGCTGCATGGCAAGTTGGACTCAAAGAGCGGTACAACCTCTAAAAGCCGCCGCAAGCTAAACGGTCCGTGTAAGTAATTTAGTAGGCGTGACCTCTATTTCTTCAATTCCTTCTTCCGCGATAGGGATCTGGGTCCTTCGGGAAATTTCTTGGAGTTCTTGCCGGACAAGGCGCAGTTCATCCAATATACGCTGATTTTCTGATTTTGGGGATAATAATTTATATACTATACTGGGGGTAACAAGATATAGCATTTTACCACCTGACCACCACAAAACTGTTTTTGTGGTTTCAAATGCGTAATATGTTATCAAATAATTTACAGACATGTTTACATATATATATCACAAGAAAAAAAGTAAGACGCTATAGTAAGCAAACATGTCAAAAATTAAATATATCATCAAATCAATTACCTTAGGGACAATAGTAGGCGGAATATCCGGCGGCGTTGCCGCCAACCAACCGGTCCGCAGCGTGGCTTCGCCGCCGCAGAGCGTACGGTCTCCGACCGACTCGACGCTTCGCGTCGTACTTACGCAGAATATCCCTCTCGAGTATTTAGATGAAACGCCGATGACACATATATTGCGCGGAGGGTTGGTCGGGATGTTTATTGCATGCAATGTATCGGTTTTTCCATATTGGGGAATCACAAGCTTCACAATTTGCAGCTGCTACGCCATCGAAAAATCAATTGCCAATGGGTATTTATTACCCGCCTCCCATACACTTCATGCACGAACCAAACCGTGACCGTCGCTGGCTCTTGCGACTCTTGCGGCGCTTGCGACTCTTGCGGCTCTTGCGGCGCTTGCGGGTACTGAATTTGTGCGTGAGTCCCCACGAAGGGGATACGCCCATACCGCCGGGGGTTACCATTCGATTTCCAAACCCCATCACCATGCCGCTTCCGGCGTATGGTGTGCTGCTCGATAACATTCTTTCGGTGTTGTACGCGGGGTTGCTATTGAAATCAGGTAATTGCTGTCCGGGTCTTCCAAAGGGCCCGCCCATTGATTTCGGGTAAAATGCCCGAACCATACCTGACCCCCAAGTACCGTTGTGAGTGTTCCAAGTCATTATTATTAGCTACTTAGGTTTTTTTTTTGCCCTTTGACATTTGTTCTTTAGCACTTTGCATAAATGCTCTAAAGTTGTCATAGTTTTCTAATAATAATTCATTAGATTTAATAAAAATTTTCGTACGTTTTATAATAATATTAATATCTTTAAAAGCTTGATCAGTGATTTTCGCGCCTTCTTTAATTAATATACTAGCTATGTGAAATTTTGTATTAATGATGGCTACCTCTAACGGTGTAACATCATCTTTGTATAACTCATTAATAACACTTATATCTTTCTTAGTTAGTTCAAATGTATTTTCATCTTCGTCTTGTATTTTTTTGATTAAAAATTCCAAAGCAATAGAATGATCATCGGGAAGTTTGTCTGATCCGACGCCAAATCGATGGCTCCGCTTGTGGCTCCGCTTGTGGCTCCGCTTGTGGCTCCGCTTGTGGCTCCGCTTGTGGCTCCGCTTGTGGCTCCGCTTGTGGCTCCGCTTGTGGCTCCGCTTGTGGCTCCGCATTTAATTAAATCTAAGATTTAAATAATCTAAAGATATTATTATTTAAATCTTCGATTTAATTAAATTGAAAAATGAACATTGAAGAACTAATGGAATGTGTGTTTGCAATACACGGATTGGTGAAATATATTCCAAGAAGTATAATCCAAACACATATAATACCATTTGCAATTGAAAAACCACATTTATATTGTAAAAAGTGTGGTAAAATTCTGTACTTTGGTGCGAGCGCTATTCCGTCTACATGGTATATATCTTGGACTATGCCCGCACAAACGATAATTTCATGCACCGAATGTTACCGTGAGAAAAATTTAAATCTTCTATATTTATAATATAACATGGATCCAGCCTACTTCGTAGTGATTATTATATTGCTAATGTTCGTATTTATTCTTTCGGGATGCTACATAAAACAAATAAAGTCAGAAAAATTCCACACACCTCGTCTACAACTTATGAGAGAAGACATACCACCTACCATACCGCCTACGATGTCTAACAGATTTGACCAATCAAAATTCATGCCGATCGATCGAAAACCGTTTTAAATCTTTGCCACTACCTTGATCACTAGGTATATAATCGACCCCAATAGCGCACCCAACAGACTTCCAAGAAGTGTGGTTCTTCCACCCTCCCCGGAAACCATTGGGATATACTTGCGAACAAAGTCGTAGAATATGGAACTGCTGAAAATAAGAATGAGGGCAAATACCACTATCGTAGACTTGTAATCAAGCGACGCAAGGCCAAAGTATTCCTTATTCTTTCCCTGAATGGCAGGAAGGGGTAGAGACATACCCTGTCCGGGTCCCACGGGCCTGGGAATCTGGCCGTTCGGAAGTGTCACTGGTTTTTGCATCGCCTGAGGCATTTGGGGTCCGCCCTGCCCTAAATTTTGCGGCATTTGGGCGAAACGAGCTGCAGCATCGGGCCCTGTGTTGACAGGCGGGGGAGGTCCTTCGCCTCCCGACATAGCCATAGGGTTCATCTCGTTCTTTCTGAAAGGAAGGTCTTTAATTGCAGTTGACTGAGATGGATCCATAATTTTACTTCATACGTATATAATAACATAACATATTTGACGCACTAAATTTAAGCGTAGCTTAAATTTGGCGCAAAACGCCAAATTAATTTAAGCGTAGCTTAAATTTGGCGCAAAACGCCAAATTAATTTAAGCGTAGCTTAAATTTGCAAAGTCTAACGAACCATCATGTTGTAAATTATTGTGTGGTTCTAGGTTATCGGGTGTTTTATAATCGAATAGCTGGTCGTGTCGACGCTCCGCTGGCGATTGCGGTATAACCGTTATGTTTTGGTTTCTATTTTTATAAACGTTGTATAACCATATAGATACCCCCAACAATGAAAAGAATGCAAACAAGTTGGCGAGAGTTGATAAGGTTGTTTTACGATCATAGCTTACCGGAGGCGGCGGTGGCGGTGGCGGCGGGGGAGGAGGCGGGCGTCGAAGCGAAGCTTCAACTAGCATGGGGCGTTCATTAGGCATGTTCACGCGCGTAATGTAATTACTATGTAAGTACTATAGGTATTTTGTGTATCAAGACGAGCGAACGCTGTGTCGAAGTCATCTGAATAGGTAACTGTTTAATTTTGCAACGATGATTGCTTGTTTTCTTTCAGGTAGGTATTTGGTAAATGTTCTGTATGACTTTTCGGTCATTTCTTTTTTCTTTTCGAGACGCCTAATTTTTCTTTGGATTTCTTTCTTTTGGTTTTTGAGAATTTCCAATGAATGATAATCCACCCATTTCCACTCTCCGTTCTTTTTTATGATACTTTCGTAGGTAATCTTTGCGCAGTAAAAATTTAGATTTTTCCAACGAACAGTTTTGTTGATCCTCGTATGGGTATCGTAGTGTTTTATATTATTGCATATATACGTAGAAGTTGGAATTTCGGCGTGGACATAGTTCCATCCAGGATAATGGCCTAGCGCGCAGCGGTGGTAACTTTGTATACCTATATGTTTCGCACCCGGGGCAATTTTCCAATATTTGCCAAATGATCGGTAGTATTCTTTCCATATCTTTGCGTCCCGTGCAATATCGTAAAATTTCTTATTTACTTCTGAAATGCGGCAAAGAGTTTTTACATCAAATGTAGGAACATTGGGGTAAAAAACATCTAAATTGTAAAAAAAAGACACAATATTAACCAACACCTCATCCGGAAGAAGCATCGTAGTCGTATTTATCATAAACATGTTTTAAAAAAAAAAAAATTACCGCGAAGACGGCGCAGCTGCGGGCGCGCTTTCTGTTCCGTATGCGGGATCAACTAATGCCTGATTTTCCGGAAGCGAAAGCCAATCGCCGACTTGCGCATACGGTTTGTCGTATCCTGGTATGACGTAATTTCCCTGAATATTTGTTTTCGGAATCCATTCGTATTCTCCGTATACTCCTGAGGTGTCCTGGCCTGCGGCGCCTGCTCTAACGTTTTCATAAGCGTGAAGAGAATGTATATTTGTCTGGAGGGAGTTGCCAACAAGACCAAAGTTTTTATCGCCAAAGCTTTCCGGTGATCCAAGTAGGCATTCCTTTCCGCAAGTGTTTTTAGTGGTGTAGTAATCCGGTTCGAAAGCTGCAGTGCAGTTGGGGCTTCCGCCTATAGAGTTATTGGGATCCTGGTCGCAATTTTTGTATTGTCCAATCGCTTCTTGTTTTACAAGAGAGCCTATGTTTCCTTGCGGGGGAAATCCCTGTTCTTCTCTTTCCAAAGGTTGTTTATAACCTCCCGAATGCCACCAATATTCGTGTTCATTGGGTCCGGAAATTATATTTTGGCGAAGATTAATTGTTTGTGTACTTTCATTGTAAATATTCTCTACCGGCGAGGATTGAAAATTGTTAGCAAACATTTCTTTATTTATATATATTAATATATTTTTTTAACGTCAGTAGAACTAATTTAAGGAAACAATTGTATAAGAAAACAAAAAAGGCGGCCAAGCGCCGTATAATGGAGCAAAGCTTTGTTGAGTTCACATATGAACACAGTGCCCTAATTATGATTATATTATTTTGGATTTGTTTTGTTATACATTTTATTCGGCTTTTAAAAAATGAATTTATTCAAAGACAACAGCAGAAAATCATTAGTCTTGAAAAAGAAGTAAATGTAAACTACATTGATATTACAGAAATGTGCAAACTCATTGAAAAATACACCGTCGAATGCAAAGAACTTAATCAAAAAATATCCGAACTAACCGACGAATGTACCGGACTCAATCAAAAAGTACGTGAATTAACAAACGAACTCAATAACATCCAAAAGCCACGCGTCGAACGACGTTTTTCGTTTGACGAAGCAACGAATCGTCTGCCGCCTAGTCAGACCGGTGTAGGTGTCTTTGGCACGGCGTTAGCGTCGTCACCAAAGCGAAAGAAAGTTTTCTAGATCGGCCGCTAGCTTCTAAGAAACTTTTTTATGGTAGTATCAATTTCAGATGGAAGTTTGTAATAATTGCAAATTTCGGTAACGCCAGCGATAGCTGCTGCACGTAATTTATATTCATTTTCAAGTAGTCGAATAATGGTAAATTGACTACGTTGTTTAGAAAGTTCAAGTACTGTTTTTCCATTGCCGTCAGTTGCATGTATATCTGCTCCAGCATCTATAAGCTCTTTCACCACTAACTCATTTGTTTCATGCGCGGCATGCATTAGAGCTGTAAGTTTTTTATCATCATAAATATCTGCATTTGCCCCAGCGCGTAGTAAAATACGAACAATACTGTGAGCTCTTTGGATTGACGCCAACATAAGCGCAGTTACACCGTATTCATTCTTTTCGTCCAAATCTGCTCCATATTTTACAAGTAATTTAACGATATCCGTATTGACGACAATCTCGGCTCGTTGCGTTACGATACGAGAATGAAATATAGACTCCATGAGAGGGGTCCATCCGATTAGATCTATTTTTTTATTTACATCTGCGCCATGATCAATTAGAAGTTGTACAATTTTTGTACTGTTTTTAGATGCTGCTATCATTAGTGCCGTACGTCCCCATATATCAGTAGAGTTTGCATTCGCGCCTTTTATTAAAAGTGACTGGATGTACTCATATTCTTTATTTCTAATTGCTTTTATGAGGGAGTCAGCCATTGCGCTAAAAAGTAGTTACGCTTTTTCCTTAATATGATTTAATCCTAGATTATCGAGTTTTTTGAACTTGTCTTCAATATTACCGGTCCAGCTATAGTGCATGACGTATGCTTCGGATTTCCAATTGCTCTTTAGTTTATCGCTTAATTTACCAGTTGTATTACTCAAAAGGTGGCCATTTACAAAAGTCAATTCGGGCAGGACCTTGAGTGACAATATATTATGGTACGCATAGTGGGTCAAAATCCTATTAAATATTTTCTGATGACCGCGAACGGAAAGTATATACGCGGTATTACCCAACGCCGATTCCATTACCGACCTAGTGATTTTATTATTCCGCAGGAATATAAACCCAGTATTCGCATACAGTTCTTTAAATAGCGGGTTCGCGCCGTCGTACATGATTTGTAGATCTTCCGGATTGTTTTCGAGATGTTCCGTCGGATCCCGGAACCAAATGAGATCCGAGTCTTGGAAGAGAACGCAATTATTTTCAGGAACGATAGACAATAGATCATATATAAATGCATTCTTGTAAAACATCGTCGCGGAAAAACTATCATCCCCAAATTGTACCGAACCTCCCGCCTCTTCGTACTTGTCGTTTGAAATGAGGACCGACTTGAACCCCATCGCAACCGTCTTGTCATACGATTCCTTGTCCAAAGAGAAGGTGATCGTTTTATTTCGAACATTGATTCCGGCAAGTTCGCAGCTGCGTACCCAATTATCGAAAAATATAAAAAACCGCTTGCAATAAAACATCGTAACGATCGTCTTGGGCTTTCCTAACTCCTCGTACAATTTGTGAAGAATACCATGCCTCTCATCTTTGTGTTTGTTGAACGTATCGTGGTATTTATTCGCCTTTTCGATATGTTTTGGTTCGATGACCATATCGGCAACATTGATCTTGTCTGTAATCATTCTGGTTACGTTTGGATTAATGGCCGCTTGACGAACCTGAGATTCAAGTTTCATACCGGACTGTGCTACAGTTCCCAATAGTTCATTAGAGAATAATTCTGATTTCTGAATGGATACGGTTATAAGTACTATTATGAGTGTAAGAAAACTGGCAAAGCATAGGCAAATCAGTGCGATCTGAACCCAAGAATTTGTCGTCTTTTTCTTCATTTATTAATAGTAACCATGATTTTTATTTCTATAAATATAGGCTCTTCGGAGTCTTCGAAAGCTTAAATTCGTTCAAAATCTGTTTAAAGAATCTAGTATTATGAATACTTAGTAATCCGCTTGCTAATTCCTGAAATGTCCGAACTGACTGTTGGAATTCCCTCTGGGATTCCCTCTGGAATTCCCTCCGGAATTCTGTCTAAAAGCGACTTGTTGCTTGATTCGTTGACTAAATTCTACAAAGTTTCCGGAAATAAGGAACTCATTGTTCCAATCGTAAAGCAGCAAACAACCATTAGTCTTCGTCTCCTAGACTGGCTCGTAACGAACTATTCCAAGGAAAATGACGTCCAGTACGAAATTCCGAGGTCCGTAGGCAAAAAGAATTTCAATATATGGCTCGATTACAAGAACCAACTAAAAGCGTACAGTAAGCGCAACTTTGATCCGTTCTGCCGCCGCAAACGTATCTTCTATAACATCGTTACCGATGAAATCACTCCCGTCGTTGGAAAAAATATAGACGTCTTCCAACAACGTGAAGACGGATTCGTTACCACTGTCGGGCAGCTTAATTTTTTCAGATGGGCCCTAAATCATCGCGTTGTCGACTATGCCTTTGATAATCTCGACGTTATTGAGTCTAATATGCTCAGTAATGCCGATTCTAAGAAGGCTACTCAGGTAGATGGTACCCGGCGCAAACGCGAACTGTCAAAGAGTTCGAAGGGAGTACACAAACACCAGATTAAGGTCATTATTCAGTTTCCTTGAAAATTAAATTGCCGCAAATTAAATTTCATATATCATAGGACTTATGTATTCTAATATTGTATCATCAATTATATCCTGTAGGTCTCGTTTACTAAGCGAAGCCAACTCGTTTCTAAAAAAAGTATTTCTCTCTCCAGGGGCTGCTTGTTCAATGAAATTAAATAGCATCTCACCACCCACATTCAATAGCTCGTAGTCTACGTTCCCATCTTCTTCTGTTTTACTAGCCAATAAACCAACTATACGATTGCAAATTTTTTCGTATATTTCATCGTTTGATATTGCCATGTTAACTGGTTGGCCATATACTAAGTATTCCATAAATTCAAGTAGACACTGTATGATTCTTTTTTTACTATACCCGTGACAATTTCTTAGAACATCTACACATTGCGTACGTTCCGACCTTCTCAAATAATCCCGGAACGACAATTGAATCTGGGTCGCCGCCCTTTGTCCGCCTAATATACTAGGAGTTGGCAAACCCAACTGCACACTGCGACGTAACGCAAGTTGTTCTAATGTTCTAGGCCCAGTGCGATTCGTCCACGGTGGTGTAGTAGCCTGGACATAATCATCAGCAGTCCATGGGTTGTAATAATTCACGTTCCTCCTACTTAGCGTGTATCTATCCGGTGGTCTGTACATTGTTTGTTGTAAATATATTTATTGTAAATATATATAAACATTTTTATTTTTCATTTTTCGTAACCGGATATACTACATGGTTTAGGTTTTTCGTAATATCGGCTAGTTTCTTGTAATAAGCATCTTCGGCTTTTTTGTTAGCAGCATCGGCTTCCACTGCTTCTTTTATTAATGCCTCTAGACTTTTCATTGCTGCTTTTTTGTCCGCGGGATCAACGCCGAATTTCACCGATTTCGGTACCGGACCCGGTCCTTTTGCTGGGTCCCAATTCTTAATATAGTTACGCAATTCTTCTAATTGCGGGCAGTTCTTATCGATACCATCTTCTTCAATGCCGCATTTTTCTAATACTCTTGTCGCAGCTAATTCAAAGAAAGCTTTAGCCGCTGGTGGGTATGTTGCTATTATTTGTGCAATTTGTGCAAGTTCCTTAACTAGATTTGGTTGTTCAGCGCCAAAACGGTACGACGCTTTGCGTCGACGCGATCGAAGATCGTACGAGGTGCAAGCCCGGTCGCGTCGACTCCGAACGTTGCGAACGACGCTGGTGCGTCGTGCGCGAACTCCGTTCGCTCCGTTCGCGCACGACCTCCGGTGGCTTCGCCACGGGCGCAAACTTCGTTCGCTTCGTCGCCTTGACCGAAGTGATTTTTTGATTGACCGACGACGCAGACTTCTTCGGCGAACCATTCCTTTAATAAACTATTATATATTAATTTATGATCATTTGCGCTAAATTTAATTCAGACCACAATTTAATTTTCTTTAGAATTATAAATATAATAATATGCAGGAGTACTTGGTGATACTTCATGGAGAAGTTCATAGAGATAAAGCGTTCATAGTTCCACCAGATTGTGAATTACGGTTTACAGCTTTAACAAATACTACAAATTTCATAGGGTCAAATATATCCTATTCTGATATTTCAAATACTAATACCGATAACTATAATACTGGTAATATATGTGAAGACATTGTATTAACTGGCCCAACTGGGAGTGATTTAAGTTATCCAGGATTATGTGGCGTAATACCTAAAAATCAACTAAATAAAATGGAATTGACTTATTATGCAAATGGCCAGGAGCAGTTGATACCGGCCTTTAAGAAAAGTATATTAAAATTTGATTATTGGTATACTAATGAAGGCGCGGGAAATTACAAACCCATAAACCACAATTTAAGCGATGTTCTTACTGAGTTGAGAAAAAAAAACCCGACGCAAAGAGTAGTATTGTATTTACTAAACTGTCGAAATATAAATATACCGTCCTATTTCGGAGATTGTATTGGATATCTACCCGTATCCAAGAAAGGAAATACCTTACTTATGTGTAATAAATTTACAATAAATGGTGTTCCAAAACTCGGTGAATTGGTGGGGGAGACAATAGGTGGTGAAGGTGCCGAGAGTTTAATTATGGTTTATGAACTGTCTCTTGCCCAAAAAATTGAGATTATTAAGGACATATATGACGAAAATGAAAAAAAAATAAAAAATTTTTCAATTATTTTTAGAAGCACCAAAAATGATCGACGCTCTGAGTCTAAGGATACTGCGGAGCCTTCTACTATATACTTTTACTACGATAATGGCGAAATAGACGAGTTAACTGTGCACTATGCTTTTAGGTTTATTAATAAACCCGAAGATCTTACCGTTATAGAAAATAATGATGGGTTTCAAACTATTCTGCAACAAGACTTTATTGATAAACTTGAAAAATTTGATTCTCTGGATGATTTGCTCAATCAGTTATCATCAAATATAGAAATGGTATTATTTTTTCATCCTGATCCACCTAATAATTGTGATGGTTACAATTGTGAAATTGGAGAATTAAGAAAAAGAGTAGTAAGTTCTAATTTGGAACTTACTAACATAGAAGAGGAACTTAACAAAAGCATAGTGCAATTGAAAAGTATAAATGTATATAAATTAAAAATTCCAGAAAAACTCAAAAACAATCTTCTCAAGAACAATGATTGGAAAACATTAATAAATCTAATAAATAGCAATAATAGTAAAATAATCAAATTAACTGGTCTTCAACCATGTTTGGTAATATTATTAAACATATTTATCAATAACCCGGAAGAATATGAAGAAAACGTAGAACCGAGAATAAAAGACTTAGACGATACAAATGATCTAAAACCCACACTTGAAATTCTCGCGCAAAGCGCTAAAGTAAAATTCGGTGGCTTCGTCAGCAAACGTAGGAGACGCTACGCGAGATCACTAAAGAAACCTAAAACAATAGCTGCTAGTATTGCAGTGAAGCACCACAAGGACCCGAAAGAATAGGATCTGCCAACGCCAAACGAGTAAATTACGCTTGCAACGAATGAACCTATGAAAATGCCCATGATATCATATGACTCTGTTGTATAGAATACAATTATACTTCCAGCGAGGTATAAAAGAGTCGCAATCCCAATAAGCATGGTTGATGACGATTCAAGAACATTCCAGCTGAGTCTGCAGCTTGATTTATCAACCGTACTTAGAACGTGAGAGTTTTTAATATTACGTAAATAAATATAAATTGCAATTGCTGTATATATAGCGATCACAGCCCAATTTACATTTTGCAAAGTTTCCGAACCTTGTTGAATAGATTCTTTGGATGCAATCCTAATAATAAGTGGTTGTGTAGCAATGAGTAATCCAACAAGCAATGACCCCAAGTAATTCATATTTTTCAACTTAGGCGAAGACATACCGTACCATATGATGAATTCTGCGAGTTGCATAGAACCATATGCTAGTAATAACACGCCGTAAAATATATTCTTGATCAAAAACATTTTGATTGCAGCGGCAACAACGAATATATATATAATCAAAGAACTCTCTTTGTTATAACACATTTCTTATTAGTAATCGAAGATTAAATTATTCGAAGCCAAGAAAAAAATCAATTAAAGGATACAGTGGACTATTTAATTAAGCGAAGCCTAAAAAAATGGCCCAACATGAATGTGCAATTTGTTTAAAAAAGGTTCGAAAGAATGGGTATAGGAGATGTAAGAATGGTCACAGGTACCACAAATCTTGTATTTGCAAGTGGTTGGCAAAGAAGGACAGTTGTCCGCAATGCAGAATACCAATGAGGACACGAGCAGAAGCGGAATTAGACAGCGATGATTCCGAAAGTTCCGAAGATGAAAATTACCAGAATGAATTGGTCCAATACCAAATAAACATGAACCTAACGCAAGATATTATCGAAGGGGTAAATCCAAACTATAGGGTTATGTTTTCAAATTTGTCCCAGGATATTTACGAAGTAATTGTCTTGGGAAACATCGTTAGGCGATTATGTATAAACGGCATTCGTGTTAATTCCAATGTGAATTCCTTATTTCATAGAGCCTTATCGGAAGTAGATATGAACTCTACTATTGATTTAGAAGAATTAATTGCTCACGAATGAAATTGCGTCTAAATAATCGTAAAAAAACATTATGGTAATTGTATACAATACTTCAACGACGAAGCGACGACGCAAAGCGCCGACGCCATTGAAAATGGTATAGAGATTAAATTCTATAGATAATTGTAGAGAAGTTTCTACCGGTGCCGCGCACCGTCTACAAAAAAATTGAAATAACGCAAGATAGCCTAAAGGCAAAAATTAGCGCATATAGTGAAATGGTTATCACACTGCTCTTATGAAGCAGTATCCCAAGTTCGATCCTTGGTATGCGCAAAGCGCCAAAAGGCGCCGCGACACCTAAAAGTGTCGCACCGAAGCCGCTTCGCGACTTCGGCGTCTGAGTCCCATAGTGGTTATTGGGCTTGGTTGCTAACCAAGTGTGCTCTGCACGCGGGGTTTCGAATACCCCCTCAGACTAGCGAACAAAAGTTCGCGCCCCGACCCAAAAGGTCGGTTCGCGTCGTTGCCGGAGTGGTTAACGGGGCAGACTTAAGATCTGCTGTCGAAAGACGCGTGCGTTCGAACCGCACACGACGCATATGAGCTTCGCTGAGGCTCATCTTCTCAATTAGCTCAGTTGGCAGAGCGTGTGGCTGTTAACCACAAGGTCATCAGTTCAAACCTGATATTGAGAATTTGGCGCTTCGCGCCAAATAAGTGCGAACGAAGTTCGCACCGAACGGAGATCGGTCTTCGATAGCTTGATTAGTTTATAACGAATGTCAAGCACCGCCCCTGTGGCCTAATTGGATAAGGCGTAACCCTTCTAAGGTTAAGACTTCGAGTTCGATCCTCGACTGGGGTAATTGTGACTATTTTTTATTCAACTCCTTGTAACTCAGTTGGTAGAGTGGTGGACTGTAAATCCATATCGACGCGAAGCGTCGAAGCATACGGCTTCGCCGTATGTCGGGTGTTCGATCCACCCCAAGGAGAATTTTCCTTCGGGAAATGACATTTGCGCTTATTTTACTGTGTCTTTTTAATTATTTCCTTAAATCCTAGTACATGATGCCAATCCTCGTAGTGGAGGATGCCCTGTGCGATACCGCCAAAGCAAAACCCCTTTACGTATATATTATCAAAAGTTAAAAAAATACAAGATAGGTAAAGCCAGTGGTGTACATGTACGTAGAATGCGATCGGGCGTGAATTCTCCAGTGTGATTACGTGCGATGTATATTTTAGCGAAGTGTTGATATCGTGTCCGGTGAGTTTGGAAATGAGTATGTCGAATTTATTTTTTTCTCCGGTATGCTTCGCGCTTGTGAGCGAGAAAGTAAGGTATCCGACGATGACGGAAGTGGTGTATGTTACTAAGAAGTAAATTTGTTCTTTCATGGTTGGTTGTCCTACAGCACACTCATAAATTAAGTGACAACCGTTTAGCGCGCTTAAAGAAAACAGCTCGTTTAGCTCAGTTGGTTAGAGCGCACGCTTTGTAAGCGTGAGGTGACCGGTTCAATTCCGGTAATGAGCACTTGTGCGTGGCGCACACACATAAGGCTGCTAACTGCTACCGATTATGTTAAAAATAGTATTTATTTTTAACATAAACAGTTTAAGGATATATATATATATATATATTGTTATATAATATAAGACCGTAAATAGCTGATATTGTTTTATTATTTGCAAATAAAAGATTGTTGTTTTGAATTTTGTGAACATGTTGTGTCATACGCCAATCCAGCAAGACCATCTGGTCTACAACTTGTATAACACTTACCGTCAGTATCTGTAAAAACAGGTGTTGATAATCCGTTTACATTACAAACTGAATTTAATGCTTGATTACATTGGTCAGAACCGACTAATTTTTTTAAGTCCTCAGCCGAGGTAATTCCAGTTATTTCGGGTAGCTTTAGATTCACCATACAATCTATACACTTGTTTGGCGGAGATGTCGGTTTCATAGTCGGCGAACTAGTCACTTCTGATTTATTATTTAAGTGTTTGATTAGAAAATATAAACCAACTGCTAATCCGGCAATTATTAAAATGATAACGGCTATTTGAAACCATCCTAATTCACTTATGATTGCCCTAATTTTAGATCTTGATAGACGTTCTGGACGATCATAATCACGACCCCAGTCCATTTTATATATTAATATATAAAAAGATAAAAATTTTAAAAAAAATTATTATTTAAAAGAATATTTAAAAGGAATTTTTAATTAATGATGAAGTTTAGCGTCATAATTGGTATATGAGAAACTCTTTAGTCATATACGTAACCATTTTTCCGCCAACTTTTTTGCGTTATCACTATAATAAAATTTAATATGCTCACGTAATTGGGCAGTTGATTCAGCATTTAAACGTTCGTCTGATAAATCTTGGTATTTTCCAGTATTTTTTTCCCAACTATCTCTAAATTTCCGTACATTCTTTATCAACTCGTCGCGAGTCATCGAACTTATTGGTTTACTAATTGGTTTATACATTCCTTTATAATTCGTAATTGGTTTACCCTGTTGTTTTGTTTTATTGTTTGATTTTTTTGTTTTATTGTTTGATTTTTTTGTTTTATTGTTTGATTTTGTTGATTTTTTTGTTTTTGAGTTTTTGATTTTTTTGTTTGATTTTTTTGTCCCCATTGGTCTTTGTCTAGTTGGCATTTATAAATATTTATAAATATATAAAAATATAATAATTTAAAAAAAAATAAATAAACAAATGGCAAAATAATTTTGTTGTCAGGTGGGCTTCGTACCAAAGCGCCTAAAATTTGCAACACTGTTTTTTTAACAAAAAAAAAAAATCTTTGCAATCAATTAGAGGCTTCGCCAACGATGCAAGATTGGTCATTGGATCAGGTAGTGAACACTGGTTCACAAATAACCATGCTTGTAGCCATAGCCGCAATTTTGGTAACCATATTTACGATGGCAGCTTTGGAAATTCAAAAGGGGGAAGAGACCGTCGACTATAAATGGCCCCTAGTGGTTATTGGCATAATTACAGGCGTAGTACTTATTCTCGTATTTGTTTCACCTTATTTTTACACGTCTACTGCGCCTACGCGTGCGCCTACGCGTGCGCCTACGCGTGCGCCTACAAGAGTGCCCACAATAGCGCCGACGCTTGCTCCGACGCTTGCGCCTACGGCTGAGCCTGTTATTGATATATGTCTGCCAAGCGCCGAATTGGGCGTTGCAGAAATTTATTTTAAGAATATATACACGTTGGAAAATACGAAAAGTATGCTATCTAGTGCCGCAAATGGTAATGTTGTAATATATTCATTTAGGTCGAATTTAAATGGTACATATGTTGCGTTTGACGTAGCTGGTAGGCCAAGTTGTATAAGGCTTAAAACTTCCAAGTTGGGCCCCATATCTTCTTTTGGTCCGGTTATTGGCGAACCCACGCCCTTAAGTATAGATCCCATAGCTTTTTACCAGCAAAACATAACCCCATTACCTTTACCTCCGTCACCAACATCTGCTCCAATAACGGCTGCCCCTACTAAGCCGCCCCTAGTATGTATTGATACGGAATGGAAGGACGCCAAGGGAAACGGTTGTTCTTTTTATTCGACGCTCTCGGGCGTCGACCGAAGCGGCTTTGCCGCTTCGAGTCTGTGTAGCTCCTACGGAGTGGATCCGCTGTTGGCTGCCTCCGGCACTGGTTGCAGTGTTTTTACAACCCAAACGAGTTGTGAGAGTTACGGAGTTCGTTCATTATGTACATTTGTAGACGGTAAATGCATAGATAAGCCTATTGTTGCTTGGCAAGCGTGTTGCGATTGTGGAGGGGGTATTTTAACTCCCGAAACCTTGCCTCCAACCCAGGCGCCTACTACTTCTCCTTCTTCTCCGACTTTTTCACCAACTTCGGCCCCGGTTCCGGTTGAAGATCAGGTATTGGGAATAAGTGGGTTGGTATCGTTAGATACGAGTCCGGTGTCATCGAATAAAGTAAAGTTGTATATGTATAGGCTAACTTATTTTACAAATAATGAAATGAAAGATGCCATAGAGAAAGCATTTTACGAACCCTTGCCCGCCCCAATAGGCGAATACCCGAAATTTAACGCAACTTTGGGCAAGTTTGACAGTATTCCAAACGCGGTGGTGAATACGCCCACCGTACCAAACTATGGCAATTTCGAGTTTGCAACGGAGCCGGTGGAGGGACTACCTGGTGTGTATTATTTGTTCCTAATGTATTCATGCAAAGGTGTCGGAAAGAAGTATCCACTATATACGGATAGAATAAACATACCGGGTGTGAGCTTCAGTAACAATCCTATTATATATTTTACAGAGATTCGAATGGACGGTACGCCTATTTTATCGATATTTGATTGTGTAAATTTCAATTTTGATTGTTTTGGATCATTTAAAGAAACGGATGAGTATACTCTGACCGTTCCTCCCAAGTATACAAATGGTACGGAGGGGTCTTTTAACCAATGTTCGTTCAATCTGTTTCTTGAGAAAGAATCAATTGAGCGAAAATTATTTTTCTCATTTTTGTTATTTATGTTTCTCGAAAGAAACGGCGTAGCCTCGGTAGATAACAAAGAAAATGCAAGTAAAATATGCCCAACTTATTATGCAGACTGCGTATCAGATGCAGACTGTTTGGCTCAATTAGAATCAGTTTTACCAAATATAAATATTGGGATGCAGGCGGGTATAGACTGGGGTAACGATCCTTCCAAGAGCGAATTGGAATCTACGATAGGGGCAGTTGATATTACAAAGTTTCAGTATCTTGATTTTTGCGTAAAGTATAAATATTACAATAATATATCAAAGGTAATCGAAAACAAGAATAACTTTTTTACGGTAAAAAGTGATCAAACATGCGACTTTATGAAAACATACTACAAGCACTGTAAGGTAACAACATCTGACAACGATAACCAAATGATGCAAACGATGACACAAGATCAGTATGACAAGTACGTTCTGACTACATTGTTGTTAGAAAATTATGTAGAGCCATTTTGCCTACTCCAGCGTGAAGGATTAAAGTTGGATTTTGATCTAAGTTCATTTATAAAATATACGGTGGATAATGGTATAAACATTCTTGGAGACAATACAATACCTCCCGAAATAGCCGATATATTTTATGACCTCAATGCATTTGAACAAATACAAAAACAGTGTGTCAGTTAATAGCCTACTCCTCCATAAATTCCATTTGTGAAACATCTTCTCGCCGCGTCGAGTCGGTCCGTACGGTGCTGAGCACCGACGCCACTTTCAGTGGTACATGGTTCTTAAATTCGACTTCCTTTTCAGTGAGAGCGTTAACTAAATTTTCCAGACAAGTATCGCTAAACACCCATGCGCTTATATTTTTATCCCAAGATCCCCCGTTCTCCTTGAGAAGACTTCTGTGAAGATACGTATTTCCTATCACCTTTATAGAAACTTCGTTTGCTCCGTCGTTACTTCGTATCGTATGGGACAATATCTCAAGAATCTTGGGCTTGGCCGGTTCGTCGCGCTTCACGTTAGGAGCAGGAACTTCATCTATGACGGCGCTTCTCGCCGGCTGTTGGATTTGATTATGTAGCTTAATATTTTCCAGCACAAGACGGTTGTTCAACTCAATAAGCCCTTGGAGTTTTTCATCGAGGGCATTGAATCTTTGTTTTACGTATTCAAAATCCATTCCGTACTTACGTACAAATCATCTTATTTCCTTATAACACTTTTTCTAACTTTTCCCTTGGCGTCGGTGCTCCGCACCGTAGGTATCGTTTCTGGTTTGTTGCGATAAGTTGGCTTCGCCAGCGGACGCTGGCTTTGCCACCGTTGGTCGGCCGCTAACTGGCGCACCTCGCACATTGTCTCGTTTGGTTTTGTCGGTGCAAATGATTCAACGGCGGTTGAATGTTCTTTGAAATGTACTTGTACAAAAGGTTCAATATTCAGTAATTTGCGGAAATTTTTTTCAATTTGATCTTTGTACTGTAGAGACTTGAACCAAATCTCGATACGATGTAGAACTCTCTTATTGGTGGGTATCGAGCTGTCTACGACTCTAATTCCGGTAATTTGGCTAGAATGTTCAAAAAGTTCGCCTATACAATAAACAGAAAGAATTTCCCACATTTTATCTATATCCTCAATATTGTTAAAATTGCGCAATGCAAATTCTCCTCCCTTGCTGTTTTCCAAATGTTCCCATTTAGGTTCGATTCCCTGCCTAAACAGACTTAGGGATGCTATTTCTCGATCAGGGTTTTTTACTTTTGGTTTGTTTGTTCCGGTATAGAATATTTTTGTAGGACACGGATAATTGTTGTAATATCTCCAAAAGTCCTGAATGGTGGAAAATGAACCAATACAACAAGTATTCTTATCATAGTTATTGTGGGTATTTCTTTGATGTTCCCACAATGACCATGATGTATGGAGAGATTTCGGAATGTTTACGTCCATCTTATAAAATAAGATACTCAATTATTTTTGATATGTATGAACGAGCATTTTTTTGGAACAAATATTTGATAACTTGATAACCATACAGAAATGGTGAGTATGATGATTACGTATGAACTAAGGTCGGAAACTTTGTAAACAGTTTCTACATTATGTGTGCATATATATATGATACTTAATATAATTGGGAATAATGCACTTTTGAGAATAGAAATTTCGTTATAAAAGCGTTTTTCCAGGATTCTATAAAAGAAAAACAGTACGATTACGGGCAATATATGTACCATAAAATCGCCAACAATATGTTTTTGCAATTCCTGATTACTGCTATTGACGCTTCGCGTGGCTTCGCCAGTCGTCTGTGCTGAGCGCAAATTCTCATTATAAATCGTACTAAACACTAGGCTTCCGACAACACCTACCGAAGTCATGAGACAGGCTATCCCAATCCAAAACCATAAAGGCAATCTTCCAGGAAAGCACAAACAAAAAAGTACGGTGCATGTGAAAATAATATCTGTCCATGCCGTAAAATAATCTAAAAAAAAAACCATTTTTATTGAAATATATATATTTTGTACAAATAAAATAAAAATAACTACTAATAATGAAAAGTAAAGCCAACGAAGAACTTTCAGGTAGTACGATCGCCCTAATTGTATTTCTTATCTTTTTTTTATTGTGTATATTTAGTGTGTCAATATGGGGATCTTGTGGTACTGACCAAACTGCTGTAAACTTTAGAAATACCGTGACCGACAATTTCGCAATAGCCAAACAAAAAGTTGAAGGCTTTATAAATGCCCAAACAGTAATTGTACCACCAGACAACCCTTTACAAAAAGAAGTAAAATTTAAAAAAATAGGGGACGGATCGGCCATTGATAAATTTGCAATTGGGGAATATATTGGGCCGTTTGAGGGGAACACAATCGAGGTCCCTTACCAACTAAGGGACGACAGGGGTAATTATATTCCGTGCTGTGTGGATCCAGATAAAACAAAGTGCCCTACCAAAATAGAATGTTTGTCGGGAGGCGTATGCAGTGATATGTTGTCAAGTGATAATGAAACAAGTTATTGTTTAGACATTACGGTTCGGACCGCGAACGAGTATAGATCAACACTTGGGTTTGTACCCCCCTCATTTGCATTTTATCCGTATGGAAAAACAAATACTAATTATAAATATTACAACACGGGGGACCCCAAGGACCCCAACAACTTAAATGTAAAGGGCAACAATATATGTATGAGGGCCTGTTCGGACACTAATTGTGCAGCGGTCCAAATAGGTGTACCTGAAAACTGTGCAATGAAAATCACACAACCAGTGAAACCATTTGAAGAAGCGACGCATAGTTGCGGACCATTATCCGAAGCAAGTTGCACATTGTTCTACAACACAATTGAGGAGTCAGATGATGCATATTACAACCTGTACAACCAAAAACTTTCCACTGGCAGATCGGATTATCTTGGCGAAAAATACTACATCCTCGGCGAAACGCCCGAACTAACTCCGTCAGCAGGGTATTTACCAAACGGTGAAAATACACCGGTGAAATGGTGCCCTGCATATATGCCACCTCCAGTTGGTTATTCAGAAAATGTTAAAGGTTCAAATATATTTAAAACAGTATATGGTGCGCCAGATAAGTGCAGTTGCAAGGGGAGTGGGCAGTGTGCAGATGAAAATTGTTGCAAGTATAGGCCACTTCTTACAACTCAAGGTTCACGGGCTGCTTCACCTTACTACAGTCTACCCATTGATGTATCAAAAATAACGAATTCGAACATCCTACAATTCTGCAATGCCGTCCAAAATACAGGAGAATGTTGCGGTGCGTGTGATGATGGAACTGGAACTATTAAATATTCTTCATGCCAAGGACAATTACTCGGTGAAAATAATAGGAACTCACCGGTTTATTGGGACACAGCTAATCCTGGCCCTAATGGTAAACCTGAAAGTAGTTTGTGCGAAAATGCAGAACAAAATGATAAAGATCCTAATAATTTTGAATGCATTGCGACATATCTATTTGAATCGGCCACAATAGGTGAGAAAGCCGCACGTAATAATTTATCTAAGTGCAACTGTTACTATAGAACTAGGAAGTGTTTCACCGTAGGACTTCAGCCTTCTTGTGACAGTATAACATCAGGTTCAAATGTAAGACGAGGATGTGCGGGCGACCCCCCCATTTTAATTACGGATCAAGTGAATATTGCAAAAGATAAATCTGGAAAAATTATTGACAATGGAATAGGGGCATGCAGTGACTTTTCCGTCATACCAATGTCTTTCAGATGCGAATATGATGATCCAAATAAATTATGCACGGGGTTTGCGTATGGTTGTGGGCCTGAAAGTGGAAGTCTGTGGGTTCGCGATGAGTCTTAATGTATCATAATTCTTTTTAGTTCGTCCGGCGGTATTCTTTCGTAAATTAACTTTCTGTGTTTCTGCTCTTCCTGCGACAATTGTTCAATCGGTTTTGACAGTAAATTTGAATATCTGGTAAGCGGCCCGGTAATTGCCTTATTCCATCGTTCCCTGGCTTCCTCTAATGATACATTTTTTCCTAACCGTTCGCGCCACTTCTTGAACATGCCCGCTTCGGGCGTTGGCGGGACATTTTCAATATTGCTAAATAATCCTATATTTTTTATATTTGAAAACTTATCCTTACATGCCGTACCAAGGACAATTCCAAAAATGACTAGGATGGTTATCGTAATCGCAATCGCAATCGGTACAGTACGGTCGCTACTTCTTTTCATAACTATTTATCCATAAGAAAGAAAATAATAAGAACAATAATTGTCACAAAAACTATCCCACCAGCACATATCCCACCAATACCCCATGCGCTTATAATCGTGTTGTATTCAGGAGGCATAGTAGCTGGCCCCACAGTTACAACTGGGGGAGTGGTTGGGTCATCGCACGTACGACCTACCGACACGGAGCTTTCCGCCGTACAAATTGTCGTACCGTTTACATAGTAACAGTCTTTTGAGTCACAAGCACACTTGTAGGAGCCTTCAGTACACACAAGCTTCCCAACTGGACAATTCACCTGAACTCCCCATTCGTTACATGTTGGCGGCGTAGGCGATTGCGTAGGCGATTGCGTAGACATCTATATATGTAATAGAATTAAATTTGATGACTAAATTAATGGATCTATGCTTTTGAATGATCCAATTGAGGAAACAATCATGGTTACGAATAGCCAAATAAATATAATCAAGAACAGCGTATTTAGAACGTTCATTGTAATAATTACAAGTAATTTTAAACCTATACGCAACCGAAGATAAATTTTTCGAACACGATTTTTGCCGACGTGTTCGAAAAATTTAAGCGTAGCTTAAATTAATTTGGAGCTTTGCACCGTCTGCCGCGAAATTATTTATGCGGAAACTTCTTCTACAATTTTGCACGACTCGACAGCGGTGTCCGTGACGGCGGTCTCGGCAGCGGCGGTATCCGTGACTGTGGTCTCGGCAGCGGCGGCCTTCTTTTTGATCTCTTCCTTGAAGGCGTCGTTAATACCCTTAAGTAGGGCGTCATATATATTTCCTACAAAGGTCATATCGGAAGGCTGATACGCTCCCTTGGCGGAAGCAATTTCAATGCATTTCATGATCTTTACGATGAGGTCGAGTTTGACAATTGCCGAAGTTTCGAGTACTTTCTGTTTCTCTTCCTCGGTTAGTGTGTCCATTTTGTTTTTGTTATCGGGTATATATATAATTTAAATTAAATAAATAACGCACTTCGTTATTTTCAGCAATTAAAAAATATCCATAAAATAGTAAAAATGGCGGATAATTTAAATATAAGTGTCCTTTGCGCTGCAAAGGAGGAATATACAAATCAGTTGAAACATTATTTGACGCCATTAATCCAAGAAGGATTTGTAAGTATATATGATGACGCTCGGGAAAACGATGAGGAAAACGTATTACGCCAATTTCAAATTTATCTTAAACAAATTCCTCGTTGGAACCAAACCATATTGGAACAAGAAACAAAACGGATCAAAGATCGTTGCCCATTCCTAATGGATTTAGTAACCGCAATATTTGTCAGCCATGTTAAAATATTAGCGTCTGTTCGTTTAGGTGGAAATCACGGCAATATCAAAATAAAAATACCAACGTCCGATATATTCATACACAGCATATATGTGAATGCCGCGGAAAAAATATTCTACGAACCTCATCCATTCCGTGATCTCAGCTTTTCTCGAAAAAATGCCGAAATCGTCAAGGATATCATCGATGAAACGGTCGAGGATACAATTTCTTCCATGATACCAATCCAAAGTATCTTACAAGAATACCTGAGCAGTGCATTCTCTGAACACACAAAACCCGACCCACAGCCCGATCCTCCCCCCGAAGCACCCTTCGAAAGACAAATTACGGGGACAGATATAGCAAACGAAGTTTCGACGAAGTTCGTAAACGAAATTAACGCCGCTTCGACCGCAAATGAGGTTGCAGATTTTGGGACAATGCACAACCATTTTTCAATAGGCGATACGACTAAGACATCGTCGTTCGCACCGATCGCGGAGCCACCGCGAACTTCGTTCGCACCCGTAAAAGAGACTGCTCCGATTGACCTAGGTGAGACGCTAGATGCAACTTCTATTGGGTCATCCAGTGATGCGCCCGTTGTTGAGGATAATTCCTTTGGTAATGCATTTTCATCCGATTTCGGCGAGCCTGCCGTAAAATCAATCCCAATTACAGGTGTTTTTAAAAATAACCCTTTTGGGTCGGAGCCACACCAAGTCGTAGACCAAGTCGCAGACCACCAAGTCGTAGATCAAGTCGTAGACCAAGTCGCAGAGCCGGAGTTTAACCCAGAGCCTAATCAAAGTTTTTTTTACAACAATGATGTTGCGATATTAGAATAAAATAAAATAAAATATTGTTCAGTTCACTGACGCGACTTTAAGTCGTATTTTTTTTCGAAAGTATATATAAATATGGAATCCGAAAATAATTTAATGACGAGCTGTTGGGGTCCAATTGGGTGGGCGTTCATACACAGCATTGTTATGGGATATCCTTCGCAAAACCCAGCACCGGAAATTGTTGAGCATTACAGGCAATTTTTCCTGAACTTGGGTAATATTCTTCCATGTATATGGTGTAAGAAAAACTATGAGAAGAATTTGCGCGAGTTGCCCATAGAACCCTATCTTGATTCTCGTAAAAAATTAGCACTATGGGCATATAAAATCCACAATCTGGTAAATGACGAGCTAAATGTACCTCAAAAGATGCGTCCAACTTTTGACTACGTATATAATTTGTACGATAGTATGAGAAGTCCGTCGTGTTCGCAAGAACCGTCTGGAGTTTGTCACGACCCTAATTCTCAGAAAAGGTGTAAAGTTCAGTTTTTGAATGGCGCGACTGTTCATGAAGGATTTTCGGCAAGTTCCGCAGACTGTAATGTTTTTTCAAAGTATTGGTATCTCATTGTGATTATTATCGTACTAATTATCATAATCGTCGCGATTTCATTATCGAAAATTAAAATGAGATAAAATTATTATATTTATACCCAATAAATGGGTACCGCTGCGAGTAATTTATCATCAGCCGATTTACAAACGTACCAATCGGCTATTTCTGAAGTTATGCAAACTATACAAAATGAGACTAACAATTATGCGTCACAACAAGTGGAAGTTTCTCAAGAAAACAATATTATTATAGGTGGCGAAGAACCAATCAATCCCTGTGCTAGTGAAATACCCGTTCAAACATGTATAGAAAAATCTCGATGTAATACACCAGGTAATTATATACCCCCAATTTATCAATGTATTTTAAAACGTGACGGCTCAGGCGCTACCTCCGTTTCCGCGTGTGATGCCGCCTTCGGACAAGCAACTCAAGAAGAATATTGCTATGGTACGCCCGAAACATGTAGAAAACAATTATTACGTAAAACATGTGACGCAAATCCCCCTGGGTCGTATAATATACCAGAGAATAGTGTGTCGTGTCAGTCCAGTGCAGATTGCCCCGTTGGAACTACATGTGATTTAAATAAAAACCTTTGCGGAGTAGAGACGGCGCCAGGTTATACAGAGGACGATACATGTGGGGGAAATTGCGGAACTAAAACAGTTTATCAAATTGAATTTATAGCTTCGGATGGAAAAAGGACATTTACGCTAGATAATAGAGAAAGTGAACCAACAAATGTTGGTCTTTGCAGCGGGATTATACCCCCTAGTAAACCAGGCGAAGCGTGTTATCGCGCATATAACTTAAACGATTATTATGATTGTGTCAAGGTAGTAAATACAGGGATCAAAATACCGGAGAATTGCATAGATAATTGTAACAAATTAGCCTGTTCGGCAGAGAAGATAAAGTTACTTACGCCAGCACCTCCATATCTAAATGTTGAAGGCAACATATGTTTGCAAAACACGGCAAAGTCAACATTTAATTCAACTCAGTTTGCAGAGGCGACTACGAAAGCAATACTTACGAGTGCCATTACAAGTCAATTTCAAAATGATATCACCAAAACAATAAGCCAAACAAATAAGGGAATTAATTTTAATCAAGAAAACAATAGCCAAGAAAGAACTTCGATTACACAAAAGGTTAGAAACACGATAAGTCAGGCATTATCGGCCTCTTCAAAAAATAATGTAATTCAGAGTGACAAAACTAAACAAATAAACAATTTCATACTCAACCGCGGCACAGTTACGGTTACTTCAGGTGGTTGTAAGTCAGCAGGAGACCCATTAAATGACCAATGCGTAAATGTTAAGACGTCTCCAGGATGTGGTCTTCTACTTACCAACGAATCAATTTCCGAGCTGAACTCAACCCAAACGGCTAAGTCAGTTGTAGATGCATTGTTAAATTCAAATATACTTAATGACCTGAAAAATGAATACGATTTTAAAGCAACCCAGACGAATGAGAACGACTTACTCGGTGGATTGGCTGCCCTCCTCGGGAGTCTTGCTGGTCTTATTCTTGTATTTGCTTTTATTGGGTTTGTTATGATATGGTTTTTTGGAAAACAAGTATTAGACGTCTTAAAAGCTTTTAAGATATTCATAATTGTGGTCGGAGTATTAGGACTCCTTATTTGGGGAAGCGTAGCAATTGTATTTGGTGTTCAGGGTAGCAGTATTGGCGATGCTGTTAGGTGGAAACAAACCACTACGACCACGATTTCTAATCCATCCGGTCAACCATCTAACCCCCTGCCGCCGGAACCATCGAAGCCCGGAAAGAATGAAATAGAGTGCAAGATTGGCAATATGGCTGGGTGCGACTGTTCCATGTTCGTAACTAAGCAAGCAGCAGACAAATTAACAGAAGAACAAAAAAAAGAAATATGTGTGCCTTATATAACAAACTTACAAACGAACCCAACTTCCACAATTCCAGGTCAATGCGGTGTTATTTTTGACAAGAAGGTACAGTGGGGAAGCCCGACTACAACATTTACCTCAGCTTTTTGCGTAAATACGAGTGAAAAAGCCTGTAGTATAAGAAATTTTACTTCACTAGAAGGAACAAGAGCTTATTGTACGTCGCCTGACGGTTCAACGCTTCCGGCGCTTACAACGCTTCCGGCGCTTACAACGCTTCCGGCGCTTACAACGCTTCCGGCGCTTACAACGCTTCCGGCGATCTAGAGAGCTTATTGCACGGAAAAATTAAATCTTTGATACTTTTTAAAAATGGATCAACTCGCGCATGTTCTTGTATTTGGAACCGATGATGAATTTCTAAACTTACTTGATCAAGGGGCTTACAATATGGATTTAGGCAATGCATATTCGCATGGACTTTTGCCATTCGTAGGTGCTCTTCTTTTTCAATCAGATCCGCGTACTGAAAATATTTTATTCATGACGAGTTTAAATAATTTAATACCATTTGGAACGAGACCTAGGTCAATGGATATATATCGTAAACTTGACGGCATGTCACAATCATATAGAAATAACACCCACGCACGAATAATAGGTCGCTTAATCTCTGTCTTGAACAGTATACAACAAATTCTTTAAACGAAACGGTTTTATCGGAGTTTCATTATAAATAAACTGACTGAAGTTTGTGACGCTTTGCGTGGCTTCGCCACCAGTAAAGTAACGCGAAGTAATTTTAGGTTCGGCTGCCGCGACGTTTGCTCCGGCACACCTCGAAGCCGCGAATCGGCTTCGGTCGACGCCTTCGGGCGTCGACCGAAGCTCGCTCAAGTAATAGACGAGTAGGCAATATGCGTCGCCCATATCGTGTTTTCTTTCGTTGTTGGCATAATCGGGGAAGGACTGGAGTCTTTCTTTGGAGAATTTTTCTGTAAACATTTTCCTAAGTTTTTGTACTTTTGACATAGAAAAATGTTTATGCATTGAATTGGGGGATACTAGTATGGCTTTATCTCTATACTTAAATAAAATCAATTCCTGCACGGCTACAAACCCCTGGGGGGGTTGTCTTTCAATAAGTATGGTGTTTGCTTTTTCAAAAAAATCATGATACATTTTAAAAAGATGTGCCATATAGTCAGAAATACACAAAGTGTGTTTTAATTCACAATCCGTGTCTGAACACTCTAGCATGAGGTTTTTAATATTTATTAGCTTACATAGTGTAACATCCTCAAGTTTATAATATTCGGATACATTTGCCCCAATGATGGCAAAGTGCTCGAACCCAATATCAATACTAATTATATACATTCAATTATTTTTTTATTTGTAATTGAAAATAATAATATTTCTTTAAATTAAATATATATGAGTAACATCGGAATTTGCGATCAAAAAACAGATAGTAATTATATACTCGAATATATAAAAAATTGGAAGAATGGAAAGCAGCACAATTGTTCGAATTTTAGCTCAGGATTGATGGATTTCGTTAATGCGCTTATCGTTCAGAAAAGTAACCCCAACTTATTAGTACGCGAATGGTGCAATTCTTGTGTCACAATTAAGAAAAGCAGTCTGGGATATATAACATTAACGGGTGCGCTCGGGGTTTCAGCCAAAGAAAGACCAATTTACTATTTAAAAAGCGACCAAAATCCCGCTACGCAACTAAACAAATACAATTTTGACCCACAAACAGGAAAATGGTCAGATTCCACTTGGGTAAATGTAATTGTAAGACAACCCGAAACTGACATTAAGATTGAGTCTGGACTCAACATTAGCGTACGCACCGTACCGGTAGGTGATTATTATTACCTATTTATCATAAACCCGACCTGCGGAAAATTACCAATGCCCGTGTACCAATATATAGGTGATTTTTCCAACGTGAGCACGAATCTCGTCAATCCAAATTGGCCCCTGATAAACACAGACGGAACCTCGGCTATAAAACTAACCGAATGTCCAGCTGATTGCACGGATTGGAAATGGATTTAAGTCCATGACATCCTCCCCACACTAAAGTGTGGGGCTCAAGTGAAGTAAAAGAGTAAAAGGTTAAAAAGGTTAAAAATCAAAAAAAAAGGGGCTCAAGTGTTAAAAGGGTAAAAGAGTAAAAGGTTAAAAAGGTTAAAAAGGTTAAAAAGGTTAAAAAGGTTAAAAGAGTATCAAAGTAACTTCGCGTAAATGTCTCTTTGTAATTGTAACGAGGATGCGTTTATGTATACGGATGTATCAAAAGGGGTTTGCGTGGAAGAATGCGCAAGGTCCGAATATGTCTTAATGAAAAACAAGGAATCTAAAATAATGATAAAGAAGGGTGGTGGGAAGAAGCCATGTTCTTATAAAAAAGTCGCCACGTGCATGGTGGATATGATGGACAACTACGCAAAGTTGAATATCTCGCTAGCGAATTCGGCGACGCCTCTTCCCAATCCTCGTCGCGCGGAATGGTCGATGCACACGGTGGCGTTGACGCAAAGCGCCATACCTCGCCCCGAGGGGGTCGTGAAATTGCTGGAAGGTGGAGTTAGTCAAGTAAATAGAAACTATCTCATATGGTACGTCGAGAAGCACAATATAACCGTAGATGAAAAAATTACTCAGAAAATTAGGGAAATTGATACGTTTCTACTGAAAACCCTGAATTCTATCCTTACAGACTTTCCCAGAAACCCGTCTCATTCTTATATTTACGAAATGGTACAATTTTTTGAGAAATATACGTTTACCCCAAAGAAATACCTCAATGACATACTCGAAAAGATCCACTCGAAGGATGGTAAAAAGTATACGATCATGTTTTACAAATGGAGCAAGGGATTTCACAAGTACCTAGTTAAAAACGGCCTTTGCTATGTTCCGCCTATATTTGTTAATAATGCGTATGACAAGGAGCTTATCACATATACACCCGAGATTCATGTATGTGAGCCTAAGAAAGGGTTTGAGATGCCTCCGCTCATGCTTGAAGATGGGAATTCTCACAGCAATAGTCATGATGAATTGTTTGAAAGCGATGAAGACGACGACGATGCGAAATCTGCTAAATCTTCTGGTGGTTCCGAATTGGCATCGGATGACGACAAGGCGGACGAGGAGATGTCTGATTATGACAAGAGTGATTCGGATGAATCTGAATCTGATTCCGAAGACTATGAGGAAGAGCAGCCAGAGTCGTCGTCGAAAGCCGTTAAAGATTAAAAGGTAGGTTCAATTAATAAATTATATATAATATTTAAAAAGAAAATTCATAAAATTAAAAAAATATTGTATATTTATTAAATGGGATTTTATATTCATGATTTTTCAAACTTTTCGATTGACGTTCTGAAACGTTTATGTAAGTTTAAAAAGTTGGCAAATTATTCAAAGTTGAAAAAAAAAGAATTATTTGATATGTTGAATGAACATATATCCGTAATAAAAATACAACGATTTTTTAGAAGTTCGCTGATGGGCAAAGACGCAACATGTCTCATATCAATGGAACCTATTAGGTATCCTTGTTATCCTTTTAAGCCAAAGGGATCGAGCTTTTATGTATATTATAATTTAGAAGTATTTATTGACTACCTACTTCAAACGGGCGATTTCAGAGACCCTAAAACAAGAGAACCGTATACGGACGATTTCCTAAAAGGTATAGATTCATATAAAAACAAAATAGGTATAAAAAGCAAAAACGTTTATCAAGCAAGTCAGAATAGAAATATATATAAGAAAAAAAAGGAACATGAAGACGAAATTATGGTACTTGATCGTTGTATAGATGAAGTAGTTTCTTCTATTATTGGTGTTATGGAAAGAAGAGTTGTTGATCAATATAACAATGATCCAAGAAATATACTAAACAGTTATCATTTCCCAACATACCTTCGGTACTATAAAAAACTCTTGCAAAAATGCAACTTTTCGGGAAAACTTAAAATCCAAAGCACCATACGCATTATTACCGATAGACACGTAATGGATCCAAATCATATACAGGATTTTATATTACAATTTATGTACACTATCGAGGCTACTTACGAGTCTCAGTTCCCATAACAATCATTTTCTGATCCGATTTCTGATCCGAAAACATTTCCTGATTCAAAGAATCAAGCTCCAGTTTCAAACTTTTGTCGTACGACGCTACATCGTCTTTCGATGATGGTCTAAACGACCATTTTATATCGTCCAATCCAAACCAATTGCCGTTACGTAAACCACTACAGTATTTAGGTAGTTTGTAACCAGGTATTTCATCAACAGGAGGCTTATCAGGTTCGGGGTTTGTTTTTAATTCAGCAGTATTTTTAGTATTTTTACCTTTTGGCGGCTTATATTTTACAGGTTCAATAGGCGCATCCACAGCAGTGTGTCCGAATAGCGATTGCGGCGATTGCGACATCGGCGATTTCTCATCCATTGCCGTATCCGGATATGTTTCATAAATATCTATTATTGAACGCATAAATTTTTCTATATTCTTCATATTATTCATGGTGATATTTTTTTCAAATTGTTCAAATTGTCCTACTGAGTAATGGACAATTGTATATAGAAAATTAAAGTGTTGTTCTTCCATTAAAAAATCGTTTACGATTCCCCCCACATCTCCGTCCTTCGTTAATATATTCATTAATATGTAATCGAATGATTCTTTGTATAAATCGAAAAAAAATGTTTTTTTATCAGGTTCATCAGACTTGAAAAGATTATACTTTAGCCCAAAAATGCACATCTGGACTTTAAGGAGGTTATTGATAATTTCTTTATCTTTTTTTTCAATTTCTAAAGAATAACGAAGATCAAAATCTATCATTTTGAAAATATCGTCTCCTTTGTAAACAATTCTGTAAACAAAGTTGGAAGGTTTCACGTCAAAAAATACAATTTCACGGTCACAAACATTATCTATTATTTTATTTGTTTTATTTACAAAATTTTCAATTTTTTCTTTTTCCTGTATATTTTCCAAAAGATATTTAGAACAATCTCCATCAAAAGCTTCCATGCTCATCCAATATATAGTCTTCTCATTAATTTTTTCAGAAAAAAAACCCCATTTATACACTGTTGGTGCTATATCCTTATATTTTCCAAGCTCTTCAAATTCGCTGCGTAATGGCTCACTGGATATTTTGTACGCCATTTTTTCATCATCTTTCTGTATTTCGTAAACATCCCCATGGGTTCCCGATCCTAAATATCTAGTAAATTTAGTAAATTGAAAGTTATCACATGACATTAATAAAAATAAATTCGTCATTTTTTGTAATCTACCCGGATCAATTGGAGTAAGTTGTCCATTACCTTTTATTAAAAAGTCACGCGGTAGTGATGTTCCTTTCCGGGTTAATCGCCCATCCCGGTCCCGGACTAATCGCTCATTTAGATACGTGCCATAACCATTTATTAACTCAAGTGTATAACTATCTACATTGCCAAAGTAAAACTTTCGAAGACCTCGAACTCTGGCTTTGCCAACGACGCGTCGACTCTTCCGGCGACTCTTTCGTCGACTCTTTCGTCGACTCTTTCGACGACTCTTTCGGCACCGAATGACATTCATTGTTTAAAATTAATCAAGAAATTTAATTAATGAAAAAAAAATCAAAAAGAAAGTAACGCAAAAGTGGTTTAAGGATTAAAAGGTAATAAAGAGTAACTAAGAATGTCCCTGTTCAATCACGACGAGTTTGAGAAGGAGTTCAGTACTATTAAGCGCGGTCCGGGTTCGAACGAAACCCCGCTAAAGTTGAATGTGTGTGTAATTTGTGGATCGTTTGGATCCTTAATTAATATCAAGAAGTTGGTAGACGATCTATCATCGGAAGACCTATCTTCATCGGATGACCCGGATGTCACGGTCGTGATTGATACAAACATGAAGTCTGGTAAAAAGGATGTCATGATTATTTCACCCACTGAAAAATATAGTGTTGCAAAGATCATCAAAAGGGAGTACCCACTCCAGCCCAAGACAATTCGGATTCGGTACAAACCCAACTGCAAAAAGTCCAAACTTAAAAAGAAGAAGGGTGAGGATGCGTTTTACAATTGCGTAAACATAGAGTTTGCAGTAGATTATGATACCGAAGAGCGTAGTAATATATCCGCCAAGTTGTTTCCGAATGGAAAGCTGCAAGTAGCCGGCTGCAAGAACGTATCTGTGTGCAATCGAGTACCTCAGATTATCTTTAACTTTGTGAATAAATATGGCAAAGACGCCATTATCAATCCTGAACTTTTTAGTATCAAAGAGTTCAGGATTGTAATGCTAAAAACCAGCTTCAAGTTTAACTGCGGACTCAATCTGGAAATTCTCAAGGACAAAATCAACCAACACAATGTACGCAACGAAGCGGGAGAATGGAGAAATGCAGTATACGAACCAGGTACCTTTCCGGGCCTCAACGCAAAACATTGGCAGTCCGAAACCAAAGAAAAGTTCATTGACAAGATCAAATCGGGTAAAAATATCGGAAAGAAAATTGACGGACAATCCACCGTAATTGTTTTCAGACAGGGCAATGCCTCCATTACCGGAGCAAAAACAGTGAACGAGCTTTCCGCCGCTTACCACTCTATAATAGATATAGTACACAAATACTATGACGAAATAGTCTGCGACGAAGACCGCGACGAAGACCGCGACGAAGTCTGCGACGAAGTCTGCGACGAAGTCTGCGACGAACTTAGTTCCTTTTTTTTGCGCTAAGAACGGCGCGTACCAGGAGGCCTTCGGGCCATTTTTTTCTTATGGCCGGGGATTAAGCGACTTTGTGTATTTCCACGCCTCAATCGACCCATCCTGCATACCACCATTGGCGACACTGGAGGAAATATTCCAAGATTCAAAAGCCCTGGTTTGTTTGTTTGACCCCCAGTTACTAGCATTATTAGTCGCATATGCGGGAATGTGGAAACCCTGTGCCAAGTCCCTAGGGCCGGAGGTCATGACGGGGCCGCGAGGTCCTCCCTCACGAAGATCGGCAGGTACGGGGCAGTATCCCGGGTATACCGCATACCATGCCCCATTTGAGGCACGAACGCAATCTTGCTGAGAGTACGCAACCATTTTGCATGCTTGTTCGGTAGAATAGCCAGCGCCCTTATTGTTTTGCCCAACGGGTGGCGGCTGGGGTATACCGGAGTTGTAGGGGTACCCTAGGTAATGCGAGGTACCGTCAGGGCACTCGTACTTTTGCGCGCAAAACCCGGTTTGCTGTATATTTTTACCGTTAAAGTCTACCTCATTGTTACAGCTGTAACCACTTCCACAATCACTATCCGTAGAGCACCCTCGTCCAATACCGCCCTCGTTGATATTCTTGCGGAAATAATTGCCGTTTTCTAGTTCAGGGTACTTGGTTACCGAGCAATACGCGCCTGACTGATTACCCTTGGCGTCGGGCCAAGGTTCGTAGTTTCTATTACAGGTTGTACCCGGCCACGGGCCGCAATCTGCGTCTGAATTGCATAGAAGGGAGTTGCCTACATTTTGGAGAGTTTGGGTCTGTTGTACCCATGCGGCGTTGTTATTGGAGCCCATACCTACGGAGTTTTGTGTCATAGCCTGGCGGAAAAAGTTGGTATTCGTGGGAAGGTTGTACTGTTTCACAAGCGTAGAGTTTCTGGACCCGGCAGGGCGCCAATCGGTCATTAGTCCGCCAAACTGTTTGTAAAGAGGGAACGGATCGCCTACTTGTTGATCTCCAGTGGGTGCGTAGCGACTATTGGTGTAGTAGTTGTTGATACTGTCCTTTTCACGATTCAAGGTAGCCGAGTATCTTGCTGAGTTGGCCATTTGGGTTTTTTATTATTAGTTGTAAACATATTTTTTTTAAATAAAAACTTTGTTTAACAATTATTAATCATTTGGTAATTATGTAAGAGGTTTCTAGAACTTATACCCTGTACTCCACTCCCAGGAAGCGCGCTGTTTCCGAAGATGACGTTATTCTGTGCGGTATAATCGTATAAACCATCTTTTCCAATAGGTTGCTGCATAACTCCCCCAGTAAACTGACCAGCGTTTTGTACAACGTACCCTGATACTCCCGGAGACCATCTGTTGTAATCTCTCTCACCAAGGGACGATTCAGAATTCTTGGGTCTCATATCTGATCCCCAACGTAAATTACTATCCGTATCAACAAAAGACCGGTCAGACGAAACCGTACCTAAGAACGGCGTAGTTGCGTAGGGTTCGGTATATACAGGATATATAGGATTCAGACGGGAAGGGATCGGTCTTTCGTATTCGTTGCGTACACTTAACACTTTCTGATTACCAACTACAGAGTATGTTTCGAATGAATTTACTTGCGGACTATTGTATTCATTCACATAGTACTTCATAGGTTTCGAACTTATTAGCTGCTGGTTTTGTAGACTACAAAGGTCATTTTTAATACCTGTACTTTGTAGGAAAGCTCTGTTGTAGTTGTTATTTATACTCTCCATTACAGCATCATTAGGAAGGTAAAACTCACGATCCTGTGCTTGATCAGGAACAGGCGGTGACATGTTTACTATTATTATTATAGAATTAGATTTTATTTCCAAATGCGCCGAATTAAATAATTTAAAGATTTAGCACATATTTAATAAATAAAATCTAATTAAATTAGTAATGTTGAATAAAATATACACGCTGTCTTGGGGAATTGCCAATGGTTCTGCGATCGGGGCTTTATTCGGTATATGTACGGGGACGGCCCTGTCCAAGATTGAAAAAAAAACAGAAAATAAAGTACTCATGATCGAAAGGGTCACAATCGGAGGAGCAGTTGTCGGAGGATTTATAGGATCCTTCATTACAAACACCCCACTCAGCGCATGTATTTTATCAAGCGTTTGCGTACCATACTATATTTACAACAAATATCAAGTTAAATTTAGCGAAGCTTAGCGAAGCTATACTCCGATTACGCGAAACCAGACGGTGCACCAGACGGTGCATCGGTCGTATCCTTGTTCTTAACGAATTTCCAATCCGTTACTCCGCCCCATATAAGTACAACTATTAATGCAACCACTATTGCACATATGATTAAGAACGTACTTAATTTAATTTTGTTCTCCTTTATGAATCTTTTGACAAAATCTTGCATTTTAATATTTTAATATAATAAACATATTTTTTTTTCAGCCAACGCGAACAAAGTTCGCACCGATCTCAGTGGTGGAGCCACCGCGAACAAAGTTCGCACCAATAACATTTAGATGTATTCGAATTAAAGCAGTCCTCCGAGCAATAAAACCCATCGCACTCCTCACAGTATATTGCGCAATCCCTGCAACATGCATTATCACATTCTATGTAACAATAATTAGAACTGCATACAATGTTCCGCATTGTTGGCTTCTCTGTCAGAAGCGCAAATCGACGCTTCGCGTTGACGCCCGAAGGCGTCGACCGAAGCCGAGAAGCGGCTTCGATGTCATTTGCGAGAAGCGCAAATGTGCAATATATACACATATTTGTACAATAATTGAAAAGAATATAATCAATCAAGTGTTCAGGCAACGGAGCCATCTTTCAAATTGAATGTGTTCTCAAATCCTTAAATTTTTTTCCGCCTTCAGCTTAATTCGCGCAAAATTTAACAACACCTTAAGAAAAATGGACGGCCACTATTTATAAGATGTTCGCTTTCGCACCATTTACATACATCAAAGTTAAACGTTGGACATTTTATATAACATGTTTTGCAGCATAGTAATTTGCAATCATTGCATATTACTAGTCTACCTACTGGGCAGCTTTTGCAATATATTTGAGAACAATATTCGCAATGTATTTTACAATCATTGCATATATTTATCTTGCATCCATTGCATATCTTCGCCGAACGGAGTTGGATTGAAAAATACAAATGGTCTGTACATTTTATCATACAATGCTTGCATATTCCGGCGTAGTTTGCAATATTGGCAAGTATTTCCTTAGGTAAGCGGAACATTCATTTAATCTTTGATTAATATTATTTTTTATGATTTTAGACTCCAATATACGCTAAATCGTGAGCATTAAGATTATTCATAATCCATCGCCGTATTTCGGACTTGAACTGAAACATAATGTCCATAAATTCAATAAATTCATGTGGTCGTAGTCTTCGCATCTTATAAATTGCAAATCCCGGGTAATTAAACACATGCTCATCCGAATATTCGAGGAAAATCGTCCGAATCATACCCGAATAGGTGTCCCCATCAAATAGTCTGTACTTGCGGTACCATCTCTGTATAGCCTTGACAGCTGAATTCCTAAGTAGGACATCCCTAGATTTCACCCCAAACGAATATATATGATGTAGCACAAATTTATCATTGACACGTCTCGCAACTACCATGGGGTCAATGTTTGGCATCCTACTGGTATTTCCTATTTTTTTTTCTTTTTACTTTTTCTTCGTTTACTTCGTTTTCCAAATTTACGCATGATTGGTTTGTATTTCTCTGCCAATCCCGCGAATACTGTCCCATTGTCTGGGTTATAAAGATCATAATAGTATTCGTCTAATAAATCAGATGCCGTAAGTCCTTCATTGTTGGGGATAGAAGGGTTTGCGCCATTGTTGAGTAAGAGTTTTATAAGCCGCGGGTGATTGTGTATAATTGCACAGTGCAAGGCGGTTAGACCTGTTATTGGATTTTGGTAATTTATATTGTAATGTTCGATACTGTTTGACTTCATTAAATGTTCGTTTATTTCAGGATCAAACCATTCATCAAGGTAATCGTAATCTATTTGTTCAGGTTCTAATTCGGCGATCATGATTAACAATGTATTACCATCATAAGTGTTTACCTGTTTGCTTATTCCAAAACGATAGTGCAATTCAATGAGTAAGTCCATTGGATTGTAGAGTTTGATAAATTTTTGCAAACTAAGTTCGGGCTGCTCGCGTAGATAGCGCTGTTTAAGTGTTGTTTTAATAAATACAATTCTTTCGGCAATTAAATTAAATATTTTCATTATTTCATCATCGGACATTATAGTTGCATTAAATTTTTCCAAATTTTCCCTAACTAGATACCAGCAGTTAACATTATCAATATTATCAAAGAGCAAATTAATAAGCTCAAAAAGTGACTCATTATCTGGCCCGTATCTATTGTCTATATACTCGCTTAATTCCCAGTAACCGTAGTATTTACTGTTTAACATATCACTCAGGTCAAAGTCATTGCCATCATCGTCCATTCTTTTAAATAATATAAAGAATTAAATTTAAATATACCGTTAAATATTAGATCTTCTAAAAAAATGCTTTGCACGAATTAATCCAAGATCATAGCATAGAAACCATATAATGAATACTGCACTTAATGCGCTTATATTTCTATATTTACACAAGTATCTTTCACCTTCACCTCCAATCACATTCTTATCAACGACTACTATTTCAGGTGAACTTATAAGTGTCAATATAAAATTAAAGAGAATGAGTAACAAGGCAACCAATATAATCCAATTTATATTTGCCCTGCTATTTTTGGATCCGAAAGTTCCATAATTAAAATTCCAGGATTTAAAGAGAAAAAAATAATTCAAGAATAAAATTAGACCAGACGCGGAAAGTCCAAAAATAATCTTGTTTATAATTTCCTTGTCTACAAAATTCATACAAATAAACCAACTATTTACCAAGTGAGCAATAAGTATCGATACATACACAAAAGATATAATTACCAATACTGCACTATGCAAATTTACTGAGACTACCATCTTTAATTTATAGCAGAGAAATAAAATATAGTACACATCATTAGTACCACTGAAAGTGGCGTACAATAAGAGAGACTTTTAGTTTTGATTGAAAAAGTGTGTTGTGTCTATTTTATTGTTTATGATGTAGTTACGGTACCGAGAATTAAATTTTATGACTTCTAATTGCTTTATAGTATCCCGGTTGTCAATCATAAATTTAATATTTTCTCCGGTAGATTTTTGATTTGAATACATAATATAACCTGTATATATTGATTCATAAAGTTTAAGTTTATGCAGGGGGTAAGTATCTTGTAATACTTTCATCGCAGACGCATATATAATTAGATAAGTAGGCATTTCCAATTCGTCCAAGTAAACTCCCTTATCCCTTAAATTTTTTAAATACTCTTGTTTTTTATAAAAATTGTGTATTCTCATAGCCTCCTCACACCAAAGTCTTATAAATTCAGAGTCTTTTTCTGCTGCTAGGAACCAGCTTTCGATTCTTATATGCTTTCGTGTAGTTTCGTCCATAAGAATACTAAAATCCTTTGGATTTCTTGTAATATTTTTCGTATTAGGTACAGTGAAGCCTATAAATTCATGTTCTGGGCTTAGTTTATGTATCCAATCATTGAATGGTTTATTACATATAACACTTGCATCACACCATATACCTCCGTGTATGCGAAGAATGTTTAATCTGATAAAATCTGACAAGGCAGTTGTATCCTTTGCATGCCTAAGGTTATTGAAATCTACGTCAGGTATATATTTAGTTAGTAAATCATTATTTAGTACAACAACTTGGTGATCTTTGTTGTGGTTCTTTAAAGATTCTATGCATTTACTAACAAAATCGGGTGGATTAGAATTATTCCAATAGGTCCATATAAGTTTAGGAATTTTTGAGTTCTCGGATGATTTATTTGTGAGATGACTACTAATAATAATAGGACTGCCATTAAATTTTTCACCATTAGGTTTCAACACGATAGACAATGTTGTGATAACAATGATTAAGATATATGATAAAAACAAACATAACAGAAGATAATCTATCATTTAAGAATACAAAATATTTAATTTTATAGCACATTTCATAGCGCCTTCATTTTCCATAGAGACTGTGTTTATCATTAGGCAGCGCAAACAAATGGTAAACACAATTTCTTAAACTTATTTGCGCTTCGCGCTGACGAAGTCACTGGCGAAGCCACGCGAAGCGTCGATTACAAAGTAACTGCGATTGGTTCGCGAACGGAGCGAACGGAGTTCGCGCACGACCGGAGGTCGTTCGCGCACGACGCACCAGCGTCGTTACTTTCCAACGTACGTACCATCGACACCACAACCCGCTGGCCCACAGCCATACAGACCATTGTTTGGTATAAATGCGTCCAATGGTTTTTTTTCCAGGTCGGGAAGTATACTTGTATTCAAAAACGGCGAGACGACATTGATGGGGTTGGGTATGTTGTTGCGGATATCGTATGACTGGTTGCGCGTAGATCCTAGGACGGTGTCGATACCGATCTGCTGGGTAGCGCTGAGGAAGTTCTGGTTGGCGAGGATATTCTCGGGGGCGTTGATATCCCATGACTGTTGTCCGGGAATGGAGGGGCTGGGGAGTAGGGAGGTGGCTACGAATGTAGGGGCGTTTTGGGCGCAGGCGCTAATCTTCTGTGCGCGTTCGTTGGCGAAGTTGACAGCCTGGAATTCGGAGTCGTAGAGGTTTCCCGAGAGGATATCGAAGGGTGCGGTGCGTTCGGAGAGTCCGCCGCCGAGTTTGATTGCTCCGCTGCCGGTTTGTTCCTGCGATTGCCCGGAGATGGAGTTGAGTTGCTCTAGGGTGGGAGTCGCGGCGTTTACGGCCTGCTGGTAGAGCTGGTAGGTGAGGAGTTGGTCGCCGGAGCTATTGAGGTTAACGTTCTGCTTTCCACCCGGTAGTTGCCCGTCGGGTCTTGCGTACTTGGCTGTGTCGCGGGAAACGTTCTGGCGGGTGGTGTTGTAAAAAGATTCACGATCGTCGTTTCCGAACGCTTCGATCATGGGGGTTGTTATGTCGATGGTTTCCTGTTTGGGTAATTGTTCGGCGGCAACGACTCCTACTAAAAAGAGGGTTCCAAGTATTGTCGCGATATATCCTCCAACGTTTGGGTCGGAATTCATTCTTTTTTATTATTATACCTACCTAAGAAAAAAAAAATGTAATTAAACCTTTTAATTTCCGCATTCGTTTAATTAACGAATGTTAATTAACGAATGTTAATTAACGAATGTTAATTAACGAATGTTAATTAACGAATGTTAATTAAGAAAATTGGGTATTCGCGGAATACAACCCGAGGGGGTGTTACTGGGTGTACAGAATCCTTGGTTATTGAGTGATTCAAATGCTAAGCTCTTTAAATCGTTGTACCCTAGGGGGTTTTCCTCGATTACTTCGTATTTTGATATATCCGAGCACACTCCCTTACCGATCGTATATAAACACATATTACCGTTTTCCGCGGATCCCATGATCAAGTACGTATACATTTTAGCATTTGTTGCGGAAGAGCTTGGAACTAAGTTGAATGTACTGTCAGCTACAAACGATATCGTCTGTACGTATTTTAGCATATTGTTTGATATATTTAGTTTATATGTGTTTGTCTTTTCGTCAAAGATGGGTGTAATTCCCATCTTTGCCCCTACAGACGCCCATGTTCCTGCGATTCCGGTATTTTCAGACTGATTTTGTGAAATCAATATGGGAACGATTATACCAAAATCTCCGGATGTTACTAAGCTCACTAGAAAGAGACCCGAATCTTTTGTGATTTCATCTTTTGTAATATTGCTACCCTTTTCGCCAATGACTCCGGTACCATAAAGTGCACCAATAATTATACCGGATACAACAAGAACTACTAAAAATATAATAAGTGCTATTTTTCTCCAGTTTGAGGACTGTGGTTGTTGTTGTTGATCCATTCTTATTTTAATACAAATAAAATAAAAATATTTTAATATATTTAAAGATGAATATGTTCAAAATGTATCAAAACCCAGACGATGGTCTTAGTCTTTTTACAAATTCACAGGCATATCTTGACCGTAACAAATCGCTAACTGTTCCGCCGGAAAATTATAGATTCAATTCGCAGACCCATCTTCGTTTCGGCGCAGAAGGTACAAGTTTTGAGGAGAATGTTTATCGTAACCTGCAAGATTACAAAAATTATATTAGAACCCCCCTAATTGGTTCAAGCGGTGAGCTCAAGCAGTTAAAAAAAAAATTATACGAAAAGAAAATAATTGAAGAAAACCTTACAAATGGTGCCAAGTTTCTTTCTGAGCTTTATGGAATAGAAAACCTAGAGTACCTTAAAGGAGTCATTAAACAAAAAGGAAGCGTAGAAAATGTCATATTGGCCGAAAAAAAGGGAGAACTAAAAGACCTGAGCAAACTTAAAAAGAGTTCATCCAGCGACAAGTACGACCGTTACCGTTCATACCAAACGCCATACCGAGCGCCCTACCAAACGCCATACCGAGCGCCCTACCAAGCGCCCTACCAAGCGCCCTACCAAGCGCCCTACCAAGCGCCCTACCAAGCGCCCTACCAAGCGCCCTACCAAGTGCCCTACCAAGCGCCCTACCAAGTGCCGCCTAGGTCAGTGAATGAGTTGCATTCCAAGATTCTTTCTTTGTTGGACAATAAGACTTCGGAGCGTCCTGTTCAGAATTCGGAATTATTTTTGAAGCAGATTATTAAGGATACGTATGAGCCTGATACAAAAATGTACAAAAACAAAGACGATATATCCGTTATGCTTAGCAAGTATGCCAAGTTAATGAAGGAGTACAAGCTCAAGACAAAGGAAATTAAGAATGGGTTGGTAAAATTGACAGATTCTCTTTCTGCGACTGTGGGTGTTCCTAAACGTGAACTAAAGCCATTTGTAAATATGGCAATCCCTATGATCGAAAAGGAGCCAAAGTTTTTCAGATAAAATTCTCCATAATGCCAATGAGCTGGGCATTCTAAGGAATTTTAGTTTTTCGTTCAAAGATCCGTGCCATAAATCATGTACAATATCTCATCTCGTATGGGATCACTGTTCTTGAGATTTTCTGGGCAATATTCAAAACATTTTTGTTGTAACTCGGGCTGATACGTTGCTTTGTATTTTTTTATGTTTTTCCATATAACTGAATATGTTAACGCAACCCCTAGTGGTAAATTCATACTTGTTGCTTTTTTAATATAACTTGCTTGCATATTATTCCAATAGAACGTGTCTGGAACCGACACACACTCCTCAATAAATCTACGAAAATCGCTCAAGCTGCTACCTCCTCGGTAGACTTCGTCACTATCTTGCGGCGAACAATCGTGCGCTTCTTCACAGCCGCCTCCCCTCCCTCGGAGATCTCCGTGATCGCCTCCTGAATCTTGGCCTTTACATTCGTCTCCGGAGGTGCCACGGTCTTGGCAGGCGCCGGCTTGGTGCGCTTGGTCTCGGAAGTCGTCTTTGACTCCGTGTCCGTCGTCTCGGCCTTCATAAAGTGCGGCTTTAGGTAGGTCTGAAGATTGAAATAGCTCAGGGGCTGATCCGAAGGCACCCCTAGGAGTTTGCGAAGCTCGGCCCCCCCGTTCAGTTCCAGATTGATCTTGCGGCGGTCCGTAGGAAGCTGAAGATCGTGCTTCTTCACATACCCGTCGATCTTGCGAAGGACTTCCGTGCGGGAAATGAGGCCCCCCTCGGGGATTTCCAAAAAAACAGAAAGTTCCTTAGAAATCGTCACGGGAAGGGCAAAGCCAGTCGCCGACTTCTTAGGGCGGTTGGGGTCGCGAGTCTTGCGTACCTTTTTCTTCTCCAGTTTGGATACCTCCTTACGAATATTCTTAAGCTCCAGAACAAAGGAGCGCCCCTCCTTGAAAATAGTCTCCATCTTGATGATGAGATTGTTGATAATATCGCTGGCATTACCAGAATCCTGGGCTACGACCTCTTCCTCCGAGGCGACAATTACATCGGGTTCAATGTTTTCGGTCATTTCCGTGATTGCTTTTGTATATTCTACTAATAGAAAGCTTTTTGCTGATTTAAACGCTTATATTACTAGAATAAATTGTATCTCTAAGCTATTTGCGCTTCGCGTAAATTAAACAACATTTGAATAAAAGTTGGATCTTAGACTTAGGGGTATTCCGTCGAAGTGGTTTTTAGTCTGGTAAGCCCCCATACCAGTGTACTGCTGGAACGTATTCATATCCGCCGCCGGGTGAAAATTGCCCATCATCTTTGCCGTATTGGGCATATTGGCTGATACGCCTTGGCCGAATCTCGATTTGCTTCTCATGAATCTCTTCCAGAAAGACTTGCGGTGCCCCTTTCTGGACCCCTTTTTGGACCTACTAAACATTCTCTTGAAGAATGACTTGCGGTGACTCTTTCTGGACCCCTTTCTGGACCTGCTAAACGGACTCATGACTTTTCTCGTCATTCTCCCTAGTAATGACGACGATCTGCGGTGCGATCTGCGGTGCGATCTGCGGTGCGATCTGCGGTGCGATCTGCGGCCCATTTTTGTTATTAATATGCATAAACATATTTTTTTTAAAAAAATAAATATATATATATATTTTAAAAAGAAATTTAAAAAGAAATTGTTAATTTTTTTCGCGGTTATTCCAAAGATCTTTAAATATTAATTAATATTAAAAAAATAAATGGAGTGGTTCAGAGGACTAGTCAGAAAAAAGTCGAGTGTAAAGCGTTCATCCGTACCTGTCCAGAAACGCAAGAGTTCTGGGTCAAAGAGAGACCCCAGAGTTGTATTTGTCAAGGGACAGGCAAAGGCTGCTCACCCTAAGCAAACTGGTAGTGGATACTACTACGTACGTAAGGATTCGAACGGAAAAGTGCACAAGATTTCCGTTGTGGGAAGAACCTATTCGAGACAGGAGGCGCAGAAGAAGATTCGAAAGACCAAATAATTAGCGCTAATTTAAAAACTTGAGTATTTTTTGGTATATTTTTTCGTGAGTCTTTGTCCAATTTCCGGAAACCCTGTCGTAATATAAAGAACAGATAAATTCTTGTTTTGATATGGTTGGTGGGTGTTTTAGAGCATGTTTAAGTATAAAACTTAATTCTCTCGCCGTTCTGTTGCTGTGTCTAAAAAAATAATTAGACTCCCAGGATTCGTCATCATCATCCGATGACGATGAGTTTGAATCATCTCCGTCGTAACCCTGTTCGTAGCGACGACGACGACTGCTCATTTATATTTAATTATTTTTTTTTTTTTTAGAAGAAAAGAAAAAGAAAAACATAATTAAATTTGCGCTTCGCGCAAATGACTGGCGAAGCCACGCGAAGCGTCGATTGCGCTTCGCGCTGACGAAGTCACTGGCGAAGCCACGCGAAGCGTCGATTGCGCTTCGCGCTGACGAAGTCACTGGCGAAGCCACACGAAGCGTCGATTAAGCGTAGCTTCGATTTGAGCTTACCATAGATATTTGTGACTCAGGATCTTTGCATTGTATTTTCCGTGTGATTTTCTAAATTCTTTGCGAATCGCTGATGATTTATTTGGTGTCCCAGAGTGTCGTTTAAAGTAGTTTGATCTTCTCTTTTTATCCCCGTGATTCTTGGACCTGTACAGACCCAGTTTTGTGGAATCTCTGTACTGTTCGTAATCTCTCGCCCCAAAATGTATGGTGCGCACTGAACCCGACGCGCCCTTTACCGTAGCCATATACTTTTTGTCTTTTTTGTTTGAACGCTTAATATCAATGATTTTTTCGGTTGCCATTTTATTAATTAAATAGAAGATTTAAATAGAAGATTTATTGCTTAAATTGCGCTTCGCGCTGACGAAGTCACTGGCGAAGCCACGCGAAGCGTCGATTAGCGTCAATTAAACGTTTTTATAAAAGTCCTTTGTTTTATTCATAGACGTCTTATCGAAATCCCAAGATGCCCTATTCATTGGGGAGCATTTTAGGTAATCACTTGTTCTCCCATCGATAAAATCTGGCCTATCGTCTATTTTATCGCAAATTCTTGCAAAGTAACCTCGTAATTGCATAATCCCCGTGCTATATGTACTAGAAGGACTGCCCAAAAATTTTAACGCGGGGACCGCCAATAGCATTTCCAAAACAGACTGATCTATCTGGGTATCTGATTTAGGTGGGCGCACAAGTTTATATTCGGTAAACAGTCTATTCATCTTTTCCCTAATCCTTTCTGGAATGTTTTGAAGGACGTCTTGTGAAAGTAATAATATAGGCTTACTCTTGTCAAGACGTAAAATTCTATCGATAATTTCTTCTTGTGACCTTGTTTTATACTGTGGTTTGCTGCCCTCCCAATTTCTTACGTGAACCGCATTGTATTCACCAGTCTTTAGAGATAATTCATTAAGTAAGCGACTGGCAGACTCATAGAATTTATGCTTGTACTTGACGGATTCCCATATAAGTTTTCTCATTTCTCTCTTTTTATTTTCGGGTAGGACTTGGAAATAGCACTCGGTATTTCCCAACATCCTGTGATCCAAATTTCTAAAGTTGTCAACGCGGTCACAATAGAAATACCATATTTTAGAACCCTTATTGTCTAGGAATTCCATCTTAAACTTTGTTTTACCGGGTGACCAATTGGGTTCACTAACATCACCATATTCACCATTTTCTAAATTTCTGAAAAAATCTTTGTAAGATACATCGCGTGGCTTCGCCCCATTCTCTAACCACTCCTTGTATGTCAGTATCGGAATGTGAGAAGCCCAGCAGTCAAAATCAAATATATCCGTCGGATCTATTAATTTATCCCCTAGTAAATACCAATTCGTTGGTGGTGGCAATACCAAAGTTCTTCCCGATAGCCATGCAAGAACGGTCAGTGTTTCAAATTGCATCCTAATATTATTAAGTCCTCCGCAATCAATTTGGAATATTATAAATTTATCAGTCATCGGTAGCCTAGGACCGGTCGTTTCGATCGGTGAAAGGGCCAATATACTACATTTGGAGCTTTGCGCTTCCTTACGAAGCGACGGTACGTTTGAGAATGCGTCCATACTGGTAGTTAAAATAAGACACACGAATGAAATGATAAACAAAATACCTAGAAACACCCATATTATTATTTCAAACTTGTTTTCGTTTTTCATTTATAGTAAAGAAATATTTTTTTTTAATTTCATGCATGATTCTAATTAGGGCCGTGAAGCGTCGATAGTTCTTCAATAGTAATATTCTCCCGGATATTCAGTAGGGTCTTATCCACCGTATACAGTCCATTGGGGTGCGTCTTGTCCGTTCGCACAAAGAGAGGATCGAAACAGCTAGTCTTTGAATTATATTCACATTCGACAATCATACCGGATTCGTACTTGGGGTTTGTGAGCGAAGCAAGTTTCTCGCCAAAATCCTTGCCTTGCGCTGAATCCTTTGAAACTGACGCAAAGGCCGAAAGCACTCCCTTATTGTTGACGAATGCCACGTACTTGTCCGGTTCATTTGTAATCTTGAAATCAAATGTATGAAGCTTAATAGACTTCCATTTGAATAGCGTATACTGTGCATTCGTACCAATCGGAAGCATAACTGGGGTAAAAATAAGACCATCCGTAGGATGAGAAATCTCATTGCGAGATTCCATCTCAATAAGAGTCTTGATTTCATTAAACGGTACAAATTTCTTCATCACAATCGGAAACGAATCTTTAGACGGCTCCGCCGTATTCAAAAAAGTTTCAATTGTAGCCGAAACACATGCATAGCGCTTATTAAAATCAAGTTGAGATACATCTTCACCCTTAAATGATACACAGTCGTGGATCACATACGTCCAAACTCCATTCTTCATTTTTACAAGTTCTCCGTCGAATAGAGTATTCTTATAAACAATATCACTGAACGACTGCACTACTTCAAATGGCCGAAACGCACGATCAATCATATAACATTTATTACCCGAAGGCTCGTCGGTGCGTTTTGTGCAAAGCATCATAAACCGCATACCATCAGACTTTACACATACCAAATATGGAAATTTTTTCAGTTTGAATAGATCCCTACGCTCAAGTGATACTGGCTGAGGACCAGGAAAATAATCATTACGACGACGAGGCCAGTACCCTAGCACAATATTACGAATATTCTTTACGGCCAATACATCTGTAACTGGGATAGCAATAGGGCCAGTCTCGCTATTTGCGAGACGAATATGGTCCGTGCGACGAACCTCCGTCACCGAATCATTATTGCAAACCATCTGAAAAGGCTCCTCGGAAATTGCTTGATTCGATACGTTACTGGTCGATCCTAGAATGTGTCCCATTTTCTCTTGTTCAAAGTATAATTTTTAATCCTTAAATCATTTTTTTTTAAAAAAAATCAAGATGCAATAACATTTCATAATTTTCTGCATAATTGTAAACCCCCCATCCTAGTTTTCTCATTTTATTATTAATTTATAATTATAAATATACATATCTTTTTTTAATCCTTATTTTTTAAAATTAAATATTTTTGGATTATAATGGCGATCGAAGAAAATTTTGAAAAAATACTATTCGCTTTGCGGAGCATTGATGAAAGAATTGATTCACTAGAGGAAAAAATTATTATAATCGGCGAAAAGTGTGATAAAATGGACAACCATATAAATTTTATTAATTCAGTGTATGACAGCGTGAAAACACCATTTCATTACATCATGAATTGTATTACGCTCCGCTCATCTATGCTCCACGACCGGAAGCGCGAAGTGCCTCACATGGCGCTTCGCTAATCATTAAAAAAAACTTGGTAATGATTTTCATTTTTTTCATTCAGATAAGGTAACGATTTGAGTTTTTTATCAACCATCTTTTTTCGCATACCTTTCTTTTGGTAACTTTTTTTTTTAAAAGAAAAAAAAAAATTAAAATAAATCTTCTATATATATATATATGTGTTCAGTCGATGTACCCGGTGGACTAAAGGACTGGGTCATAAGTAAGGAAACACTCATGAAAGTCTACCCACTCATGTCCAAAAATTACGAAGTTGGGGGCAAATTTACCTTTCCGGCAAATAGCAAAACTGGGGAAATTAAAAGAAGAACATCGCATAAGAAAATACATACAATGAACGGAGACAAAGATAGCGTACAGGCCCCTCTTGGAATTCTAAACTTTCATACTCACCCAATTAGCTGCTATCTCCAGGAAGATACTGTATGGGGTTGGCCGAGTGGAGAGGATGTAAGGGAATCCTTGTTGTTTGGCCTTCGAGGTTCATTTGCACACGCAATACCAGCAGTAGAGGGTGTATATATACTTCAAACGAATCCATGTATACTTACGTCATTGAGTAATCTTTGTGCCGAAGGCAACGAGACACTTCGGTATTATTTAGACAGCCCTAAATTTGACGAACTAATTAATATATATATAGAAGAACTGCAGGGAATGTCCAAGTCTTCGCACGATTTTTCTAATTATCTTCATGAAAAAGGAATGTCCAAGGAGGAACTACTTTATCTTATTGAAGACCAAAGTTCGGTTCGAATTGATGTAATATGTGATATATTACGTGGTATTATTGTTGCCCTTATTGAAATATATTTTAGAAGTAGTCACGGATTTAGGACCTATCGTATTAATTCGCGTAAACGAATCACCCCTAATGATTTTATACAATTTGTTGAATCATTTCAACTAGGAAACATTTTTAACCACAATAAAAAAGTCAGAGGGTGCGGAAATAACTTAAAATGCAATGGTATACCTATATATAGCAAAGGTAACATTAAAAGCACACCTTTTAAAAAATACCTAAATGAATATGAAAATGATACCGGATTTTACGCAGTAGATAAACATGGCCATACCCTTAGTTTAAGCGTCCCAGTGAACGATATATATAATATTCTACCTCTCATCGAGGAAATTTCTAACAAATTCGTAAAATGCGACAAATGGTTCGGTTTATCCATGACCCCTAACAATATATTTGTGCAAAACCAATACGTACCATATATATCAATAGATACCAAATTCAAAAAAGAAATCTTACAATACTATAGCATAAATTACGAATCATACCTAGCAAAGGGTATCTTACCAATCATGCCCCAGGGGGATGCCGTATTCCATTACTTTTCAATTAGCGGCGATTGCAGCCACAAAGATATTCAAAAACATTTACGGTCTTTGAAACCAACAGAGCTCCGCGCCGTCCCGCAGTCGCAAATTCATATTATTGGGTCTAAAAAGTGCCCATATACTGTCAAGGCTGAAAAATTACTTAGGTCCAGTAGAACGCCATTCACACAAGAATACTATGGAACAATTGGCGAGGCATTGCAACGATCTAAGACAAGAACAGTACCTGCTATATATATGTACGGAAAACTCATAGGCGGCTACGATGATTTACATTCTATTTTAAAAAAATCTTTGTTCTATTAAACAATGGACGGGTACAAAACACCCCCCTCCCCTCCTCCAAAAAAGTCCGCCGATGACGAGTCCGATGACGAGTCCGACGACGAGTCCGACGACGACGAGTCCGCCGATGACGAGTCCGACGACGAAGGCGCTATAGGCGCGGGCCCCCAAGGGTCGATCTTTCCGCAAAATCCTGACACACACGGAAGTCCCTTTTCTTATATCTACGCAAGTCCACAACCGCAGTTTCCGCAAACTCTACTACTACCGCCGGCACCCCGTAAAAACGAATATAATTTACCCCCTATTAACAGGGGAAGAATTCCGCCATACCCAAAATACCCAATCCCTCCTCCCCCCTCCACCCCTCCCACCATATATAAACCTATTCCTAAAATATCACCCCTAGATGAGTATGATAAATTAGTTTACCCCTTTAATATTCGTCCTTTTAATTTAAACGACATCGAAGACGCCGACGAAGTCGGCGAAGACGCCGACGAAGACGAAGACGGCGACGAAGTCGACGAAGACGCCGACGAAGTCGACGAAGACGGCGACAGAGTAATGGGGTTTGGTCGTGGTTCAAGAAGGCTTCACAGGCGTTCAAGACGCCGTGGGCAAAATGGTTCAGCTCTTCGATATTTAAATATGTATTGGTAAGGCGCGAAGCGCCGAGTTGACCGGGCGAAGCGCCGCGTTGACCGCGCGAAGCGCCGAGTTGACCGGGCGAAGCGCCGCGTGGCTTCGCCACGAAAGTAGTGAAGCGTCAATCTTGCGGCTAAAGGTCTTTAAAAAACACCGTTGTGTATTTTAAAAATAAAAAATTAAAAAATGATCTTACTTGGATTAGAAATTACGGGAATTACGGTTGGTATATTTCTAGTGGTAGCTGCTGTATTTTTTTATGTTATATATAGTTACTTGAGTTACAAATCAAAGGATTCCGAAGATGAAAAGACGACAATATATATATACAGCATTGTTCCGTCCATCATAATTGGCGTACTATTTGTATTCTTATACGAGAAATACCTCAAGAAAATGATAACAAACAAACAAGAACTTTTACAAGAAGATTTCTATAGTTAATTTGGCGCGCGTCGTAAAATTTTATAAAATAATAACTTTTGTATTTTTTATAACCGAAGAAAATGACTTCGAATTTAAAAATTCACAAATTTAATCCGGCCACAATGGAAAATAGAAGAATCAAAGGGAGCCCACCAACCTGTGTATTCATCGGGAAAAGGGGATCAGGAAAAAGTACGTTAATTAGCGACATTATGTACTATCACAGGACGGTTCCTTACGGCGTGATCATGAGCGGTACGGAAGATGGTAACGGGTTTTACGGGCAATATTTTCCCGATCTTTTTATCCATAGTGAATTTAAAAGTGAGGCTTTGGAAAAATTAATAAAACAACAAAAGAAGTGTGTCAAAGAAGAAACGGATCCAAAACGCGGGCATGTTTTTTTGCTGATAGACGACCTCATGTATGACAAGAAGATGATTAGGGACAAAAATATGAGGCAAATTTTTATGAATGGTCGACACTGGAGGATCCTGTTTTTTCTTAGTATGCAATATTGTATGGACTTGCCGCCAGATATGAGAACAAATATAGATTTTGTTTTTCTCCTTCGTGAAAATATAGTTGCAAACCAAATGAAACTTTGGAAAAATTTTTGTGGCATTTTTCCAACCTTTCAGAGTTTCCAGGAAACATTCACGGCATGCACGGAAAATTACGAATGCCTCGTATTAGACAACACCAGTAAGAGCAATAAAATAGAAGATTGCGTGTTTTGGTACAAGGGTGTGCAGAACAGAGAGTACCGCATTGGTTCGAAGCAATTGTGGGACTTTGCGAAAACCCACTACAACAAGAACTACGACAAAGAAGAGAACGAGTCAGCGGTGAATGACCCCATAAAGAAACAAAGTGGATTAAATATCATCAAGAAGGGTAACAAAGCCGCCGATGGAAAACCCGCATAGGTGCGAACCGTAGATCGATGCAATTTTTAAAAATATGTTTTAAGCGGTTATTAGAACATATTTTAAAAAATTATAATTGACAAAT